TGTTTTTTGTTTTTTGTTTTTTGTTTTTTGTTTTTTGTTTTTTGTTTTTTGTTTTTTGTTTTTTGTTTTTTGTTTTTTGTTTTTTGTTTTTTGTTTTTTGTTTTTTGTTTTTTGTTTTTTGTTTTTTGTTTTTTTTTTTATAATTTTTACACAACTTCCACAATTGGCAAATCATCCCTTACAAAGTAGGCTTCGCCATTTCGATTCCAGCTTACAACCAATGTAATTATTTCTACACCGGCTTCCACTGCATCTTTGAATGCCTGTCTATATTCCGGATCAATCACTGAAGGCTGGAATCGATTTGCATCTGTTCGTTGTATTACATAACACATAATACAACGCGTATTTGAAGTTTGTTTGATTATAGTCAATTCTCTTATATGTTTCAACGCACGTGGACTCACTGGTTCTGTGCTCTTTTTTCGATATCCGTCCGGAAAATATGCAACTTTCGAATTGAAATCACGCCCACTAAAATCCATTTTTGCTCTGTCCTTTGCACAAACATCTTCGTAGTCGGCCAACGGAACATTTTTTACCTCCATAATAAATGGAATGTCATTTTGGTCAACTCCGCTAAAATCAAAACGCGAATCAATGCGATCTTTTACAAACACACATGTTTCTCTACGATAGCTTTTCACATTTTGAAGGGCAGACAACAAATTTTGTTTCAACGCAGATTCTGTTAATTTTTCGGCCAATTTCGGATGAATACCCACAATTTGTTCATTTTCAGACTTTTTTATAACAGACAAATACACTACATGACTACATTTCATATTTGATTTATTTTTTGGTTTTGTTTTTGAATTTTCGCTAATTGTCATTAAAACGTGACATCCTGCTTCTGACAATCCACAACATCCCAATGCCGCAGTATGTCCAAGAACTTCATGATCATCTACCAATATATCCGCAACATATGGTGTTTTTATAAATTTGGAGGGTCGTTTGACAATTTGGCCTTCAACAAGATTCTCTAACTTCAATAGCATATTCGATATTTCCATTGTTAATATTTGATTATACGATATGCATAGTTTTGTTTTATATTTTTGTTTTTCAATTTTACATAAAATAAATTTTATTTTTCATTTTCGATAGAATTATATAAAACGCCCATTTATTCAATGGAAATATCAATGCTATCGATCTCTGGCGATTTTGTAAAATAACATTTTATACTTTCAATTACTTTTTTACTGATTTTGCGTTTTCCGCCATTTGTTTCATATGTCATATTATTTAAAATATCCGGATTTTTTTGTATTTCTTCTAAAAAATGAGGAAATGATTTAAAATTTTTCATAATTGCAATTGCGTTTACAGAACTAATACCTGGAATTTGTGACAATACAATTTCGCCAATATTTTCTTTTGTAATGTTATCTTTTTTCACTTTTTTAACTACACTACAATAGTTTTCGATAGGTTCATCCGTTTTTTCAATAGTTGCTACATTTGTATTCATGTCTGTGACATCTGGACCCAATTCGCTGGATTCGACTTCGACAGGCCGAACTGGTTGTGTGGCGCATTTTTGATAGCATGCTTTTTTCCCTTTTTTCAAATCTTTATGTATTTTGTGCGCCATATTTAAAATCATTTCCGCAGTTTCATTCATAGATCCTGTTCTCAATGTGCTAAACCCCTTAAAATAGCATAATGAGGTAATACATGAATGCACTAATTTCTTTTCATCTGGTCGCAATTGTGTAAGAATCCCTTCAATTAAATAAATAATATTGTGGCAATGTATTTGACTCGAATGTATAAGTCGATAGGATTGTTCTTCATAGCGCCCATCTTTTACACTTGACAATAAATCTTTGAGTGATTTCCGCTCAATAATGACGAGTTCATTTGCACATTCATCTTCAAATATAATATCTCCTAAAGGCAATACTTTTTTTTCGAGTATAATATAACCAAGACTTGAATTTGCAGAAATTAAATTTACGCATTTCTCATACAAATCGCGTTCTCTTTCATCAATAATAATTTTCATCGTGAGTTTACTTACAAACAATAATATATTTTATATAATATTGTTTTCGTATTGTTTTCAAAATATATAACAAACCAAACTAAATTAACGCATAGGAATACGAGGATCGCTTCCAACCGGTCTGGATTGGTTTACTGTGTAAATAAGGGCGTTTCTTCTAAGACTGGCCAACGAACATGAGTTTTCTTTGCAATTAGATTGAAGATAAATAACAGACCACGATGTTCTTCCGACAATATAAGGAAATCCAGCCTTTTTGGATCCTCCTCCTTGGTTTTGATTTACTAGACTACTTATGTTAGTCACTTTCTTGGGTGCATTTGACAATACCATTATATATAATGGCTAAATATTTTATTTATAAATATAAAATAATATAAATAATAAGTTGTATAAATATATATAATAAACTATTCATATTATTCGCTAAAATAACATGAATATGCAAATCAATGATGATGACATTCGCTTAGAAAAAAATTCAAATGGAAATGATGTATACATTTTTGACCCCTATAATCCCCTAAATAAAGAAATTACTAAAGAAGATGTAGAAACAATTTTGTCAAATTATGGAATAAATGTTCCAATATACAATTTTAATTTATACAAAAGAGCGTTTATACATAGGTCATATACACGTAGACCTGAATTTGAAAATACAAACAACAATATTGTAATTACACCATGTCCGGCAGATTGTATACCATTATCTACAAAATCAAATGAACGTATAGAATTTATTGGAGACGGTATTTTAGAATGTGTAACTAAATATTATTTGTATCGTAGATTTCCTAAAGAAAACGAAGGATTCATGACTGAAAAAAAGATTGCTTTAGTTAAGAATGAGGCCATTGGTAAATTGGCAATGGAACTCGGATTAAACAAATGGTTTATTTTGTCTAAATATGCAGAATCCAAACAAACACGAACCAATTTGAAAAAATTAGGATGTTTATTTGAATCCTTTATTGGAGCAGTGTTTTTAGATTTCAATAAGATCGAAGTAAATGATGAAGACAGTTGGTTTAAGAATCTCTTTTTGTGTGGCCCTGGGTTTCAAATGGCCCAAGTATTTTTAGAAAACATTTTCGAAAAACACGTAGATTGGATGACACTTATACAAAATGATGATAACTATAAAAATATATTACAAGTAATCATACAAAAAGAATTCAAAATCACGCCATATTACATGGAAATTAGTCAGCATAATCAAGACAGTGGATATCATATGGGTGTATATTTATGTATAGGGAACCATAGTGGGGATATAAATCACTATCAATCCATAAATTATACTGTATTCAAATCTTTTGCGGAAATACATCAATACTTGTCAGAACATGGTAAAATCTTTTTATTTTTAGGAGAAGGAATACATAAAATAAAGAAAAAGGCCGAACAAATCTCATGCAATGAAGCAATTCAACATTTGAAGTATTTCTAATATTATATTTTGTAATCATATATTATATTATAATGGAAACACCAAATATTGCATTTCAACCTTTAGTAGCTTTAACACGAAAAAAAATTCCAGCTACTTTTAATCCAATACATGTGAATATAAATCAAATGCAAAATAAAAAACCTATACAAAGAGAAACTACAGAAGAACTTGAAGAAGGAGAAATACAAGAAACACCAGTAAAACCAAACGTGCTGGAAAATGTAATTTTAGTAGACCAGCGTAAAATTACAAAATTAAACCGAGATGAAATATTATTAAAATTAAATATGGCGCATATGACCCATGAAATTATAGAAGAAAAACACGTGCGCATTGGTGATATTAATATAACCGAATTTGAAAAAGAAACACCGGAATCTGCATCCTCTAGAGAATTGCCAAAAACCAGGCCGTTTATTGAGGAAGAAGAAGAGGAAGAAGAACATGAAGTGGAAGCAGAAGCCGATGTGGAACAAGCAGTCGAATCCGATACCGAAGAGGAAAATGAAGAAACCAAAGAAGCAGAATCAAAAGTAGTTCCAACAGCAAAACCAAAAAGAAGCCGAAAACCAAAGGCCGCTGCAGTTCTTCCATCCGCCCTATCCGAAATCGATTTAAATACTGCATTGTTAAACGGAAAACGCGTCCTTACTCGGTTACCTGCGGTAAAATCCAAAGACCAAATTCGTATGCGTGCATCACCCTATTATATGAACAACCGCAAAATGTTTATTCAAAAACTCGCTACCATGTTTAAACCATACAAAGACGAAATATTGAGAAATGCGGAAAACGTATCATGTAATGAAGCCGAAAAGAATGATGTAAATTTCGATCTGTTAACACATCAATTAGTTGTCAGAAATTATTTGAATTTATACACCCCCTATCGAGGACTATTGTTATATCATGGTCTAGGATCCGGTAAAACGTGCAGTTCAATTGCAATTGCAGAAGGTATGAAAACGTCTAAAAAAATCGTTATAATGACACCGGCTTCATTGAAAATGAACTTTTTCAGTGAATTGAAAAAATGCGGCGACCATATTTTCCGCAAAAAACAATACTGGGAATTTATATCAACGGAGGGAAATGAAGATAATTTATATGTATTGGCAAAAGCACTATCCCTTCCACCCACCTATATTAAATCAAATAAAGGGGCGTGGATGGTAAATGTGAAAAAAGAGCCCAATTTTTCAATGCTATCGGAATCCCAACAAAAAGAAATTGACGAACAATTGAATTTAATGATTCGCGCAAAATACATAGATATTAATTACAATGGATTGAATTCAAAAATTATGAAAGAACTTACACAAAACAATACAATCAATCCATTTGATAACGCAGTTGTAATAATTGACGAAGCTCATAATATGGTGAGCCGTATTTCAAATAAATTGAAAGCAAAGAAAACAATACCATATATGTTATACCATTATTTGATGAATGCCACAAATGCAAATGTAGTGTTGTTGACCGGAACCCCCATTATTAATTATCCACATGAAATCGGAATATTGTTTAATATATTGAGGGGATATATTAAAACATGGCGGTTCCAATTGTCGATTTCTACAAAACAGCGTGTAAACCGAGATGCCATATTGGATATGTTTGACGAAGAAAATTTCAGAAGTTATGATTTTGTGGAATATAGTGGCAATAATTTAGTGATTACACGGAATCCATTTGGATTCATAAATGCAAAAAAAAGAACCATGCTATCAAAAAAAGGCGGCAAAACCAAAAAATCGCATAAGACGCCGAAATCCACCACAAAAAAAGTAAGGCTAGAAACTACAACTTCAGAAAACCAATTTGTAGTAAACGACGGTATGGTATTTCAAAAACCAATTGACTCGCCGGAAATCGAAAACGAAGAAGAAACCCTAGATTATCACTATAAACACATGGAGGATTATCAAAAGGGCGGTGCAAGAGGCGAAACCAGTGAAGTATTTGATTCATATAATGGTGTATATTTGGATGAGGCAGGTAATATTAGTGACGACGATTTCAAAAATGCAGTGGTTCGTATTCTTGCCAAGAACGGAATAAATGTGGTGGGTGAAGTGAAACTCGAATTATACAAGGCTCTGCCGGATGAAATGGATTCATTTATTAATACATTCATTGAAGATAATGGTGTAATGAAAAACGTGGATTTATTTAAACGCAGAATATTAGGTCTGAATTCTTATTTCAGAAGTGCACAAGAACAATTGCTTCCGCGATTCGTATTGACACCGGAAAATAGTATATACCACATTGAAAAAATACCAATGAGCGATCATCAGTTTGGAGTATATTTCAAAATACGAAGTATCGAAAGAGACCGCGAAAAGAAATCAAAAACACAAAAAAGAATGGCCGCAAATGTAGCCGGAGATTACAAAATTTCGTCAAGCTATCGTATTTTTTCGAGGGCATGTTGTAATTTTGCATTTCCGGCAAACGTAGAACGACCCTTACCGGATAAAATAAATAAAAACGAAATCACAGAAAATATAATCGACGCAGTTCAGGTGCAAGTATTGCAACAGGCGGATGATTATATTGCCGATGTGGATGCTACCAAAGAAAAAGACGAACCTGAAATTCTAAGCTATCATACTCGAATTGTAAATGCGCTTGAACAATTGCGGTTTAATCCAAAACAACCAAAAGAAGAGGAATATTTGAAAAGCGAAAATCTAGGTAGTTATAGTCCAAAGTTTTTGAAAATATTGGAAAACCTATCATCCCCTGAATATAGAGGACTTCATTTGTTATATAGCCAATTTCGAACAATAGAAGGTATTGGAATACTCAAATTAATATTAGAAGCAAATGGATATGTAGAGTTCAAAATAAAAAAAATCGAGGAAGCCGGAAAAGATAGCAAATGGGATATAGAAGAAATTGAAGAAGAAGACATGGATAAACCCAGATTTGTGTTATATACAGGAACTGAATCTCAAGAAGAAAGAGAAATCATACGTAATATTTATAATAGTTCGTGGGAATTGATTCCTCCGCAAATGGCTACAAAGTTAAGAAGCATGGCGGAAAATAATTATTATGGGTCCATAATCAAATTAATGATGATTACTTCATCTGGAGCGGAAGGTATAAATTTGAAAAATACTAGATATGTTCATATAGTAGAACCCTATTGGAATATGACCAGGTTAGAACAAGTTGTGGGTCGTGCTCGGCGTATATGTAGTCATCAAGACCTTCCGGTTGAATTACGCACAGTTCAAGTGTTTATATATATTGCAACATTTACAAAAGAACAAATGACAAATGAAAAGCACAAAGAATTAACCATTCATGATTTGAGTAAAATCGATAACAAAACACCAGTTAGCACAGACGAAACATTATATGAAATTTCCGCGAGAAAAGACAATACAAATCGACAATTGCTGAAAGCAATCAAAGAAAGCGCTATTGATTGTAGTTTACATAAAAACAAAGACGAATCATTAATGTGTTATAATTTCGGCAAAGTATCGTCGAACCAATTTGCATCCCATCCAACAATCGAAGAAGACAAGGGGGATCAAAATCAAGTCGAAATCAAAGAACAAAAATGGCGACCAAAACAAATTACATTAGATGATGGTGTCAAATATGTATTGAACGAAAATACAAATGAAGTGTATGATTTTGATAGCTATAACCGATTCAAAGAAACCGGCGAAGAAATGATATTAATTGGACATTTAATTACAAAAGATGTTGTAGTTGGAAAAAAGAAAGTGCAAAAATACGAAATTGAAAGAATATAAACCCTTAAAGTGACAATACATGATTGCACACGGATGATTGAATTATTTAATGGTGTAAATTTATATTATATATAATCACATTATGTATAATATTTGGATTTGGAATTTCATAAATTATCTTCCAAAAAATTTTTTTATACGTCTGCTCATTTCTACCATACGTTTTGATACTTTATGACTTGCACGTCTGAAAATGTTTTTTCTAGTTGGTGTATTTATAATAGGAACAGGTTGTATTGGTATTGAAAGTGGAGCTATATTTTCCGGACTAGGAGTTTTATCCTTTTTTAGTTCAATATTTTCAGGTAAGACTATTTCCGGATTTCTCCATTTGTTTAATATATTTTTACGATACATATTTACCTGTGGACTTTTAGGTTTTCCTATATGTTTAGGGTGGTGCATTGTTGTGTATATATGGTTTATATCAGCAGTCTTAAGTGGTCCCATTTCATTTATTATACCCTTTTTATAATTTTCTGCACGTTTCTCTTCTACATAATTTTCCGGATCTTGTTTATATGCAGCTAGATCTTCCTCTTGTATTTTAAGTATGTTTTTATTGAATTCTTCAAAATATTTTTCACGCTTTGTTTTTTTTTCTTCTCTCTTCTTTTTCTTTTCTTTATTTTTTTCTTGATATTTTTCAGCTAATTCATCTCTTTTTGCGCCTTCTATCATGTTGAATATTGCCGGATCTGTAGTTTTTGCTTTCTGTTTATTTATTATTTCATTATATTTTTGTTCAATTTGTTCTTTAACTTCATCAGATATAGGTGACGCATTACTAATATCACTATCGCTATCTTTACTTGGCAATAGTATAACCGCATTTCTTACTTCCGCTGGAGTTGGAATATGTACTCTTTTACGGTTTGTTGTATTTGACTTTTTACTACTTAAACGCGATCCACCCTTTTTATTTTTAGACCATCTTTTTTTTGTGTCTTTTTTTGGCATATTGTATATATTATTATAATATATTATTATATATGCCCCCTCCAATTAAAGTTCCAATAAGATATTTACCTAAAACTTTGTCAAATAAAGATAAAAATGCACAAAGTCGAAATCTCAAAAAATCCAGAAAAATGTATAAAGCCCACAAATATATAAATCGTCCGCAATTAAAATCATTTCATTCCAGGAAATCATCGCATTTACAACATGCATATGATTTATACAATGTAGATAGCATGCAAGTAAATGACAAACTCGCAAAAAATACTGGTTGCACGCGCAATGCTTTAGATAGAATTATAGACAAAGGAAGAGGTGCCTATTATTCGAGCGGCTCTAGACCAAACCAAACGGCAGATTCATGGGCATACGCACGTTTAGCAAGTAGTTTAACTGGCGGTCCATCTAGTGCGGTCGATTATCATATTTTGAAAGACGGATGTAACCCAAATAGTAAGCCATTAAGACTCGCAAGAAAAACCTACAAAATCCATAGAAGAAAATTCAAACACAACAAATTAGTAAAAATTCAGTGAAAATATAACTAAAATCAAAATAATTATATTTTTACAAGATAGAATATAAATATATAAATATAATTGTTAATAAGTATATAGCTAGCAATGAACGAAAATAATAATGTATTGACCATTAAAACTGTTCAAATACAGCCAATTCGAAATATGATTACTGCTATAAAAGACATATTAACCGACGCGACCATTACATTTACGAAAAGCGGATTCAAAATCATAAATTTTGACAAAACCCATACAATATTAGTAAATGTATTTTTAAATGCCGAAAAATTCGAAAAATACAATTGTATTCCTGACAAAATCATAGTATGTGCAAACACCTTGCATTTATTTAAAGTCATATCCACCATGTCCAATGACGATACCCTTTCAATGTATATTGAAAATAGCGATTATCATGATGGTATAGTATCTCATTTGGGATTACAATATGACAATGGCGATATTAAACAATGCTATAGTCAAAAATTGAGATTGATTGAACCGGATATGGAAGAATTCAATGTTCCGGATGTAGAATATTCAACCATTATTAATTTGCCCACAAGCGATTTCCAGAAAATAATACGCGATTTGAACGGTATTTCCGATAGAATTGAAATCAAATCTGTAGGAAGCGATCTTATATTTTCATGCCAGGGCAATTTCGCAACATCTCGTATATACCGGTCGGAATCCGATGGCTACATGGAATTCATTCAAAAACCGGACGAATCGGTTGTAATCCAGGGCGAATTTTCACTTCGGAGTTTGAGTCATTTCATTAAATGCACGCCTTTATGTAGCCATTTAGAAATGTATTTGGGAAATGATTTACCTCTTATTGTCAAATATGATGTTGCCTCGTTGGGTGAAATTAAACTATGTTTGGCGTCATTGCCACAAATGTAATGTATTGTAATCAGTGTAAAAGTATATAAAAATTCATAATATAAATTTATATTATGAATAAAGTGAAATCCAAAATCATTGAAAATGCCACAACATTTTTAAACGAAGCTATCGAATTTTTAAAATCCGACGAAATAATCGAAATTAAAAATACATTTCTAGAAAATGTAAAAAATAAAACCGAAAAGAAAACTTTTGAAAATGAATTTGACAAGAATTTTATAAAATCCTATGTTGAAACCAAAATAAATAAAACCAAAATATAATCCAAAAAAATATCAGAATTCCGGTTCATGTTTTTTGAAAATGCACCCTTGTTTTAACAAATTTGGAACATGCACAATTATATTGGGATCTTGAAATTCAATTGTGCTCAACCAAATCTTGATAATACAAAAGTTCTTTTTTGGGGAAATGGTGATTCCATTTATATATTGGTTGTATTTTCTATCAACCGTAAGGGTTTCACCACACAATAAATACACCAGTGTTCTCCACACATTGGGCACTTGTTTATTTATTACTTTATATGAGAAACATCCGCCTTTGCTATTTTTTGGATGTTCCCACATAGGATCAATGCCTGAACGCATAATAAATAGCATGCAGTTTTTGATTATATTGTCGTGAATTAACTCATTTATTGCAATCACTTTTTGAGCAGTATCGATATCACCCATAATAACAATATAACTTGATATATCCCAATTATTGTTGGCTGGTAAATGATATGTTAATGACCATTTATCAACTAATATGTTTTCAGGGATAGAACTCATTGTATCTATTCGAATGCTCGTAATTTATTTGTGTTTATTTCTTTATATTATTTATCATCGGTGGAATAATTTGGTTTATTTATTACATATTTATCTATAACGTTTACTAGACGTTTTATGTCAAACATCATACCATTATAATCATGATGGTTTGACATGTTGTCTTCATTTTCATAAGGATCGCAGTAAGTATTTGCTTCATCATTTGAATTTTGTATTGAATCATCTTCATTTTCTTCCCCTTCATCTTCTGGTGTATCTTCGTCAGTATTGTTTGAACCTGAACATAGCGCATCTTCATTATCGACCACATATATATCATCATCGTCATTTTCAATTATATTTACTTTTTCGACATTTCCGTCAATGAATGCATCCGGATTGTCTGCATAATAAGCTTCCTTGTCTGTATATACGTATACATATTCCTTTACTCTATAATCTTTTTCTTCCAAATAAATATAATTTTTCGAATTCAATGTTTTTATGTTTATGTTATTATCTACAATTTCTAATTTATACTTGTCGTCAAATACATATTCATTGGGTTGATAGGTTAATAAACGCAATATAAACGTGTTTGATAATATTTCATTTCCCACAATAAAATATGCGCGGTCGAGTTCAAAGAAAATAGGATCTTTCATATCCGGATGTGAATATTTTATGCTCAAAAATTTTACTTTGGACGGAATATTTAATACTATTTTTTTCTTAGTATTTCTATAACATATAATATTTGATATTATTGCATTGTGTTCCGGATATTGTATTAATACCAGTGCATCATCATATTCAAATTCATTCATATTAGTTATGCATTTATCAAATATGTCGCTAAATGTATTATCATACCACTCATTTTTTGAAGCGATTTTTTTGGCACAGACTTCATCGTCGTCATCATATAAACTGTTTTGCAAAAATATATTGTCCGCTTCAAAATTAATGCTCAAGTCTGGTTGATATGTACTATAGGTTTCATTTAAATCATAGGTTTCGTCAATATTACATACAGATATCCATGAAGTATAATATGGTTCTATTTTATATCCATAAATATATGATTTTAAACATTTGATTCCATAACATACATCATCTACAAAATATTGTACAGACTCGTCTGTGTCATATATGTATTTGAAAAAGGCCTTTGTTTTTGTCAACACTTTACTGTATAAAACGACCAAGTTAAACAATAACGAACTCATGATTTGTATTACTATACTTGTATTTTTATGTGTTTATTTTTATATTATTTTTTATATTATAGTATATATGAATGACAAAAAGTATAAAAATGGATTATTTATATTTCACCGAGATTTGCGTATAATTGATAATATTGGATTGAATTATGCAAACTCAGTTTGTGCGAATTTGTATACCACGTTTATATTTACACCAGAACAAGTGTCAAATACAAACAAATACAAATCAAATAATGCCATACAATTTATGATTGAATGTTTAGAAGAATTAGAAAAATTAATACAGGCGCAAAATGGAAAACTTCTATTTTTTTACGGCAATACTATGAAAATTGTGCATAAATTAATGAAAGCCTTGCAAATTGATGTTGTAATATTCAACAAAGATTATTCTCCATATGCAATTGCGCGAGATAATGAAATCAGCGCCATGTGTAAAAAAGAGGGTATCGATTGTATTATGAAATCGGATTATTATTTATATGAACCTGGAACTATAAAAACGTCGACCGGAAATTATTATAAGAAATACACCCCTTTTTATGAAGAAGTCATAAAACAGAATGTAGTGAGTCCCATGAAATTGAAATCGTTTCATTTTTCCAAATCGAATGCAGGTGCATTGCATATACAAGAACAGGTATCATTCGATGTAATCTCATCGAAATTAGTTCCTACAAAAAACGCCAATATATTAGTGCACGGAGGACGCACAAACGGATTGAAATCCTTGTTGGATGCAAGTAAAATGCAAAAGCATTATGTTGAAAAACGAGATTATTTAATATACAACACTACATTTCTATCTTCTCATATTAAATTTGGAAGTGTGTCAATTCGCGAAGTATATTACACATTTGTAAAACAGTATGGAAAAACAAGTGGTATTATAAGAGAACTGATTTGGCGCGAATTCTTTGCGCATGTATTATATGCATTTCCGGAGGTTTTGAAAGGAAGCTATCAACAAAAATACAAATCAATACATTGGAGTAATTCCGAAAAGAATTTTGAATTGTGGAAAAAAGGGAAAACCGGATTTCCGGTGGTGGATGCCGGTATGCGACAATTGAATGAAACTGGTTACATGCACAATCGATGTCGAATGGTGGTGGCCAATTTTTTGATTAAAACCCTATTGATAGATTGGCGTAAAGGCGAACAATATTTTGCACAGAAACTTACAGATTACGATCCGGCGTCAAATAATGGCAATTGGCAATCCATATCGGCAACCGGTGTTGATATGAAACCCTATTTTAGAGATATGAATCCATGGATTCAGTCCGTGAAATTCGATAAAAATGCGGAATATATTAAAAAATGGGTGCCTGAATTAAAAGATGTAGAACCTAGAGATATTCATAAATGGTATGATTCATATTCAAAACCGGAATATAAAAATGTATATATTAAACCGATTGTGGACTATGATGACCAAAAAAAGGAAATGTTGAAAATGTATAAAAATGCATAATATTGGGGAGGGGGGCGATTTGGTTTTATTTTTAGGTTGTATTATAGTATATATATTGTAGTAAATATACAATATATATTATTTTTGAATCATAAATACCAACCCCCCCTTATTAAATATCCAAATCTAATGAAATCGTATTTTTGTCCGAACGATTTTTGCGTCTACTCTTTTTCGGCATATTTGTGTTTTGTAAGTCTTTCAATGATGAAATGGATATCATAGAATCATCCCCTCTATCCATATAAATTTGGGTAGGCGCCGGAGCAGATTCATTCACAGAACTTGTCATAGGTCTACTTTTCAATCCGGATAATATATTATCTAGATCCGTATTTTGAGGACCTCGCATTTCGCGGCGCACGGATTTATCTTGGGATTCGCTCGAATATGTATTATCCGGAACAAATGATCCCCCACGTCCCATGGCAAGATCCGGTCGGTTCGATGGGCGTTCTGTAAAATTCATATTCATTTGTGGCACAGGTGCCGGTCTAGGTTGCTGAGGCATATTTTTAGTTTCGACCGGTGGAGGTGGTCCCATTCCGGACGAAGGTGCAGGGGGAGGACCGCGATTGTCATTTACCATATTATTTGCAAATGCGAATCCTGGACTTTGCTGAGACATGCTATTTACTGTAGCATTTGTAAACATTCGCATGAGTTCCGGACTTTGTTTAATGACGTCGTTAAATGCAGGTGTAGCCGAAGACAATGCCTTGTTTGTAAAGTTGACAACTGCCGCGGAAAATCCCAAACGAAGCAATAGGGATAACTCTGGGGATAGCTTACCGCCCTTGTATTTTTCATGGAGTTCCGAAAAGATTTCTTCGTATGAATCCAAATCTTCACTGACTTGTTCACCCCAACCGTCCAAATTCAATCCAAATGGATCAAATGCCGAGTTTGCATATTCAATGGAATTTACAAATGTCATAAACCACCACCCCTGCAATTTAATGCTATCCTTTTTACGTTTATCTTCTAATGCGGTTTCATATTCGTCTTCGACTTCTTCGTAATTCGATTCCATGTTGAAATGAGAATTATTTTTAATGATGCCCTTTTCATACCATTCTTCTAGTTTCTTAATCATGGCTCTTTTCTTACGGCGGCGTTCGCGTTCGTTCATTTTCGGTGCATTTACACTCGGTATTTCGTTCATTTTTGAAAATCCGTCCCATGTTTTTGTATTTCCCATAGTTTCGTGTGTTGCTTGTCCTAAATTCGAATCGGTTTCATTATGACTGGACTGAATGGGCGGTTCCGATTTACCCTTATCCCCTCCACCGCCGATTCCAAACCAGTTTTGTGCAAAACTACCTAATCCACTTACGGATTTGACATTTTCTTGTTTTTGATTCGTATTTCCAGACAATTCATTTAATTCATTTTCCAAACTATCTAAATTTCCTAAATCTATATTTATATTACCACTGCTTTTTTTCTTATCATTCATTAACAGTTCGATTCCAGGACCAAAACTCATACCTCCTCCACTCGAACTATTTTGATCAATATCCAAAGAAATTGGTTCTAAATCATTTAATCCAATGTCAATAACTTCCATTTATGATAAATAAACAATTTTTATGTTTAAGTTCTACGCATAATAAATATATTTTTTTATATATTTATTTATTATTATTTACACCCTTGCACATTTTCATAGATTACAGTATTGTATTTACCACATAATACCAAATAATTATAGCACATAAACTGTATAAAAAAATACACACAATTAATAAAATCCAAAATTCAAAATATCTTATTATAATATATGTTTTATCAACTCTATATTTTTCTATATTGTATTATGAATCCCATTTTGAATAAATTATATTTATCTAATTTTACATCAAATAGTGAACTTATACAAAATAATGAAATTTTTTACCATTCTCTTACAAACTTGAATACATTCATTTTGTCTATTTATTTTGTTTACATAACAAGAAAATACGCATATTACCATTCAATTAATAGTCCATCCATGGCACTATCTCTTATTTATATAAAATATATATTAGACCCCCTTTTACATAATAACATTACTTTTTATCAATTTGAAGCCAGTCGCAGTATTATGTGGGCATTTGCAACCCCATTAATGCTGAAAATGTATTGTGATACAAATAACATCACACTCAACCAACTCAATTTTCATTATCATATTATACCAATAATAATAAATGTGTTTGTGTTTCCATACAAAAATACGGCTGTATATTATTTGTTTATGTGCGGAGCATGGATATTATTTTCCTTATTTATAAAAACATTATATGAAAAGAAAAATTTAATATTTACAAATATTTATTTGTGTATATGGATTATGTTTATGTCTATAAATGTAATCGACTTGCTTCAAATCTCAAATGTATATTACATAAATCTATATTATAGTTATGCAGATATGATTGGCAAATTAATTGTAAGTATAATTGTGGATGATTATAATGAAAATAAATTAACACAACTAAAAAACATAGATTTACAATCTGTCCAATTTCTATCGTATATGATTAAAAATATAAAAAAATACAAATTGGACAATACACATCTAACAATGCAATGTAATGATTTTATCGATTTGACAAATACACAATTCATAGTAAAAATTCCTGAAAATAAAAGTATGATAGAACACGAATTATTGAAAAAAATATTACCATTGAATTTAGATAAGGATTATATTGACGATTCAAATACAAAATCAAATTCGAATGCAAAACAATTTGATATGATTTGTATTTTGTTTACTGATATTGTGAATTATACCGAATTGGCTAAAAAATACAATGATACAATTATTTTTGAATTACTTCATACTATTTATAATAAATTCGATAACATGATTAAAAAATATCCACATTTACAAAAAATAGAAACAATCGGCGATGCATATATGGTTGTGGGGGATATATTTAGAGATGAGCTAAACCACAAAATTGTAATAAAAGAAATGATGGAATTTGCTTTGGAAATTATAAAAGAAATCAAATTAATTAAAACCCCAGATAAAAATCCATTGTCTATACGTATTGGAATCAACATGGGAAATGTAAGTATTGGAATATTGGGAAATGAAATACCAAGACTTTGTATTGTAGGAAATGCGGTGAATGTTGCATCTAGATTACAATCTACCGCGGATCCGGATTCCATACAATTTAGCAAACACATATATGAACAATTGGAAGATAGCATTGATTTTAATATCAATTTTGAAATTGTGAAAAAAGAAAATGTATTTTTGAAAAATATTGGGTCGGTTGTTACTTATAATATTTATCCAAACATATAATCTATCATATATTGTGTCGGCAAATTATGCCTTTATGATTAACAAATTATTTACATATTGAATGTGTTTTGCTTTTTTCAAATACCAGAGTCCCTGTAAAAAACAATCCGCCAAATCGTCCTTCTTTTTAATATTTATTTTGGAAATCCATGAATGTAACCAAACATTTTTCGATAGAATTTCGTTACAATAAAAAATTCCGTCTTTTTTGTGTTCTTTGTATTTTGCGTTTATATTTGAAGCCGGTTCCACATGTATGCTATCGGATTCTAGCCCTGCAAACTGTTTGAGTTTATTTGAAGAAGATATGAATTCAATATGTATATTGTCATTTTTCATAATAAAATATTGGGATAACATGCCCTGTATTGTTTTCATACGATTTGCAATTGGCGAGATTTGGTTTTCAATAATTACATGTGTAATTTCATTTACATAGGGGTTTTGATCTAACATTATTTTCATTTGTTTTCCAATTGAAATTAAATCAATGTCATTGGCCGACCCTTGTTTTGTTTGTATAATGGGTTGTATACTATTTTTTTGAATATGTTTTTCTAGGGCCCCCAAAATATTGGGTTTAGTGTCTTTTTCATTGACCTCGATTTTCATTTCATTGCATTTTTGAATAATAGTTTCTTTTGTGGATTTTTTGAAAGTTGATAGCATTCTTTTCATGTTTGAAACAATAGTATCTCCGGAAGAAGTTGCGTGTTTTTTACAATAATATTGGACATTCGTAGGGTCGCCTTCTTGTGTTTTTGTATATTTTGCAATTTTTTTACATTCTATCGATTTTTCTTTTTTACATTTACTTTTATTTATACAATTACAAAAATAAACAATAGAATTTGTAGGTTGTGTTAAATTCAAAATGCTCCAATCTAATATTTCAAATGGAATATCCTCTGGGCCATTATTTTCATTCATTTTGAAAATACAATATCCCATGTTTTTAATACCAATATCAAAACTAATTACAATCATTATAACTATACACAATTTATATTTTTATATATTTTGATAGCTTTTAAATATATAAAAAATTATACTCGCATTTGCATGACAATATCATTATACGCCCAACATCTAACCCACGTCTATTTCATTTGGGATTTTACCAATGATTTGTTATATGTCATCAATTCTTCTTGTGTAATTGTAGGTGCAACCATTCTTGCATTCAATTGTTCTCTGGATAAGTATATTTCTTTCAAATCACTGGTTTCATATCCAATGGGTTTGGATTCATCCACATAAGATGAATATGAAAATGGAGTATTTGATGTGGTCTTGGATAAATCAGCCTGTCGCATGTAATATCCAATGTCATTTTCAGACTCTTTTTTGTTGAACTCCACGATTTTTTGGGAATTTTCAATCAAATATTTCCTATATTCCCAGTTTGATTTTATGTTGTTTGATTCTAACAAATAGGTGTTTAAAACACTTTCCGGTTGATATGATGCAATTAATGAACGACCATCTTGCATTAATGGCGGAAAATTGTCATATTGATTATTTGAATGATATCCTAAATAGCTACTTTTATAATCACTCATATTTGTATATTATATATAATAAATTATTCATCCGAATCTAATAATATTTGGACTAATTTCGGTTTTTTCATTTTTGAAACATCTAGACTTGTTAGTTTACGTTGAACAATTAGATATTTTAGTGCAGAAGGTGCCATATTTTCATAAATCGTTTTTCTATCGGATAACATTTGTTCGAATTTTGATTCATCCAACTCATTTGTTTCAACAACACTAGCTTCAGTTTCAACTACGGATTCTGGTAATACTTCGTCTTCCGCCTTGCGTTCAACTACCAGCTCCTGATCTAGAACCACTTCTGAGGATAAGTCTTCATTTCCTAAATCAATTGAAATCGTTTTAACGTTTGTGTCTAGAGGTTCCTCTGTTACTTCAAGTGTATTTTCTACATTTAATTCCAATGAAGGTTCGGTTTCTTGCACCACAACAAGTTCCGGAATTGTCATTTCATCTAGATTCAAATTAACTACAGAATTGCGATCTGATTCCGAAGACTCAGAATCAGAATCCGATCCGGAATCCGATTCAGACTCTGATTCAGACTCAGACTCAGACTCCGATTCAGAATCGCTTTCACTATCAGAGTCGGTTTCGTTATTTTCAATCAAAATCGTTTTAATATTTTCAGGAATGATTTCATAATTATCTAAAGGTTGAAAAGATTGGGAGTATTGCTGAACCACAAAAGGCGTGTTGTTATTTATATTTCCTAAACTATTTGTAGTTTTCATTTCTTTTACAATATCATTTACTATTTCAACTAAAGTATTTGTCTTATCTTCGAGTTTCAAAATACGCTGTTTGAAATGATAAATTAGCATAACCAGCAATACAAACGTAATTATTAAACTTATAAAGAAAAAGGTTTCAATAAAACTAAAAAATCCCATTTTACAATATTAAAACATATTATAATAAAAATTCTAACGAACAATAATTATATAAATAGATTCAAATAGTTATATAATCAAATGCAATCCTATATATGCGGTTGTGTTCGGAATTCTGCTAAATTTTTACCCAAAGTATTTGACAACATTGAAATCCTTTCGAAATTATTTGACGATTTTCAAATCGTAATTGCGTTTGATATTTCGGAAGACAACACATACGAAATATTATTAAATTATAAATCAAAATATGGGGAAAAAATGAAAATATTATTGAATCAAAACCAATTGACATTGTCACGCACACAAAATATATCAAACGCGCGAAATATGATTATAGATTACATATATAATCCCACATCTCCCTCATTCAATTATTTTATAATGATGGATATGGATGATGTATGTAGTGGTAAACTCCATACAGACGTATTACAAAAATATTTGTCCAGATTGGATTGGGATTCATTGTCGTTCAATCGCAATTTCTATTATGATATATGGGCACTGTCAATTGATCCATTATATATTAGTTGTTGGCATTGGACACCGGAATGGATACGCGGAAATAATTTGTTTGCAATTCTAATGAAAAGTTATATTGAACAAAAAATAGGCGCATGTTCTCCCAATGAACTCATTGATTGTAGATCGGCGTTTAATGGATTTGCAATTTATAGAAGGGCGAAATTCGTAAATTGTATATACAAAAACAGTTTTATTGAAAATCTCAATATGCTATCTTATGATGAAATCGAAAAAAACATTCGTATTTTTAATAGTTATGACAAATCCGTCAAATTTGTATGGACGCATATTGACGACGATTGTGAACATAAATATTTTCATAATCAGGCCATTCATAAAAATAATGCCAAAATCAAAATATCACCCTTGATCTTATTTGAAGAATATATATAATTATGAAATAGAAATCAAAAATATATTTATTTTATATTATTATAATATAAAATGGAAAACCAACCAGCTGCAATACAGCCTAATCCTTTAAATGTTGCCCAATTTCAGCCAGTTTCAATATCAGAATCAACCGAAAGCATATTCAATAGTAAAAATTTTTTAATAATGTTTTTATTATTTCTCCTTACATTATCTCTTTTAGGCATAAATTTCTTTGACTTTCTTGGTAATATTTTTGACAGTATAATGGAAGTCTTAAAACCAGTTCTTTCACAGAGCGTGTCTGTTTTCAATAGTAGCGCAGGAACACTTATAAATACAAGCGCCGATGCAATTCAAGATGTAACACAACTAACTGGCGAAGTGGCTTCCGGAAGTTTACGTTCAGTCGGCGATTTATTAATAAAATCAAGTGATGAAATCAACAAAAATGTTTCACGCACACCAGGTCCATTAGATATTGCTGTAAATACATCGGCTCCTCCAAAAACCGAAGAACCCAAACCCAATGCAACCACTAGTCCGATTCAAACAACTACACCATCCAAGGGTTCCTGGTGTTTAGTGGGCGATTTCAAAGAACAACGTGGATGTGTTGAAATGCGAGAACACGACAAATGTATGTCAGGTCAAATATATCCTTCACAATCCATGTGTTTGAACCCTAATTTAACACAAAACAAACGACCATAAATTCTTCCCCCTCCCCAACATGTATTGTATATTTGGCTACACAATATTATTATCTTATTGCAAAAAATAATATAAAATGTATAATGTTATATAATATTATTATGAATAATATTATAAATTCAAATTCAATATGCGTGTTGTTATTAGAAAATACATCCATCTTTTTATATCCGGCCATGTATGAATATGAAAACGATGATGAAGTCATGTTAGAATGCACCTTGTATTATGATTATACGAAAAAATACAAACCAGTGAAAATAGTAGAAGTAATAAAAGACAAAAGTATTCACGAACTCGACCAATTATTAATTCATTACATGTTATTATATGGAGAAGACAATGTAAGAGGGGGTAATTTTTATGAAGAAGTGCTTCCGGATTACAAGAAAAAAATGTTACAAGAATTACTTGAATTTAATTCTATCGATTATTTAACTAATATAAATCCCATTCGTAAATTGATTTGTAAATATCAAAACATAAATGTCCAAGAAATCCCAGAGAAAATCGAGAGTCTAAATAAAACCCTGGAAAAATATAAAAAAGAGTTTGAAAATTTGGAAAAATTCAGATATATAAATGACGAAACCAAAAACTACAGAATCGATTCTAGTATATTTATTGATATTGAACAACTGAGATTAATGTGTAATAATGCAACGGATTCGAGTGTAGTTTCACCGGAAAATAAAAAGACATACAAAAGAATAATCGCATTGCTTAAACGCCTGACCGAATTATATTCTAGTTTAAACGATTCGCTTGAACACAACCAAGAACAACTGGTATATTTAAAAAATCCAGAATTTCTATTTGACAAATTTATATATCATATACAAAATCAAAATATTCATGAAAACGAAATCGAAATGGTAAACACAATATGTGATAAATTCAGATACATCTCTTGTTTTATATTGAACCGGCTTGACGAATTTTTATTTGACGTGTATGAAAGCTATGGCTATAATTGCAATACAGATTGGATAATTCCCAAAGAAATATATTATTTGAATCATTTGTTGGAAAAAAATCAAACCCCAGAAAAAGAAAATGGCAAGAATCCGGAAGTCGAACTTGGATTGTAAATTGAGCATCTTTCAGTAATAGGCACAACCGATGTCATGTTTATAATGGCTTTCAATTCAAACGATTTAAAATATTGATATAAATTTGAAGGCACATTGTATCCCAATTTAAATGTAATTGAAAAATCATACAAATAACTGGGCTGTGTAAATAAAAACAAATTCAAAATATTCAAATTCCCAACATATTGACTTGCAACCACATTTACATTTGGAAGTAATAGTGTATTTATATTTATGTTCATTGAATTGAAACTACTTACAGGTGTAATTACAGGCACTTTTTGCAATAAAACATTCGACCCAGCGTATTTTACTTCAAGTACTATATCTTGAATATTCATAGAAATATCTATATTCAAATTTGTAGAAGACGTATTTTTGGTAAATATTGCATACAATCCAATTGGGGTCGTCATACCATATGTATATGACGAGTTCACGTTGTTTTGTAAATAAATCGAGGTAATGACCACAGAACTATATATATTTCCGCTATATCTTTGATTCAAAATTGTGGGTATAGACGGATTTGATCCAACCGACAATGCATTATTGAATGTGGTTAATTCCCACGGTTTCTCAGCTTGTTCTTGAATAATACCTAGATTAATGAATTCATGACTGTAATTATACAATGGCACATTTGTATCTAGTTGTAAATAAAAAAGGGGACCAGGAATATCACATGCAGTGGATGGGGAAGGTATTAAATCACAACTAATATCAATTGTATTTTGTGCGTTTACATTATTAAAATATTCATTGGAATATGTTCTGGCTTGTAATTTTTTAGACACCAATTGTTTCCATTTTTCCGCTTTTGTAAAATTGTTTGTTTTTGTATTTGACCGATTGCTTTCATATTTCAAAATTTCAATTTTTCTCCTCATATCCAATTGGTATTGTGTAAATTCCGGATACGGAGATAATGCCAATGAATCATATCTAGGCGGAGGAACATTATTTAATGCGGCACGTCTTCGAGTTTCATAATAATTACAAAAATTATAATATACAGGGTCAGTAGGATTTGTCATATGTATATTATATATAGATTCAAAAATCAAATAGTATTTATAAATATTATTTGATTTATAATGTTTTTTATTACAAAGTCGTAAAAATAAAACTAAAATAATTATGCATTTTTATACCACGATGAAGACAAATATGAATAGTCGGACATTGTTCCAGTTCCAGACATCATATCACTTGCGGCAGTTCTTGGACCGGCAGATACTATGGAATTGATTTCTCCAATATCAAGAGATTTGTTAAAATATCTTAAATTCGATAGATTTCCACCAAATCCGCCTTTTTCGCAAATATGAACATCATTGAAATTCTGTTTCAATGGATATGTCAAATTAATTCTCTTAAATATTGTTCCGTTAATATAAACATCCACATATTTGTTTTCTGCACGGATCACAAGATTGAACCATTTATTAATAGGAACATTGGATACATCAATAACTTGTGTAGTTGCGTTTTTATCAGAACCAGGCGCTACAATAGTATCCATTAATATATGGAGCTGGGCAAAATAGTTGGATGCATTATCCACCGGTCCATTTCCTCCGACACGCGATTCAATTGTACTAATTGGTGCAATATAAACGCCAGGAGCATTATTTGTGGTTGAAATATTTATATTGTTGTAGTTTGCGTCCCCCTTTACAAATACAGGTTGGTATTTTGTGTTGGCAGGATCAAGTGTATTGATCTGTAGCCATACTGACCATGTAAATTCCAATCCGGTAGGTTGGTTATCGGACCTCAATATTGGCGTATAATTACTTCCGTTATTAATTTGCGATACAACAAGAGCCTTATTTCCTGGAATCATACCATAGACCAAATAGGGAGAAGACGTGGGTGCAATAAAATACGATATTAAATATATTCCAAGTTTAAAAAGCAACACAAATAATATTACAACCATTATCAAAAATACAAATTTTGCAATAATACCATTTGATTCTAAAAACCCTTCATTTGCATTGACCATCGAATTTGATGAAAAATCATTCAAAGACTGAGTCACCGATTTCGTAGCATTGGATACACTATCCGCTACACTGGTAATTCCCTGAGATAAAGTATCTTTTGCAGAATTTAAATTATCTTGTATATTCATTTGTATATATATATATAATTTATTTTTGCTAGCGATTCATTATTTTTGTATTTTATATAATCCTAAATATAATACAAAATTATTATTTTATTTTATTGTTTAAAAAAGCTTATAATCAGTGGTGGATACTCCATCTGACAATACAAATTTACCATTGTATGAGCTGTATAAATTAGACATACCGGATTGTCCGTTACCCTTCATGTAGTTTGTCCATACGGTTTGTGGATCCACTTGATAAGGTACTCGAGATAGGTTTGCAACATACACATCTTGTCCACTTCCAAATGTGATTGTGGAGTTTACGTCAAGGGCGGCGTTTACTTTATTTTGTAGGACTTTGGATACTACGAGTTTTCCGTCTAAATATATATCCGCATAAATACCATCCGTAGATACAACTACATATACCCACTTTTGAATAGGCACATTATTTGTAATGGTAATTGTATTCATGCCTCCACCAGCGGTTGGGCTATTATTTGCACCAGTAATCGTAGATGTACTGGAACCAATTCCGCAATTCAATGTAGTGGGGGTTGATAAATACAATACAAACTGGGTATTTGCGCCGTTATTTGCTACATATGAAACCAATGGGCTAAATGGTGCACTACCAAGTGAAGTAGGATATGTGGATATATATAGCCATGCAGAATATGAGTATTTTACAGAAATCGGATTTTTAATCAATGCCCCACTCACCGACGGATTGCTTGCAGTCAAATTTATCAATTTAACTACAATTGGTTCAGTGAAATAAACCAAGTAAACATAATAGGCAATTAATACTAAAACAATTCCTAAAATTATTATCAAATAATTCATTATAAATTATTCATATATTTTATTATTTACCGCCTATCAAAAATTACAATATAATTAATCAAGATATGGAGGATTATGAATTACTGAAATATTGTAATTATATACAATGGTGGACAATTCAAGCGGAAATGTATAATAAACTACATTACATACTGCACCATATGCTCCATAATTATATAAATTATCACCCACCGTGGGCGTTCCAATATACATGTTGTCGTTAATTTGAATTAAATTATTTCTTTGATTACTAGTAAAATTATGTGTTTTTACTAAATCCCCATTTACAAACAAATCAACCCTATTTTCTGTGTATGTAAATACAAAATTATTCCATTTCTGGCTTGGTAATGATATTAAAAATATAGAACCATCATCTATCATTTGTTGATAGGTTCGACCATTGGCATTTTCAAGATAAATTACATAAGATTCGCTATTTGAATCCGGATCTGAATTTGTGTATGCAATCATAGGATGTCCACTTGTTTCTTGTGAAGATGAAGCAAATTTAAAAATATTGGTAGGACTATCATTTTTAATACGTGAATCCGATTGTGTATTTAAATTGATCCATAAAGACAAACTATAATTCTGTGTTTTCTTAATGGGATATTCTGCACCTCCATTTAATAATATTTTCGCAGTTTCACGATTGAGTTCATTGTTGATTGCAATATTATATTCATTTAATTGGGTAATCATATCAGTATAATTATTTTTACAAGACTCGTTACATGTGGATTTTGCCTTTTCGACATTGAATTCATCTATTTTTTTTTGGATGGCTTCATTATTTGCATCTACATCGATTGTAGTATTGTTTTGTTTGTTTTTGATTTGTATTTTATTGTTGGTTTGTATATTTTTTTTCAGTAATTCAATTCTATCATAATAACTATAAATGTTTGAAGGAAATTTTAAAATAGTTTCTTTATTTAACTGAACCGGTTCTTTCAATAACTGAACCGAATAAAAATGCATAAAATAGTTTATTATTTTTGGAAAATAAAAATAGGCCAATATAATTAAGACTTCAAGAATAAATAATGCAAACACAATCGTCGACGTCGAATTGTATTCATTCAATATGTATTTTAAAAAATCAGTAAACAAACATGGAATATAAAATATAAATTTGATAATAAACCCCATCCATCCAGATTGTTTTTGTAAATAATTACTTGATATTTGATAGACCATTGCCAATAATAAAAGTATAATTAATCCTAAAAATAAATATATTGCTATTTTTATAATAAAATATTGAAAAGACGACAATTTAAAAATAATCAAAAACACAAAAACGACAAAAGACGCCAAAATAATATATAGGTTATTTGGATTTTGGTTATTTTCATTTACACTTTTTTGTATATAAAATACCATTGTAAAAACGGTTATACAAACCAATCCTATAAATAATGCATTATTGTCGACTTTATCAATAATACTCAATTTCAAATAATCATATTTGAATACAATTATTAGTAAAATTAGAAAAAAAATCGGAAAATATGTAAATATTGAAAAATTCAAAGAACCTGTACTATTTGTTATATTATCTGATGGCATATATATTATCTATATATTTACAAAATGTATAAAAACAAAAAATACAACTTTTATAAATTTTCAATTGTTGTTTTTTGGCCATGACAATCTCTACATAATGCCACTAAATTATCTATATGATTACTTCCGCCATGTTCTAAACGTATTTTATGATCGACTTCGAACCACGCTTTTAACTGTTGTTTGCATTCACCGCATTTCCAATTTTGCGAAGACGCTACGTATTTTTTTTTCGTTTCACTTACAGAACGTTTTGTGGATTTTCCGCCGGATGTCATTAATCGTTTTTCATCATAGGACATTTTATGCGCCATAGAATTCAATCCTAAAATCGAGTCTGGATTTCCGGCCGCACCGGACATTAAATATGCATCATTTCCGAAATTCTGTTTGGAAGTAAAATCCAATATAGGACTTATAAAACTACTTGTATTTTTATCAACAGGTAAATATTTAATGTATTCATTTGAAGCCATTACAATTTGCTTGGCGTTATTTGGATTTTTCTTTAGAAGCCAATATACAACATATCCAGCCAACGCAATACCTGCCATTTGGTAATATTTTTTCCAACTAAGTAGGAGTTTCAAATATTTTCCGTCCGTGTATAAATTGGCAATTAATGCCGCAGTAATCAAAAAAATAATAATTTCAATTCTCATGTTATTTAAAATAATAGGAGATATTATTGTATTTTACACAATAAAAATTATAAATAGTATCAAAATTATAATAGTTAGATTCACAATATTTTCTTTTGTTTTGTATTTTTCAAAAACCGAAATATGGGTTGGTGTGTAGTGTTCTTGGTATTTCCGAATAGCCTCGTCAAATGAAATTTCAGGTTTATTTAATATTACATTGATTTTATTGTGAATAAAAAATACCCATCGTACAAAGGATTCTCTATTATCTAAATACGGAGATACCGGATATTTATCTAATAAATGACTAAATTTATTTCCTATACTTGGATTTGGAATAAACAGGGGCAAATTTTGTATAAGATCATAATATTTGCGTTTTGTAACTGAATTTACACGTGTTGGATAAGACATTGCAATTGTAAATAGAAAAAACCAATAATGTGGCCCCCATATATTTGGGTCAAAATCCATAATATACTTATATTATACATTATTATTTCAATGCTATCGTATTTTTAGAAATCAAACCATATAAAGATTATAATGGGAATATAATAGATGAATCGTTTTAATACATTGCAATGCAATAATTGTGGAAATCGCACACATAATTATAATCAATGCAAATTACCAATTATTAGTATAGGGGGGATAGCATTTCGCAGAAATACATTGAAAAACAATCAAATTGAATATTTAATGATTTGTCGTAAACATACTTTAGGATATATGGATTTTATGAGAGGCAAATATTCATTATTTAACAAAGAACATATTTTGAATTTATTAAAAGAAATGTCAGTTGAAGAAAAAAACAATATAATTTCAAAGGATTTTTCATTGTTGTGGAATCAATTATGGAATAAAAATGAAAATGATAAAAACAACGATAACATTCAATATAATACTGAAGAATTTCTATCGTTTGATAAAATTACATCTTTGAAGCATGGTATAAATAATAACAACGACTATTATACATTAAAATCATTATTAGAAGAAAGCAATAAAGAAATAATATGGCAAGAACCGGAATGGGGATTTCCAAAGGGTCGTCGAAATCCAAATGAAAATGATATTGATTGTGGAATTCGCGAATTTTTGGAAGAAACCGGTTATACTATGGATGATGTGCATATTATTGAAAATATTGTCCCCTTTGAAGAAATATTTATGGGGTCGAATTACAAATCTTATAAACACAAGTATTATTTGTTATATATGGATTATGAAAATTCCATTAAAAATACGAATTATGATAATTCTGAAGTAAGTAAAGTCGAATGGAAAACATTTGAAGAATGTATAGAATGTATTAGACCTTATAATTTAGAAAAGAAAAAGTTAATAAAAAATATAAATTCATGCATATACAAATATAGTATATATAAGGTATTGTGTTGAAATGAATATCTAAAATATATTGATTATATATATTTTAGATAAATGGAAAAGAATGAAAAACAAAAACGTTGTAAAAATGGCACGCGCCGAAATAAAGATGGCGTTTGTGTGCCAATTCATTCTAGTAAAAAAACGACAAGAAAACAAACATCAATTGTAAAACCAGCAGTCTCACCAGATCGCACGTTGACTGCATCACTCAAACCCAGTGTGTCACCAGACCGCACGTTGACCGCCCCATTAGAACCCAGTGTGTCACCAGATCGCACGTTGACCGCCCCATTAGAAACCAGTGTGTCACCAGACCGCACGTTGACCGCCCCATTAGAACCCAGTGTGTCACCAGACCGCACATTGACTGCACCTATTGAACCAAACCGATCACCAGAACGCACATTGACTGCACCATTGGAACCCAGTGTGTCACCAGATCGCACATTGACCGCCCCATTAGAATCCAGTGTGTCACCTGAAAGTGATATGAATGCACCCATTGAACCCTCACAAATGGAGTCAAATGAATTGTCTTATCCAGAACTTCAAGAATTAACAGCCGACGAGAAAAAAAACAACGAAATATTATTTCAAAATGAAAAATTAGAATTCGATAGATTTAATGCCGAAAAAAATTCAAATGTAAATTCTTCTTTGTATCCAAATTTGAATGACCCCAATTTCAACATCAAAATTGCAAGTAAAACCGAATTCAACAATTCAAAATATGATGGCAAAATCGAAAATATCATAAAAAAGGCCAATGAAATGTGTAAATTAGATTTTGAATTATCGCCTCATCAAATTTTCGTAAAAAATTTTCTTTCTTTTCAAACCCCATACAATAGTCTATTGTTATATCATGGTCTAGGAACCGGTAAAACGTGTTCTGCAATTGGTATTGCAGAAGAAATGCGAAGTTATATGAAACAAATGGGCATATCCAAACGAATTATTATTGTAGCGTCCCCAGTAGTTCAAGGCAATTTTAAAACACAATTGTTTGACGAACGCAAATTAAAAGAAGAAAATGGATTGTGGAATATAGAATCATGTATTGGAAATTCACTTTTACAAGAAATCAATCCGACCAACATAAAAGGCGTTTCCAGAGAAAAAATAATATCCCAAATCAAAACAATAATCAATAATTATTATGTATTTATGGGGTATAATAAATTTGCAAACTATATTGAATTGCCATCAAAGCACGACAAAACCGGATTCACAGATGCCGAATTGAAAGAAATGGAAATTGCCAGAATAAAAGCCCTTTTCAATAACCGACTTGTAATTATTGATGAAATCCACAATATAAGATTGACAGAAGACAATTCGACAAAACGGACGGCAAATACATTATTGAAAGTGGCCAAATATAGCGATAACATGCGTTTATTGGTATTATCAGCAACACCCATGTATAATTCATATCGCGAAATCATTTGGTTAACAAACCTGTTGAATCTAAATGACAAACGCGCTACAATAAGTGTAGAAGACGTTTTTGATAAAGACGGCAATTTCCAGCCAGAACGAACTACCAAAGATGGCAAAAAGAAAGAAAGCGGAAAGGATTTATTACATCGAAAATTAATAGGATACATATCTTATGTTCGAGGTGAAAATCCATATATATTTCCATATCGTATATATCCCACGGAATTTTCTCCTGAAAACACTATATTAAATATGCCATATCCAAATACACAAATGAATGGAAAAGCTATCGAATCTAGAATAAAACACATTCCAATTTATATTAATAAATTGAGCGAATATCAATCAAAAGCCTATAATTTTATTATACAGAATTTATTAAACCGAATATTTTCCACGACGGATGCATATGGCAAAATACATGAAATGCCTTCTTTTGAAAACATGGATTCTTTTGGATATACATTATTAATGGAACCATTGGAATCGCTTAATATTATATATCCAAATCCCCAATTGGATCGCATTTTGGAAAAAGATGAATATAGTATGCAACAACAAAAATATGTCAAAGAAAATACGGATCTAATATCTTCGGTAATTGGCAAATCCGGATTATCAAATATAATGAAATCGCAAAAAATGACAATTGACGGAGTTCAACCAATCCGATACAATTTTGAATATAAAAAAGAAGTCCTCGAAAAATATGGACGCATTTTTGCCCCTGAAAATATATACAATTACAGCAGTAAAATTGCAAATATATGCAATGCTGTAATGCATTCAAAAGGTATTGTATTAATATATTCGAATTATATTGACGGCGGTGTCATACCAATGGCACTTGCGTTAGAAGAACTCGGTTTTACACGATATGGCAGTAATATTCATACAAAACCCCTATTGAAAAAACCATATCCGGAACCGATTGATGCAATCACATTGAAACCAAAATCCCAAACCGAAGGCACATTTAGACAAGCAAAGTATGTCTTGATTACAGGAGATAATAGTTTTTCTCCAAACAATACTGCGGATGTTAAATATGTAACGTCTTCCGGCAATACAAATGGGGAAATGGTAAAAGTCATTATCATTTCAAAGGCGGCAAGTGAAGGATTGGATTTCAAAAATATTCGTCAAATCCACATATTAGAACCATGGTATAATATGAATCGCATTGAACAAATTATAGGCAGAGGTGTTCGTAATTTAAGCCATTGTAGTCTTCCATTTCAAGAGCGAAATGTGGAAATATATTTACACGGTACTGAATTGGACAACAATACTGAGGCCGCGGATTTATATGTATATAGACATGCCGAGGAAAAAGCGATTCAAATTGGTAAAATAACACGTCTAATGAAAAAAATTGCAACCGATTGTATTTTAAATATTGCACAAACGAATTTTACACAAGACAAACTATTTGAAGAAGTTGCAAATCAAAATATAGTGTTGTCTCTTTCCAGTGGAAAAGAAATCATATATAAAATTGGCGACCGGCCCTATACTGATATTTGTGATTATATGGAAAATTGCGTATTTAAATGCATGCCCAATAAAAAAATCAACAAAAAAGATCTGGGAACAGAAACGTTTAGTATTGAACACATTAAATTAAACAAATCAAATATCGTAAAACGAATCAAACAACTTTTTAGAGAGAAAATATTCTTTTCTAGAGACGACTTAATAAATGCTATCAAAATTCATAAAGCATATCCCACCGAAGATATTGATTATGCGCTTACTTATTTATTGAATAAATCCGAATACATTTTTGATGAATATGAAAGACCTGGATATTTAATAAACCGCGAAAAATATTACATGTATCGACCCATTGAAATAAATTCAGAAAATTCGTCTATATATGATTCGTCATTTCCAGTAGATTATAAAAGAGAAAAACTATTGCTAGAACTCCCCACACAATTTGAGAAAAAACAAACAAACTATCATATTGAAAAAGAAGACACCTCACTTTCACTTGAAAAATCAAAAGAAAACTTTGATGAATATGACAAAATATTATACAATATAAATAATATGATAGAATTGGTGAAAAAAACGGATTTTGAAATTAAATCCGGAAGTATAGATTGGTTTCAGCATGCAAATCGAATATTTAATACATTAACCACAATTCACGAAGTAGATGAATCCCATATAATGGAGCATTTGTTATATTATTACTTAGATACACTCGAATTTGAAAATAAAATGATATTAGTATCAAATATATATGATCAAGAGCCCAGTAAAAATACGCCATTAGAAAATAAAGTAAAAGAATATTTCGATGAAAAAATAGTCGACTATTTTTCGAAAAAATCAATATTTTTGGCTAGAAACAATGCGATTTCAATTTATATACAAAAATCGCCATTTTCAAAAATATGGGAAGAAGCGGAACCTATCCAATATGAAGAAATCATGGAAAACATAAAACAAAATAAAATGCCAAGAAAACCAATTAACAAAATTATTGGGTTTATGCATATGTTTAAGGATAAAAATATAGTTTTCAAAATAAAAAATATTTCTCAAAAAAGAAATAATTTCGGCGCAAAATGTATTAATGAAAGCAAGGGCGATATTATACGTGTAATCAATGAAGTTATAAACAAACCATTATATACAGAAGAAAACACAAAATCGATTGCCAAAGTGGGATTGTCTGTTATTTTACAAATATTAATGGCAGAATATACAAAACGACCGATCAAATCCATTGAAAACAAAACGTATTTTTTAAACCCAGAAGAATCCCTGTTAACAAAAATAGTAAATATATAAAATTGAAACAAAATATAAATATTAAAAATATAATATATAACTATAGTTTAATATGAAATCGATAGCTCAAAATAAAAACGCACAATCAAAAAGGGAAAATGCGTCCGCCTCCGCGCCCAAGATTCATGGAATATACATAAAATCAATATTAGAAACAAAAGTATATTTGAATATTACTGAAGTAGGCGGAAATATCAAGGACAATTTAGAAAAAAAGATATCGGCAACTACAGAAGGACGATGTATTGTTGAAGGATACATAAAACCCAAATCCGTTTTTATAAAAAATTATTCGTCCGGAAAAGTAGTAGGGGATGCAATTGAATTCAGTGTAGTATATGAATGTATGGTTGCACATCCAGTGGAAGATATGATTATTGAATGTACTACAAAAACAATAACAAAAGCCGGAATACATGCACAAGTGGTTGAAATGATAGATATGAAAGAAAACATTCCAATTACGATTTTCATAGCAAGGGATCATCACATGTCAAATCCTGCATATATGAATATTAAAGAAAACCAACAAATATTAGTGCGTGTAATTGGTATTCGGTATGAAATTAATGACCCATACATATGTGTAATTGGAATATTGGATGATCGATTGATTGCACCACCAACAACCGGTCCTCGTAAAAAACCGGCAATTACTATACATGATGATAAATAATATTTTCAATAACAATATAAAATTAGTTTGTCTTTATTAACATATTGGATTGTGATGACGGAAAATGCATCATCCGAAGATACTATAGAAATCGAACAATTGAAAAATACGATTGAAAAAATGGATAAAATGCATCATATTGAAATTTTGAAAATTTTGAAAAAACACAAATCTGTAAAAATAAATGAAAATAAAAATGGAATATATATTAATATTTCATTGTTGCCAAGTCCAATTGTAACCGAATTGGATAATTATTTGAATTATGTAAACGAACAAGAAAAAACAATATCAAAAATTGAATGTCAAAAAGAGGCATTTAAAAACACTTTTTTTTCTGAAAAAGATAATAAAGAATAAACAACTATATAATATAGACAATGATTTCATCTACATTGAATCAAATTTTTTATAGACATAATAAATTTGATAGCCCTGATAAAATAGAATTACTATATTCTTATTTTTTGACATTAAATAAAAAAAATGAAATAGACTCAATTCTTGGATGTGAAAAAGAAATATTACTTCAAAAACAATTGCAAAATTCCTCCCCATTGCCACCTACACTTCCGCTTGAACCTGAGCCGGTCAAAGACACACCCCCTACGTCTACAAAAATACCCCACCACAAATCGTATTATGCACCCAGTCAAAATGACACATTATTTTGGTGTATTTATATACATGTGTATGGATATCAAGATTATTTACAAATTGGACACAAATATGGAAATCGCGAATTAAATGAAAAACAAAAAATCATTGAGTTTATGAAACAAAATCCCAAAAAAATAAAGGATTCAAATTTCAAAGTATCCAAATCTGCCGCCGAAGAAATAATTTCGGAATTCATGGTAATGAATCAACAAACTACTCTTTTAGGGCTTATTGCATTGTCTATATATTACAATGTTTCCTTATTTATTGTAAATAAAGAAAAAAATATATTTTTGAAATACAAACCAAATGATTACAATGGATTGCCAATCATAATATATAAACTAAATAAATCAAGTAAAAAGTATACAACAGAAATGGAAGTTACAGATGTCCTTGTAAAACATATTGAAGATACTATGTTATGTTTAGAAACTATTGATAAACCATTAAAATCGATTTCAAATTATAAATCAAATGAACTATATTTGATCGCAGAGAAGTTGAAAATCGAGTTGCCTGAAAAAGCGAAAAAAGACGAAGTATATCGAAAAATAAGCGAATACTGTATTATATAAAAATCGTCTATTATATAAAAAATTGAAATAGAATTAAAAAAAATATGGCTTTAATATATATACAAAATGATACATGAAAATACAAAACCAGATAATATCGAGTCTAAAATTGAAATTGAAAAACAAAATAATAAAGCAAAAGAAGAATTATTAAGATATTTAAAATTATATTTAGATTCGAATCCGTATATTACAAAAGGGTATGAATCTCCGGAGTTTGAACTGCGTTTTGGTGGAAATAAAAAATCAAAAGATTATAAACCATATAGTAAGATAGATTATGACAATGTAGTATCTCATTTGTATTCCGCCGGTTTTGTTCCAGAAAATCCAGATGGCATCCAATCGTTACGTATTAATCCGCAATATTTAGACTCAGCTACAGGTAAACCCAAAATATCCAGGACTCGCGCGGAAATCATAGGAACAGATATGATTCAAGAATATTGCAAAAACAATAGTATACAACACTTATTGGATATGCCATCGACGCATTTAAATAAATTGAAATTCACGCAAAAATTATCCGTAAAAGAAAATGAGAATTATTTGCCTCCAATTAATTTTTCAGATATAAATGTAAAAGCGGCGTATCAAATTGAGCGCGAGTATCATGCAAGGTCGCGTATAATTCGCGAAATGATAGATACGTGGAATGATAGTAAAAAAATATTTAGATGTATGAATCGAGTCCGTTTTAAACACAAAAGTTCAGATTTCCCCATATTCGTGGATATTAGTATCGTGCGTTCGTCTAAAACGTATTACAAAGAACCCATACCAGAATACACAATCCAAAGTGCCGGTGTATTTAATAATGTAGAATCGTATGAGTTTGAAATTGAAATCAATAATAAAAAAGTGGGACAATATTCAAAATATTCAAAAAATACCGATATTATGGCGGCCCTTCAAAAAACAATACGAATTATTATGTCCGCACTACAAGGAACAAATTATCCGATTACAAATAGCGAAAAAAACGAAGTATTGCACTCCTATATGAAATTATTACACGGCAAAGAATATGAGCCGCGCAAAGTGCTTGCTAGGGATTTCATTGGACCGTCGTCGACTACATTGCAATTGGAAAACATTGCGGCATTCGACCAAATCAATTCTTCTGTTCCCAATATTCGAAATCATTATACGGTTACAGATAAAGCGGACGGAGAACGTCGACTTTTGTATATAAATGGAGAAGGTCGTATTTATATGATCGATACAAATATGAATGTAATATTTACAGGATCAAAAACCGAACGCAAAGAATTATATGATTCAATGTTAGATGGAGAACACATAAAATATGGACGTGTAATTGAAGATCCGGAATACCATGACGATAGCATACATAAAAACCGGCCTTTTATTAATTTATACGCAGCATTTGATATATATTATTTAAACGGAAAAAGTGTGCGAGAAAAGGCATTTTACCGCCATAATGAAGAAGATTTGGATTCGAATTACCGGCTTTCATTATTATCTGCATACATTCAAGAATTAAAACCGCGTTCTGTGATTAAAGAAAATAATAGATATTGGAAAGAAGGAAAAACGAAAAAAGGAAAAACATACTGGTTCGATGTAAAAAGTGGCGAAATTACATATATACAGCCGGAAATCAACAATGCATGCAATTTTAGAATAAAATGCAAACATTTCTATTATGGATCTGACGACTCCAGTATATTTCAACATTGTTCTACAATATTGTCTTATGAAAGTGACAACACATTTGAATATATGACGGACGGATTAATATTTACTCCTGCAAATACCGGTGTAGGTAGCAATAGTGTCGGTGTAACCGCGCCATTACAAAAAATCACATGGGACCTGTCATTCAAATGGAAACCGGCATATTACAACACCATCGATTTCTTGGTAACAATCAAAAAAGATAAAAAGGGCATGGATGAAATCCACAATGTATTTGAAGAAGGTATCAAAACCTCCGGATTGCAAAGTCTAATGCAATATAAGACCCTTGTATTAATGTGCGGTTTTGATGAAAAAAAACATTCCTATATGAATCCATTTAATGATATTATAAATGAAAAATATCCAGCTGCGGAAAATGACAATGAAAATAAAGAAACATATACTGCACAACCATTTCAACCGAGCAATCCATATGATCCCAATGCGTATTTATGTAATATTGAACTGAAAAACAACGGAAATGAATTATTTATGATTACCGAAGAAACCGGTGAATATTTTGAAGAAAATATGATTGTCGAGTTCAGATATGATATGACAAAAGAATACGGATGGAGATGGATTCCATTACGAGTGCGGTATGACAAAACCAGCGAATTGAGAAGCGGTCAGCGCAATTATGGAAATGCATACCACGTTGCAAACAGCAATTGGCATTCGATTCATTATTCAATCACAAAAGAAATGATAGCATCCGGTGAAAATATTCCTGCGCAAATTATTAATGAGGATGTATACTATAATACAAACGCAGAAGACAACTACACGCGCGCCCTCCGAAATTTCCATAATTTATATGTTAAACGCAAACTATTACAGGCCGTATCTGAACGCGAACATACATTGATTGATTATTCTGTAGGAAAAGCCGGCGATTTACCAAAGTGGATTCACTCAAAACTTTCATTCGTTCTCGGTATTGACTTATCAAAAGACAATATATTCAATCAATTGAACGGCGCATGTGTTCGATATTTAAATACGCGCAAAACAAATCCAAATATTCCATATGCAATATTTTTACAAGGAAACAGTGCTTTGAATATTCGAACACAAAAAGCGTTTGGAAATGAAGATGAAAACCGCGAAAAAGAAATCGTAAAAGCGTTATTTGGCACAGGTTCCAAAGACGCCGGATTATTGGGAAAAGGCGTCTATCGTCATTATGGAATTGCCCATGAAGGATTCAATATAAGTTCATGTCAGTTTTCATTGCATTATTTCTTTGAAAATCCGACTACATTACATGGATTCTTACAAAACCTAGCCGAATGCACAAAATTACAGGGCTATTTTGTAGGCACGTGTTATGACGGACGTTCCGTATTTGAATTGCTGTCGCAAACCAAAAAACACGATACCTTTGTAATTAGCAAAACGGATAAACGCGGTAAAAAACACGTAATATGTGAAATTACAAAGGGATACGATGAAACCGGATTCCCAGATACAGATGCATGTATTGGATATCCAATTAATGTATGTCAAGATACAATCAATCGAACCTATCGCGAATATTTGGTGAATTTCAATTATTTAGTTAGTGTATTGGCCCATTACGGTTTTGTATTGGTATCAAAAGACAATGCGGAAAAAATGGGATTACCGGATTCGACTGGATTGTTTAGTTCACTCTATACCGAAATGGAAAATGAAATCAAACGAGACCCAAGTATGAAATCAAATTATAAAATGGCATCGGATATGTCAAATGAAGAAAAAACATTGTCTTTTATAAACCGGTATTTTATATTCCAAAAAGTCCAACAAGTAAATGCGGCTAAAATCTCAAAATTATTATTACAAAAAGCGTTGGATTTAGATGAAGAAATGAATGATGATGTTGCTTTACTAGACATAGAAGAAATCAAATCTGAAGTATCTAAGTATAACTATGTGCATCCAAATGTAAAAAAATTAAATAAACCCAAAATTGTTTTACAAGAATATGTAAATATAATCGAATATTCAGACGATGAACATGAAGAAACACAGCCTGAAGAATTTGCACCAAAAGGTAAAGAAGATGATGAAGAAATATCAATATCATCATCCTCGTCTGAGGAAGATGATACAACTTCAGCGTCTACTATGAATACAATGCCGGAATTAGAAGATGTTACACCGCCTGGTGTACCGAAACCAAACACGAAATTTGATAGCATTTATGGAAATGTTCCGGAAGAGACACTCGAACTATGGAATAAACCAAATGAATCTGTAAATGAGAATAAACCCAAGAAAACACATCCAGTGCGATATACAGATTTAACTACCGGTAAAAAAGAAGAATTGAAAATAAACAATGAAGAAATAACTGTAAAAATAAAAGAACAAAAAGAAAAACCGAAACCCAGGGCTAAAAATAATACAAAAAAGAAAGAACCCACAATTTCAAAAGAAGAGAAACTAAAGGCCAAAGAAGATGAAAAACAACGCGCTAAAGAAGCCAAATTAAAGGCCAAAGAGGATGAAAAACAGCGCGCCAAAGAAGCCAAATTAAAAGCTAAAGAAGATGAAAAACAACGCGCTAAAGAAGCCAAATTAAAGGCCAAAGAGGATGAAAAACAACGCGCCAAAGAAGCCAAATTAAAGGCCAAAGAAGATGAAAAACAACGCGCCAAAGAAGAAAAACTAAAAGCCAAAGAGGAAGAGAAGAAAAAAATCAAAGAAGACAAAGAAAAAATGAAACAAAAAATGAAACAGGATAAAAAAGATAAGTAATAAAAATACTTTATCTTGAAATCCATAAAAATAAATTATTCATAAAATTACAATATTATATCATGAGAACGTAAATAATATTTTTTATGAAGCATATATATATATGAATATAGCGATTGTAGGAGAAGGTCCAATTGGTTCAATTGTATGTTTATTTTTTATTTATTATAAAATTCAATTCAATATTAATGAATTAAATATATTTTTTTATAAAAGCAGAAACATATTTAAGAGAAGACATATTGTTAAAATAAAAAGAGACACATTGATTGAAATTGAAGGATTAATAAATTCATGCAGAAAATGTTTAACTAAAAATAACGATAATGAATTTATTGATTTGTCTATTAGATGTTTAGAATTCTTATTACATGAAAATATTAATGACAAGTATGTAAATATTATTGAAAATAAATTCACCGAAAATGATATTAATAATGAAAATAAATATCAAAATATATTTTTATGCGATGGATTTGCAAGCAAAAATCGTTTATTTTATATATATAATAATATTGAATATAAACCATTACGAGTGGTATTTAAAACTCCATTATTGATATTATATGGAAATCTTGATTCATCAGATTCACCAATCGAAACTACATGTATTAATAATTCAGTTATAAAAAAACAATATTTAGAAAAACAATTATTAGAATATGATATTGAAATGGATAAACTTGTTGCTTTAATTTCTATCATATACAATATTAATATAAAATATAATACATATGATAAAATTTTATCTGATACAAATATGCGAGAAATAAATCTTTGGGTTGAAGGGTATGATAATTATGATTTTTTTTTATCTATTTTTGATAATACAATTGAATATTTAAATAAGATAGATGATAAACAAACAATTATTAGTATATTTGAAAAAAATGGAGTTTTTATATCAAATGAAATTTTGAATATATTAGATAATAAATATTTGATACCTGATATTTATGAAAAATATAAAATTTTCTTACGCAAAGAATTGATAAAAATAAATGGTCTAGATAACCCATTTATTATTCATAATGTTATGCCAAATTGCACGACATTTGGAATAATATTAGATGATAGTGCAGAAACATTAGTTTTTGCCAAAAAAAATACTATAAATGAACATACATATACATCTTGGTTAATTGGTGATTCTGCAAATTCGTATCCACCTGGAGTATCATTACAAAATGGTATTAAAGATATTTTTATACTTGTGCCTAATTTTATTAGACTAAATTTTTTACAGGATTTAGTAATTCCCTTTACACAATATGATTATTTTGAATGCGAAGATAATTTATATCTATATAACGAAAAAAAAATATGTAAAAAGTTACAAGATTTAAAATTCATGGGTGGATATTTATTTGATAATAATCATAATAATGATGAAATTTCGATTAATATACTAATAGAAAAAATAAATACAAAAAAATGTTCAGATAATGATAATAATTTGATTAATATATATAATAATTATCAAGTTAATATGTTCTTTTATAATTTAATTAATTATGTATGTTATACCAATACATTTTTGAACCAGCCTAAAAATGGTGGAAAAACAAAATCAAGAAAAACAAAATCAAGAAAAATAAAATCAAGAAAAATAAAATCAAGAAAGAATTCAAAAAAATATAAAACATAAAGGTCCAATAATTATACGAGTGTAAAATTAAGAATTTTGAATATCCAATGTTGTAATATTTTTATATATTTTGGAATTTAAAAACAAATAAATAACGAAACTGCAAGTGCTCTAAATGTCATTTCTATAATATATATGTATATAATTATATAAATATATATTTTTTATTGTATAAGAACTATGACCTATTATTTATTACCAAAAACAAGCTGTTATTTATTTAATTATATTGACGTTGAATTTGGAAATGTCAATCCAGATCCAATAATATCAGACTCGCTTTCAATGTATTTGTATAAAATAAAAGAAAAAATATCGGAAAATGAAAAACAATGGGATATAAATAAAAAATACACAAATCCCTATGAATATATACATTCGAATATTCCCATGAAGAAAAAATCAGTATGTAAATATAATCCACTGTCGCGTTCGTTTTTCAAAATGATAGAAATCATAAAAACATTCAATATAAGATTTGAAACCCCCATATATAGTTTTCATCTTGCGGAAGGACCAGGTGGGTTTATAGAAGCATTGAATTATATTCGTAAAAATCCAAATGATACATATATTGGAATGACGCTTATAGATACAAATGACAATAATATACCCTCATGGAAAAAAAGCGAAAAATATCTCAAAGAAAATCCCAATATAGTATTAGAATATGGAACTACTAAAGATGGAAATATTCTATCGCTTGACAATTTCAATTCTTGTGTAAATAAATATGGATCCACTATGGAAATTATAACCGGTGATGGTGGATTTGACTTTTCCTCCGATTTTAATAAACAAGAATTATCCATTACAAAATTACTGTTTGCACAAATCGCGTTTGCAATTTGTATGCAAAAAAAGGGGGGAGTTTTCATATTGAAAATATTTGATTCTTTCTATGAACACACTATTGATATTATATACATCTTATCTTCATTTTATGAAAAAGTATATATAATTAAACCGCAAACTAGCCGATATGCAAATTCCGAAAAATATTTGGTATGTAGCAATTTTATTATGGAAAATAATGCACAAACCTATCCTATTTTCAGAAATGCATTTGCTAAAATGAGTAATATGAATTCCGACCAACATATTTATCGATTTTTAAAAATTCCGGTATGTTTTCATTTTATGAAAAAAATAGAAGAATATAATTTAATATTTGGAGAAAAACAAATTCAAAATATTTATTTCACATTGAATTTAATAAATAATAAAAACAAAACGGAAAAAATCGATAGCTTGATTAAAGTAAACATACAAAAATCAATAAAATGGTGTATAAAAAATGAAATACCCTATAATATATTTTATAATAGTTCAAATATATTTGTTACAAATAATCCATGATTGTTGCCCACGCCCACTATTTCAAAAAATATTTGTCTACATAATATATAAAAGGACTACTGGGTTGGTTGTTTTGAATATTTTTTAGTAATTCACTCGAATTTCGAATTATATTGGTGCCATTTATAATAAGCCATATATTGTATGCAATAAATACATAAATTGTAGCCATTATATCTGAATATACTATTTTATCATTTTTCAAAATGTAAAGAGGAATTGCTTTCAAAAATGTATTTGCAAACACAAAAAGAAAAATATAGGCAAGATTATTTTTATAAAAAATCCGCGTAAGCAACTGAATCACATTCAAAACAAATGCAAATAAAAGTGCAAATTTTGGATTGTAGTTTGTGATTTTCAGTTCATATAATACAAACCATGCAAATATCCAATATGAAAATGTAAAATCAAATCGAGGTATCATATATATTATAAATATATATTATACGTGACGCTTCAATAAATATATAACTAATTACATGCAATTCTTCCATTTACTTTGCCGCCCACTACACACGATACTTCACCAGTATATTTTGAAATAACCGGCGTTTTTTTCATAGGATATCCGATTTTATCTTTGATTGTGTAACCGCCTTCAGGAACGCCATATGCCAATGCATTTGCAGTGGCTTTGCCAAACGCGGCCTGGTATGCCGCTCCATTATTTGTAATGGTATTGTATTTCAATCGTGTAATTAATGCACTGGAAGATACTGCGCCTTGTTGTGCAAAATCACTATTATTTGGTTTGTAATAGGATTTTACATACGACGGCATAGCACTCGAATCAATTGTAGATAAAATGGGGGATACACTATATGTATATGTTGCGCTTGGAAATCCAACCACATTTTGAAATCCATTGTTTAATATAATGATAGTAGGTGTAAATGTGTTTGTATTCCATGTGGATCCATATGCCGGTGTATAAAGCGAAGGATTATTATAATAAGTATCACTTTGTGCAATTTGCATTTCTATTTTGTCATATTGAATATTATATCTAAAATTCATTAAAAATATTTTTGTCAAATTCGAATTGTTAATGAAATAATGACCTTGTGAAATCATAAATGTTTCAAATGCGGCATTCAACATGTTTATATCATATCCGCCGTCTGGAATCACTACATTCACTAGATCCGCAGTTGGTCCCCAAGTATATTGAAATGTATTATTATATTGGTTAATTACTGCCAATTTACAATGACTAATACCATTTGCGGAATATACATTTCCAGAAGATTGTGCCGAACCAGGTTTTACACCAGGATCGCCTTGTCGAATGTAATTATATTGATTTTGCTGAAATGTGCGGTTTCGACTAACTAAATATTGAGAAGACGAAGTGTAATACGTATCATTGTTTTTCTCTGGATTAAATGACCGTTTTATCATACCACTACTGCGGACTCGTCGTCGTGCATTCGTTTCTGTGCAAAATGCAGTTGTGCTGCAACTTCCAGGACGCTCGCTTTCATTTTCTGTTAGGTTAATATCCAAAACATTAACTAAACCATTACCTGTATAATTATTATTTGACGAAACTATAGACCCATTGGGTTGGTCAAATACATTGATACTTGAGGATACTCTGGCATTGCATGAGGTTGGTACCACAGATGCAATTTCGCGTCTATATATTTTCAATGGAAGCGGTTTAAATAATTCAGATACTCCAATGTTGTTTATTAGTTTATTGTTATTTTGAATAGAAGAAATAATTTGATTGAATGTTTTACCTTTCCATGAAAAATATCGTATTGGATTCAAATTTAATCTAGCCGACATATATAATTTGTATATATATATTTATTTTTATATATTTGGTCTAAATACAATACCTAATTCTAAAACATAATAAAAAATTATGGCGTTTTATTTTAATTATGAATTTATTTGTAAAACATGATGAATTTAATATTAATTATTTACAATTTTTAAATACGAAAAAAAATTTGATTATGGATGGAAATTTCACAAAAATAATATATTCAAATGAAATTATGACAATGACCGGATTATTTGTAGAATTTAATTTTGATAGATTAGAGTTTCCCTTATATATTGAAAATATTCAAAACAATTTTGTGTGTGATAAATGGAATATTATTGCAACATGTATAATCGAAACTATAAAAAATATTGAACATGAAATTTTAAAATATTACAAAGAAATGTATTTTTCCAATAAAAAAATGGCGTATTCAAACAATTTACAACACAGTATACGTTCTTATAAAAACAATGAAACCAAATTGCTGTTTAAAATATCCGGAATTTGGGAAACTGAATTTGAAATTGGAATTACTTACAAAATTTTATATAATTGAGTCAATGAAACAACATTGGCATTCTTGCTACACGACGATTTGTTCTAAATGGAATATTTCCGGTTCGTATATCGTGTATTTTATCTAGAGCGTGATTAATATCATATTTTGTATTGAATGCGTTTACATTTACAAAATTATTTGCATCGAGCTCATATTCCAAATCGTGTATGGTTGTAATGCCGTCTTCATTGTTTTTTGTAAGGACTTCGTGTTTGTATTTTTCAAATTCTCCGCGATTTACATGTCTATTATATCCGTCCAATAAATGAAGGATTGTTTTATCCATGATTTTGAAAAATGTGCTTCGATCGATTTTGAGGTTTTTATTCATGACACGATTGTTTAGTGCATTGTCTTCGTACCCCCATGCCCAGTAATTTGGAAATCCGTTGGTTTCTTCGAAATCTCCGGCGTTCATAGACACGATTCCGCCGAGCGTATGTATGTATCCATAAAAATGTTTGACTACACCTTTGGTGGTTTCGTATTGTAGTATGTTTTTAGTTTGCGGTGTAGTATCTATATCATTAAATACGAGTGTAATATTTTTGTAATCATTTGGATATTTATTTTTAACAAATATAAAACCAATATTTTTTAAAGCACCGCGATTAAATGTTCTTTTGTCGTTTTGATGAATGAAATAAAATTCGTAATCATCTTTGTTATAATCTTCCATTATTGTTTTCATGTGTTCTACAAAATGGGCATGTTGTTCATGTCGATCGCGAAAGGGTACTATAAATATTAATTTTGGAACTTTAGTGGACTTATTTGATAGCATTGCATTTTCTAATACGAATTCTTCACTTATTGTTTCGTCATTGTATATTTCGGTGTATTCTAAAGTATCATTTTCTTTGGAAGATGGTAGTTCAGGAACATCCGCCGCAGGTTCCGCCGCAGGTTCCGCCGCAGGTTCCGCCGCAGGTTCCGCCGCAGGTTCCGCCGCAGGTTCCGCCGCCAGTTCCGCCGCAGGTTCCACTTCAGGTTCCGCCGCCGGTTCCGCCGCAGGTTCCGCCGCCGGTTCCGCCGCCGGTTCCACTTCAGGTTCTGCCGCAGGTTCCGCAGCAGGTTCCGCAGCAGGTTCCGCAGCAGGTTCCGCAGCAGGTTCCGCAGCAGGTTCCGCATCAGGTTCCACTTCAGGCTCCGCCGCAGGTTCCACTTCAGGTTCCGCCACAGGTTCCACTTCAGGTTCCGACGCAGGTTCCGCCGCCGGTTCTGCAGCAGGTTCCGCAGCAGGTTCCGCAGCAGGTTCATCCGCCAGTTCTGCTTCAGGTTCTACCGCCGCAGGTTCCACTTCAGGTTCCGCAGCAGGTTCTTCCGCAACATGTTCTTCGGATACATTTTCCGCCGCTGGTTCTTCATCAGGTTCTACATCTGTTGTATTTGAAACCATTACATGACCCAACACAAATTCTTCATTTACTAATTCCCCATTATACAATTCATGATGCTCTTCATCGTCGCTATTTACATAAATAGGAGATGCCGGTCGAATTATTTCATCGATTTGGTTATGAACCGATACATCATCATCTGTCGAGTGCACATCCCCAGAATCCGCCGAACAAGTTGACGCAACAGAATCACTTTCTTCTTTTAACTCATAATTAATATTTTCGCCATCATTATTGCTTAATGCACGTATCTCCTCGTCAGATACCTCCATTATATATTAAAAAAAATATTATATATTAAAAATATAAATGTATAAAATTATAATTATAAATTTATAAAAACAAATACATTATCCTAAATTAGAATATTTTTCTAATATTGCGCGCGGCATGATTGTATCTTTGATTGCATCCAATTTTTTAAAACATTTATTAATAGTGACTTCACTTACACCACATATTGTTTTAATATTAAACTTTGATATTGTTAAATTACAATTGTAGGATACAAAATAAATAATTCCAGCCGCAATGGCATGCGGCATGTTGTCTGTAATAATATTTTTCTCATATACTTTGTTTGCAATAAATTTACACAACATCGTTAGTTCGTGTGAAATATTCAATTTACTGCAATATCGGTCAATAAACGAAATTGGTGTAGTTGCACATAAATCCGATTTTTCAATATCCGAACTTCTTTCTATATTATGTAATATATTGACCGCCATTGAACATCCGGCACTTGCACTGGTTTTATCCAATTTAAATATTTCGGCAATTTCATGCGCGGTTCTAGGACATCCATTTAATCTGCATGAAATATAAATAGACGCCGATTTTATACCATCTCGGTTCAATCCGCGAAACATTTTTTGTTCAGATATATCCTTGTGAATCGCCATTGCATCATCAATAAATATTTTAGGAATACCGGAATTTTGAGCCATAGTTGTAATAAACTGAAATTCGTCATATAATGATTTCTCTTTATGTGGCATCGATTGCCATTCTGTCCATCTCCGGATTTTTTTCATTTCATACGATGAATTGTTTGTGCACAATACTTTACATCCATATGACGATTCGACCAACAAAGGATTAATTGGATTTCCACATCGAGTTGGATCAGTTGCGTTTTTATCTTCTGCGCCATAAAACCGCCATTCCGGTGAATAATCCAATGTGTTTTTGTAAATAATACTGCATTTGCTATTTGGACATGTAGGAAACCCATCATCCATAATAATTAAAACTGAATTACATAATCCACATAATCCACTTTCTTTATTTTCATAAACACATTCGATATTATTATTATTTAGTAAATTGTTTTCATTTTTTATTTCATTGATTTCATTATCAAATATTTCCCAAAGTTTTGATTTATCAATTTCAGATAAATTTGTTTTTTTCTTTTTGGTTTTTGTAGTGGATAAATTTGGCGAATATACACTTGTTGATATCATTACAAATAGTTATTGAAGTTATGTTTATATAATTTATATAAATTATATTATATTCAATTTTATAACGTTTATATATAATGGCACAATTAGCTTCATCACTATATAAAAAATTCTTTGAAAAGAAAAATTGCACACCTGATGTATTATCTGAAGTTGCAAAACAATTTGTTAGCCAAGTGTGTCATGACTTAAAAGATGACAATGATTATATTGAAAAATATGTAAGTGATGCTATAAAAAAAGCAGTTGAAAAACGTGATTTTGTAAATTCAGTATTAGAAAAAATGGTAGAAATTTCAAAATCAATCAAAAAAAAAGATTTTTGTAAAAAAAAATGTGGAATAGAAGATAAACAAAATCCTGAAAATATAACAGCAGAAACAAATACACAAGAACCTGCAGAAGGAAACGAGAATAAGATTGGCGGTAAAAATAAAACACATAGAAAAAAAATGAGAAAAACACAAAATAAAAAACAAAAGAAAAAACACACAAAAAAAGCATATATATCACATCTAAGAAATTTGAAAGGAGGGGGATTTCCGTTATTCAGTTCCAAAACACTAGATCGTATTAAAAATATACCAGGTGCTAAAAGTGTTGCAAATGTAGGTAAAAGGTTACAGAACGTAATACCAAATCTATCTAGTGGTGCTCAAAAAACACTGGGTTTAAAAAACACTGAACCAGAATCTCAATCAGAATCTCAAGTTCCAGGATATCAAAATATTAATGCCGCCAGTATAATACCACATGCAACTATATATGACCCTAAAACAGGGTTATCCAATACATATCTTGATACGCAAGGCACAAATATAAAAACTACAGAAAACGACGATACTACTAATGAAAAGTCCGATGAAAAATCTTCAGAACCATCCCCAGTACAATCATTGACTTCCGGATTAACTAGTTTAGTTAGCAGTAAACCATCTCTAGATCAATTTATAGATACCGCAAAAATAAGTTTTAGCGAAACTCTCAATAAATCTATGCAAAATACAGAATCCGAAATTAGAAATCGTATATTAAAATCAATACATGAGGTAATTACAAATAATGAAAGTAAAATAACAGAACCAATTATTAATAAAATCATTGAAATCACACAAAATATAAAAGTAAATGAAAAAGAAGGGTCTCCAAATAGCTTTGTATTTGAATATACACCATATCAACCAAACCCTCCTCCTGCCTAAACTGTATATACCAAGAAGTTTCACGCAAAAGATACTTTTTTCTCAATCTGTTGCATCATTTCCGGTGTATATACTAAATTACCAGTTGGCTTGTATTTATTAATTGGCGTATAATTTTTAGAATTTTGGGTTGTTTTATCCATATGATGTGTCATATTTGGATCAGACGACATTTCATCGGATTCTGTTTTTTTCTGTTCAATCACATTGCCTTTTTCGTCTAATACAATTCCAGTTTTCTTTTTGAATTCGGTTCGAACATAAGATGGGATCCATTCGTGCCAAGAAATAAACAATGTATTTGGATGCAAATATTTCACATAAAATCCATTGTCTTCTAGTTTTGCAACTAAATATCCTGTGCAATCCCCTTTATCGTATGTTGGTTCTCCAAATATAAAATCCGGAATGTTAAACCATATGTGCTTATCATTTTTCTTATTTCTACCTGTAAACGTGATTCGTTTATGTATACGGTTCAATATTTTATCAAAAATATTCAATTGTTTTAAATCGCGGCGTTTTCGGTTTTCATACAATTCGTCAATATTAATTTTATGAGAGGCTTCTTTATCTTCAATATATAAAAAACACGACATATATATTTTAAAAATAAAATATATATAAAATTTATTTTTATTTATTTATAATTAATGGATGAAAATCCAAAAACGCCTATAATCAAAAACATTGTCATTTCCGGAGGTGCAGTATGGGGATTTTCAGCCTATGGAGTAATTAAACATGCTTGCCAACAAAAATACATTGACTTGAAAAATATAAAATCCTATTATGGCACCTCAGTTGGGACTATGCTTTCCGTTTTATTTGCATTAGATTATGATTTCGATATTATGGATGATTTTTTAATAAAACGACCGTGGTATACTATTTTTGAAAAAGGATTGCTTTCATTAATGGAATCCTATGAAAAAATGGGATTATATACCATCGAATCTATGAAACAAATATTTATGCCACTGTTTAAAGGCAAAGACATTGACATTGACATTACATTGCGCGAATTTTATGAAAAAAACAATATTGATATTTATTTTTACACCATTGATATAAATGAATATAAAATCGTTGAATTGTGTCATAAAACACATCCAGACTGGAAAGTGATTGAAGCAGTATATGCATCATCTGCCGTTCCAATTGCGTTTCAACCGTTAATCAAAGACAATAAATTTTACTGTGATGGTGCATTTATTAATAATTTTCCATTATATAACTGTATGCAAAATGAGGACGACCATGATTCGATTTTCAGTATAAATTTATATGGACCACAGGACAATATAAATATAAATAATATAAATGTGAATTCCACATTATTTGAATACGTATTTCATATTATGACAAATTATATGTTAAATAAAGTGAAAGAAAGTGATATATGCAATATCAAAAATAAAATCATCATACAAAAACAAAATATAACAATCAACGATTTATTTCTATCGTTTTCCAATTGTGAAAAACGGCAACTATTAATACAACTGGGGATTGATCAAATGGCCGAATTTTTACAATCATTAGACACAAACCCTACACCTACACTGTATACATAATTAAGCCGGAGTTGTCATGGTATCTACAAATTTGCTTAATGAGGAAGATGTAATTTTAGCATCAAAATCAATAATGTCGTTATCTTTTACCATCTTAATTGTAGGATAGCTATCAATATTGTATTTGCGAATGAGTTCATTAATGTCTTCAGGAGTATTCATGTTTAATTCGTCAAATTTCGCGTTTGCTACTTTATCGACCCCCTTGCCTTTATCTCCACTGTCTTCGGTGCAATCAATGTCAATACATTGTATTTTGTATCCATTGACTTCTTTGTTGTTGAATTTATCATAAAACGCGTCCCATTCCGGTTTGGCCGTTTTACAATGAGGACACCAATCTACGTGGAAAAAATAAATTTCAATCACTCCAGTTCTGTCATTCATATTTGCGACGTCTTTCATTTTATTTTCTTTAGGTTTTTTGTAAAATGCATTATATGCATAATATGCCACACCCAGAAAAAGTAAAATCAACACAATCATGCCCACCCTATAAAAAACATGATTACGTTGTAATAATTCATATATATAAGTAATTACGTTTGCCATATAATTTATTGCAATATTTTATTTACATAAAATAAACACATTTGGCTAAATTTATTATATTTTGTATAATTATTTTATTGTAATATTATAACTATGAAAAAATCACAATACAATAAAACCGTGAAAAAATATACCGAAAAGGATTATAATAGCAATGATGGAATGTTAACGACAATATGGGGTCCGAGTATGTGGCATTCTCTTCACACCATCAGTTTCAATTATCCGGTAAACCCCACATGCGTGGAAAAAGAAAATTATAGAAATTTCATATTGAATTTGAAAAACGTATTGCCCTGTGGAAAATGTAGAGCAAATCTTTGTAAAAATATGAAAAAGTTGCCATTGAAATGGTCTGACATGAAATCGAGGCATACATTTTCTTTGTATTTGTATAAATTACACGAATTAATAAACACAATGCTAAAGAAAAAATCAGGATTGTCATATGACGATGTAAGAGAACGATATGAACATTTTAGGTCAAGATGCACAAAATCGCACAAAGAATTGTTAAAAGACATGAAATTAAGAAAAACGATGAAGCATGAAAAGGGGTGTGTTGAACCTCTGTATGGAGAAAAATCAAAATGTGTAATTAAAATAATTCCACAATCTGTAAAATGCAATACATTCCAAATGGATGAAAAATGCATAAAACGCACACTTTATGAAGAATCGAAAACACACTCAAATGAACAAACAAAATAATCCATTTGTGTGGATACTATTGAGTAAAAATGGAAAATAAATTTGGTGGTGTAAAAATAACGATTTTAACCACACGCAAAATAAATATATAATAAATTTAGCAAAAATAGATAAAATATGTCTAAATATATAGTAAACAATATATATAATGAATACAATTGATGTGTCTCAAAATAAAATAAAGTTTTGGTCAGATGACCCTAATATTTTATTTCAAAAAGAATACATGTTTGAATTTTTCCCAACCGAAAACATGGTATATGAACAAAAATTAAATGCAATTACAAGAGTTATTCTAATATTAACCATTGTTGCATTTTTTTACAGTTCAAATATTCGAATATTAGTGGTTGGTGTAATTACTTTGTTTTCAATCTATCTTTTATATTTCTATCGAAAAAACGATCAAGACAAGCAAAAACAAAAAAATCCGGAAAAACAAATAAATGAGAATTTTGAGAACAGAGCTTTAGAAGTATTAAAAAACAAGTCGCTGCCCACAAATGTTTTTGATTCGCCTTCTTCCAATAATCCATTAAGCAACGTTTTGGTGACTGATTATGAAACTACAGTTGATAAAAAGCCTGCACCTCCAGCATACAATTCAAATGTAAATGACGATATTTTAAAACAAGCCAAACAACTGGTGCAAGACTTGAATCCGGACCAGCCAGATATATCCAATAAATTATTTAAAGATTTAGGCGATGAATTTGTTTTTGAACAATCCATGCGTCCATTTTATTCTACTGCAAATACGCGTGTAGAAAATGATCAAACCGCATTTGCCGAATTTTGTTTTGGCAGTATGGTATCATGTAAAGAGGGAAATTTATTTGCATGTGCTCGCAATTTAGACAGATATCAAAACTAATTTGTTGTATTTTAAAATGTTTTTGAATATATTATTTTTACATTTTCGATAGCTTTATAATCATTATTATATTATCGTATATTATAATATAATAATGAGTATTGTAAACGGATACGAATTTAACAATATGGGAAGAATTGGAACAGATGTAACAGATTTGACACAGAAAAATTTATATAATACTCGATTTGGCAATTATATGTTATCAAACTATTCAAATGAAGTTACATCAGATTCACATATTAATTTTGCAGTTCAACAGCCAAATGTAATGATGAATGCGAGCCGTGGAGTAAATAGCAATGTAATTGACGTGAATTCCAAATTATTATTGAATGTTGAAAACGAACGTCCTTTAGAAAAACTACAATTATTAAGTCGCCCCTTTTTAACAGTTCCATATTTAGGCAAAGGCGCAGTAGATACTACATTGGAAAGCCGACTGTTGCAAGGCGAAGCGTCTCACGATAGAAAGAGCGTATCCACTATCATGGACCAAAACTTTTCATCAAAGTCACAATATATATTGGATGAAAATGCTTTGAAAAACGTGAATGACCCAACACGATCAATCGAAGAGCTCGCATTAAATGGATGGACGCGTGGTGGAAATGCTACACGTGAATATAGCAATTAATTTATACTCTAGATCATAATATATCATATTTATATATAATATTATATAATGGATTTTGTCAATAAAACAGTCAATCGTAGTTTAATCGATCCTACGTGTATACGATTTAATAGCTTGTGTAAATTTTGTAAATTTTTAGACAAGTTGGTTCCCCATTTATTTGAAGAAATACATCTATTGCCTCCATTATTTGTAGCACACCCAAATCCTAGAGTGCAATTTGTATGGGATGAAAGAATAAAAAATGCAATTCATATTTTTGAATCGAAAATGAAAAATAATGATATTACAAGTTTGTATGAAATACCATTAGCAATATATGTAAATATAGACAGCACAACCGAATCGCTAATCCATTCACATAGTTTTGTATTATTTATTATACCGAATGAAAATGGTAATCTAGCCTTTACTATGGGATTAGGACATGATGCAGAAACAAATAAAGTGATAATTACACCTTTTCTCATTTAAAACGCCCATTTTATATGAGAACTCATAAATAATTCTTCTTTATTTTTCGTGTTTTGTTTTTCTTGGATACATATTTTTCTGGTCTTTCGTATGCTCCCTTAATTATGTTCTTGTATTTTTCTTTCGGTATTTCTCTTATCACTTTTGTTATATTTTCCTTCAAGGCACTATGAGTTAATCCATCTAATTTTTGTAATCTGGATTTCAACATACTAAAGTAATTTTCTATAGAATTTGTAAAATGTTGATATGGAACAGAATATAATAACTGGTTTTCTTTATTTATGATTTCTTTTACTTTTGGATTTCTATGACTACTCGCATTATCCAAAATAATTAATTTATTCTTGTATTTTCCTGAAATATGTGTTTGTATAAATTCCACCATTCTATCAGCATTTATACCACTTTTTTCATATAAGTCCCATCCAACCATTCCATCAACAGAAATAGCAAATACACCAGTATATTTTTTGAATACTTCTTGAGATTGTGTTTTTATGACACATCTTTTTCCTTTTTGACTATAGCAGTGATTTCTTTTCTGTAATGATTTTATACTTGTTTCATCAATACAAATTATATCTTCTATTTTATACTTTTTAACTTCTTCATAAAATTCCTTCAAATTATTATTTATATCAATATCTTTTTCAAAACGCTTTACTGGTTCGTGTCTTATTCTGGTTAATTTCAAAGTAATATTGTTATCATTTATAATTCTATGAATATGAGATTTATTCAAATGTAAATCAGGAAATTTATTTTCCAATAAATAAAGTAAGTCTTCTATAGTAATTGTTTTGTTCTTCTTTATTTGTTCTAATAAAAAAGAAACATGCTCTTTACGAACTTTATATGCCTTTGGAGTTTTTTCATATCCAGTAATTTTTCCTTCATTTTGATATTTATGAACCCAACGCATTAAACTTCTTCTGGAACAATTGAAAATCTTACAAACTTCTTCTTGCGTTTTATCTTCAACCAAATAATAATTTACAGCAGTTTCTTTATAATCAATACTCTTTTGTGTAGTCATATTTATTATATTTCTATATAATATAAAAATAAATTATAATAATATATAAATGAATGAATATAAAGACAATCCAGACCAATCCAGACCAATCCAGACCAATCCAGACCAATCCAGACCAATCCAGACCAATCCAGACCAAACTAATACATTAAGATTGACGCAAGAATTTAATGAAAAATTTTTTAGTCATACGAGAAAAAGTATAAATATAACAAATCTTTCAATTATGAAAGACGATATAAAAAATTATAGACCATTAACATATATACAACTTACACAATTAGAAGATTTAACAGAAAACGAAAAAATAGAAATAATAAAAACATATAATATTATGTTTGCATCTATAGAAAATATAATAAATTAATATAAAAATATTTTATATAATATAGTAAAATAAATGGATGAACCAAATCTACAAGAAAAAATAAAATTGTTAGAAGAAGAAAATAAAGAACTCAAAGAAAAATTAAAAAAATATACAGCACCAGTTCGTCATAAAAATTATTATGAAAGTCATAAAGACGATATTATACAAAAAACAAAAGAATACAAAAATTCATTAACACCAGAAAAGAAAAAAGAATACGCAAGAAGGGCATATTTGAAAAAAAAAGAAAAACAAGATAAAAATCCAGAACTTTAGGAATTTATATATTTATGCGTGTAAATATATAAATATATAATCTTTAGTAAATATATAGAATGGGAAAAAAGAAAAATACTGATTTCCAAGAGTTTAGGAATAATGAAAAGTCTGCTTACAAGACTTTTAAAATTCCTTTGAAAACTATTTTGTTAAATTGTGAAACAATACAACTAGTCATTAATCATTTGGTTTTTGAAATGAACGATTTGGTTATTCATACCTATCAATTTATTCGGTTGTATGTTTTGTATCAATATACTAAAAATCTTTCTTTACCTGATTTAGACGAAACATTTATTCTTTATTGTATCAAAACATTAGGAACTCGTGATAATAGAGGTAAAAAAGGAAAAGATACAGAACTTTTGGAAAAGTTAGATGTATTTTACAAAACCGAATATCAACCTCTATTGAACCATGTAAAAACTAATTTGAAAAATACAACTTTTTTATTACCTTATGTAGCAACACAAATTCATACTTCTTTATCAAATAATACACAAGAACGATTTATACAACACTTTCTACGATTTATCAATAAAACTACAAATGAAATTACTGAAGATAAAGCAATATTATTTCAATTCAAAAAGAACCTTATGGAACTAAAAGAAACAGATGCAAAATTTAATGAATGGAAACAACTACACTTACCAAATATTTTACCAAAAGATATCAAAAAATCAATTCACTATGATGTGAAAGTGAAACCATTTGAATATTTGAAAGGTATGTTGTATATGAATTATGTTTTGGAAAAAATGGAAAGTAAATTATTCCAACCTTTACCATTAAGAAATAATATTATTCCAAAACATATTATTTTAGATACAGCAAGTTTAATTAATTTGTTTTGCCCTGAAAAAGATAAAGAAGGAAAAAAGGTCAAAAAAAGTGAATTATTGAGTAATGTAAAAGATAATCAAAATGAAGTATGGAGTAATTTTTTAGATTTGAAAAATAAAATATTCAAAAATAAATATTATCAGTTTCATAATCAAATACAAACAGACGGAATATCTTGTTGTCTATTATTTATTAGAAAAGATTTGAAAGATAAAAAATGGGGTTCAAAAGTTCCTACTTTACAAGAACAAGAGTTTCATTCTATAGAGGATTTATCAAAAGAACAATTAGATACTTTGAAAGATAGAAATATAGTAGGTTGCGACCCTGGAAAACGCAGTTTGGTATATATGATGGATAAAAATGGGAATAAATTACAATATACAGCACCACAAAGAAAAAGAGAAAGTAAATCAAAAACAAACCAGCGAATATTATTAATTGAAAGAAAAAGAAATGGAATTATTCAAAAAGAAACTGAATTATCATTTCAAAATAGTAAATCAGTTGATTATGAAAAATTTAAAATATATCTGGTAGAAAAGGATAAATTAAACAAAGAAACTATAGAATTTTACAAAAGAGAAACATGGAGAAAAATGAAATTCAGACAATATAGTTATGGTAAAAAATCCATAGATACATTCCTCAATAAGATTAAGGAAACTTTTGGTGAAAACATAATTATTGGTTATGGTAATTGGAGTAGGTCTTCTCAAATGAAACATTTTATACCGACTATGAATAAAGGATTAAGGAAACTAATCCATAAAAAATATGATACAATTACCATAAATGAATGTAATACAAGTAAGAAATGTTGTGATTGTAATAATGATTTGGAATATTACAAAGATAAAGAAGGAAAGAAAGTATTTAGGTTATTAGTCTGTTCTAACTGCGTGAGTTGCGAAAACAAAAAAATCGTATTTAGAACAAGAGATGCTAATTCTTCCATAAACATAATGAAATTAACTGAAACTTGGATAAATAAACAAGAGCGACCATTATGTTTTCAAATTTTGTCTTTCACATCTTCAAGTAAAAACAAGGAAGATGAAAAAGTAAGACCATCGTAGGTGAAATTCCTACTATTGATTTTACATTTTTTCTTATTTTTTGCCTAATAAAATGGGCGTTTTAAATGAGAAAAGGTGTAAAACACCGGATTTCAATCCATTTATCAAAAGTAAAAAAAGAATGGCGGAAGATGGATCTAGAATATTAAGCCGCGAACCCTCATATAACAAAGAAATCGATACGCATACATGTAAATTAAGTAAAGGGTCATTTATTATAAAAGCAATCGAACCATTGACTTTTAGTTATTTGAGGAATTTTAGATCATTCTTGTATAAGAAATTTGTAAAAATAGAAACGGTTTCGACCGAAAGAAGTGATGTCCGACATAAGAAGAAAATAATACAAGACATGAATGTAATTCACACAAGTATTAATTATGATAGATTTACTTTTAAGGGCGAAAACTGTTCTTCTTTTGTGGAAAGTTTAAGCCGTAATAGTACACGTAAAACGGTTTCTTCGCGAATTTTATGCACAAACATAAGCAATCCTTCGTCAATCCGTTCAAATTTATACAACAATGAAAAATTAAATGATTTTGTGAATTATATATTTCGTTTGGACCATGAAAATGCAATTAAATGGATTAAAGACGTGTATGAGAAAAAATATTCGAAAAATAATGAAACCCTGATTTCAATGATACGTGAATATGCGTCAATTGGAACAAGGCAAAGAGGTGGAAAGAAAAATAAAACAAGGAAAAATAAATGAACATAAACATTGTGCGGATTTCCGCATACATAACATAACATTCATATTATAGAAACTACGATATTTACAAACTATATAAATAAACCCATATAAATAGTATTTAGGATAATACTGAAATCATATATATTATATATGGATCACACCGATTATTTTGACCATATTTCCGCAATAACACCGGATTATAAAAACAACAAAGAATATCGAAATTGCATTCGTTTATTTTTTAATATGAATTGTGAAACAATTACTGAATACGACGATGAATCGAATGATGAAATGACATATGATGTGGATTCTACCATCAAATACATGGATATAATATACGAAAAAATCAAATCAAATCCATTATTTAAAAAAGTGTGTATAAAAGCCGCAAATAAAATGCTGTCGGAAGACCCAGAAATCGGATTTAGTATTTTATTTTGTTATGATTATTTTGCGCTTTTTCATGCATGTTTATGCACATATTTAAATACACCGGAATTATTGAATGAAGAATTTATAACATACAAATCTTTATTGAATGCGCTTTGAGCCATTTCTTATTTATAAAACACCCATCTAAAGAAGTTTAGCCAAAATATACTATTTTTATAAAATATTATATTTATATAACATATAACAACCATGAGTGCGTCTAGTAGAAACCAAGTAAACCAAGTGATGATACCCATAGAACCGGAATCCGATGTCTCGATACCCAGGATTAAGTTAAAAAGCAGTAATGAATATATTGTAGTAGTACGTACTGGGCCTGGTACAGTTCAGTTTTTTAAAGTACATAATCCACCTTACACTGGTGAAGCGAACTTTAACCTCAGTGACAATGATAGTATATTTGTAACACGAGTAGTTCCATTTCTCAATAAAGATAACAAATATAACCTAAAAACATTTTACAGTGTAGGTAATATAATGGAGTTTACTTATGGATATTATAAATCACTCAATCCTGAACGTATGGTAAATGGTTATAGTGTGGCTACGCCTAATATTAAATGGAGGCCACGTAATAGCCAGGGTACGCGTAATCACCAGGGTACGCGTAATCACCAGGGTACGCGTAATAGTAGAAGTCGAGGGGGTAAAAAATCTCGTAAAAATAGAAAACAAAATTAAAAAGAAGAACTGCACGTAAGCACTCCTATTAATTTTAACCTTCTTATTTTTTCTATAATAATTGGGCGTTTTACATCTTCAATAGTGTAAAAAATATAAAAATATAAATATAATTAAAACATAGCAAAACCATGTCTATGTTTGTTGTAGAAAATGGTGAAAGGTATTATAAAGTAGAAGTACCTATTGGTGCTATTCTAAAGCCAGATACTATAGTAACAGTAACAAGATTAAATAGTGAAGACCCAAACAATATTTATAAAAAGAATGGAATAAAAGATGAGTTTGAAATGCTTTTTCAAACTATAATGCTTAACGGATATTCGCTACGAACGCAATTGAAGGGGTAAAAAATCTCGTAAATTTAGAAAACATAAAACGAAATTAGAAAAAAAGAACAATCAAAAATAAAAAATACAACTTAAATATCAAGGTTTATTTAGACGTATATTTATAACACGTTTTACACCTTTTCGCATTAAAGATGTAAATACATAAAATCCCAACTCCCACAAAACCCACCCCCAACAAAAAATATGATAAAATATATCAAATATTATATCATAATTAATTATAATGGCATCTACTAGAAATAAAAATACACCAGGTGATTATAATTTAGAACAATATTCTCTTGAAAGACAGCGCACATATATTCATTACGAGCATGCGAGCTATGGTAAACCAGTGGAAACCATGCACGCCGGAAATGGATTATGTCATGGACGTATTGCGGCATCCAACTTGTCGCATAACCCAGAAGACATTGAATCCTATTTGTTTGGTATAGGATCAACAAATCTCGTTTCACCCAAATCAGACCCAACACCTCAATACAAATCATTAAAGGAATTATCGATTGCAGATAGAATTACCTTCATATTACCGGAACCACTTGTTGTCCAACCCAACCAAAGAAATGTATGGTCATAATTACAAAAATCCTTTAATCCACACAAAAACCCCACAAAAAATATATAACAAATAATCAATATAAAAATGAAAATAAATAAATACTATGTCATCTAATACTATAGTAAACAGTCAATATAACACTCAAAACCAATTATTATTAAATAGTTTAATGGAATTTTATGGAAACAAAGAAAATATACACAAAATGATGAATATAATAAACGGCGAGTCCAAAATATCCCTTCGTATTGTAGACTGGTTTGTTACAAATTACGCCAAAAAATATTATACAATATATGAATTAGACACCACTCCTCGATTCAAAGTCTACAATGATTACAAACTCAAATTGAAGGCCTATTCCAAGAAAAGATTCGATCCATTTTGCCGATGGGAAAGAATATCAATTCCGTATGATGAAAATAATTGCATGGAAACTACAATTGGCCAGCTCAATTTTTTCAAATGGGCAATCGACAACAAAATCATCGATTATATAAATGAAAATTACACAGAAATCGAAAAAGACATGAATAATCGAAATAGCAATTCGAAAAAACGAATTTCGATTGACAATGAGGACGATGTAGACAATGGCAAAACTCGCAAAAAAAGAGAAGAACTATCGATTTCTGCATGTAAATGTATTAAAAAAGAATCCGTGAAAATCATTGTAAAATTCAACTAATAGGGTTATGAAAAGGGGGACACATTGTATAATAAATCCATATAATAATATAAATATTATTTGCAAAAATATAATATTTATATGACAACAAAATCCAAAACTATTTATGTTCATTTAACATATCCTATCGAAATCTTTGAAAATGGACAATACAAAGAATTAAGTAATTGTAGTGCAATTGAATTTGAAGAATGCGCCACACAAATTTCAAATGTAAATATTTCAAATTATGAAATCCATGAAAAAATAAAACGACTCATTGATGAAAAATTCAGTGTGGCGCATCAAAAACCCAACATTAATAAAATTCCGTCAAAAATCAAATTTGAAAATAGTTTGGAAGAAGAATATGACTATAATGAAAATGACAGTAATAGTGTATGTAGCACAAATGACTCCATATTTTCAAATGAAGAATATGATGAAAATGAGATGTGTAAAGAATCCAATGAGCAGCCACTTTCATATGAAAATCACACCCCAACTACGGATTATAAATTGTGTGTAAAAAAAGATGAAATAAAACAAAAAATAATTTCATCCAATAAATCTTTTAAAAATATGAAAAAATGCGGAAATAAATTTTCGCGCAAAACAAAAATATTATAAACAAATCAATTCAATACAACAGTGCGTTCAAATGATGAACCATTTACCATAAACTAGGTTTAGACACATTGAACCTATTTTTTATTATATATATGTATTATATATAATGAATCCAAACTCAAATCCAAATCCAAACCTAAATGCACTTCCCATGATAAATAATATAAATGATTGGTCTGAAGACATTGAGAAAGTATTAGACCATATTCGAATGAATAGTGTAATTCTATCGAAACAACATAAAAAACGTTATTTTTATTTGAAAACCATTTTATTGTATTTTCGTTTGCCGGTAATCATTATATCCGGAATAAATAGTATTATAAGTGTTGGATTACAACCCTATGTCGGTCAGCGAACCATTTCAATGATGACGTGTTTGCTCGCTCTTGCGTGTTCAATTATAGGATCGATTGAATTATATTTGGCAATACAAAAATCCATGGAAAACGAATTATTATCATCCAAAGATTATTATATTTTGAGCATAGATATTCACAAAACACTTACCTTATCTAGCCGACATCGACCAATTCCGGCAAAAGAATATTTGGAAAAAAAATACAATGAATATGTAAAACTAATTGAAAACTGCAATTTATTGTCGAAAAAAATAATAGATAGCTTGAATCCATTGCCGGATATGAGATTAAATAATATTGGAAATATGGCATCCAGATATATTTCATCTAAATCAGCAGATGAAGAATCCGTGTTATCAATCATGCCGCCATTATCGCCTTCGTCTATATTTGACGAAGACAATTCAATGTTTTTTTCGACAAAAACACGTAATGCAGGCGATGATCAAAAACCGGCATTTTATATGCAACACACAACATCTGTATTAAATACACTAAGTAATTTATTACATTCATATAAAGTAGGACCATTATTGAATGTAAAACAGGATGCAAATCATGTGGTCGAACTGGCAAAAAATATAATATCCAATGAATTCAAAGAAAAAGAAAAACAAATTTCCGATTTACAACAAATATACAAAGAACACGATCCGCTTATATATTCAGAAAAAGAATCTGGTGGAGAATCAAATATAATACAAATAAAGGACGAAGAAAAGGAACTATTGTCAAAATCTCAAGAAAAAATGGATTCAAGCGAAGCCAGTGAAAATGAAAAAGAAAAAAATATTTTGGTATAATTTTTTTGGAATTTTATTTTTGGAATTTTTGTAAAAGTATTTTTCATTTATTTGTAAAATTTTCAAATATATAATTCAATATTTTCCAAATCGATAGAATCATTTTCCAATAATTTTTTAATTCTATCAGGATGCATTTTTCGAATTGCAAAATATTCCAAAAACCTCCATTTATATTTATTATAATAATAACTGTGTCTGAATCTATTTATAACGTTAACAGAACGCTTGTCAAAACTTGGATAATGCACAATTAGGTTATTATGTTGACATTCGAAAGAAAACACGGACTCTGGTATCATCGGAAGTATTTCAATGCGATTATTTGAACATATTAAAACAGTTAATTTTTCTGGCAAATTTGGTAATTTTCGTAACTTATTGTCATTGCAATATATAATTCGTAATGATTCCGGAAGTTTACCAATATGTCGAATAAAATTCCCCATACAACTCAATTCTTCGAGCATTGGTGGCATATCTGGCAATGATTCCAACAAATTATATCCACAATACAGTTTTTTTAAAGTTTGAGGTAAAATGGGTAATTCACGCACATGATTATTTAACATTGTAAGTTCTTCTAGGCGACTCGGTAGGTTTTCCAAAACTGGTATGAAATTTCCATATATATCTAGGGTTTTCAGTGTGTTTGGTAGTTTGGGCAATACGTGCAAATTGTTGTTTCCGCATATTAATATTTCTAGATTTTCTGGCAACTCCGGCAAATTTTTGATATAATTATTGTAGCATACTAACATTTTTAATCCTTTTGGTAATTCTGGTAAATGTGTCAACATATTCCCATTACAATCAATGTATTCTAAGCTATCCGGCAATTTTGGTAGGGATGCTAATTTATTTTCATAACAAAATATTTTTCTTAGATGTTTGAAATGATTCAGTGAAGGCAATTCGTAAAAATTGTGCCGGTTAATTTGTATATATTCGGTTTCATGATCGAGATTTGATATTATATCTTCAATTTCATATTGATTATACTCAATGCCGTCATATGATCCATCTGCTCTTAAATTTCGAGTATAGAATGCCATGTTGAAATGTTGTCTTGTGTTAAACATTTTTGATTTGAATGTATACAAATGATTACATACATTGATTTATAATCAATTTTTTGATTTTTGGTTTTGGTTTTTGATTTTGAATTTGATTTTATAATATTGTATTTTTACAATATTATATTTTGTATAATATTTTGAATTTATTTTTGATTTTATATAATAGATACACCCAATAAATATAAAATATTTAATTGGAGTAAGCGACACCGGCCATACCAGACATCACACGAAGCACGTTGTAGTTAACGGCATAAACTCTGACCTTGGCAGTGTTGACACCAGAAACTGTGGGCGAAGAAAGGACAAGCTGAAGAACGGCATTGTCAATTCTGGAGAAGTTGCATGATCCAGATGGTTGATGTTCCTCAGGGCGAAGAGCAAATGAGTAAACATTGATACCAGTATCCGGAGCACGTGTGTGGTGCTGGAAGGGCTGAACAACGTCGAAGTAGGATCCTTCGCGCTCAGAGAATCTGTCTTGGCCGTTAAGTTGGAGCTTAGCGGTGACAACAGGGTTCTCTCCCCAGCAGTGCATGTCAAGGGCAGTCTCACCAAGAACGAATGTTCCGGCATCAGAAACACTTGATCCAGATGCAACTCCGGCACCAGTTTGGTCGTTGAATCCAACGAAAGGAGCAGTGGCTCCACCCCAGACCTGGGATGAAACACCGGCTTCATCAATGGCACCAGGCATCTGGAAAAGTCCCTGGGATGTGATGAAAGCACCAGATCCCTGGGTCTCAGCAGGTCCACCGAAGGCAGCAATGGAGTTAGGAAGGGCATCAATGGCATCGGTGTAGTTGAATGGCTGAGCACCAAGAGTCTTGAAGAGCACGTTGGTGGCATCAAGAGAAGCGCAGTAGTCAACGTTGGCATCAGGCTGGACAACCCAGATGAGCTCCTTGCAAGGATGATTGAAGTTAAGCTTGATCTTGTTGGAGGATGAACCGACAGATTCATCACCAGTGAACTGGAGCTGTTCAATCAAATACTCATGAGGGTTCTGGGCCATCTTGCGGCGCTCATCAGTATCAAGGAAGATGTAATCAATGTAGAGAGATGCAGCAACAAGAGATTGTTGGTAAGCAGCAGACACAGATTGGCTTCCAGAGGCTGTGGCAGAAAGAGACTTAACAGCCCACAAGCACTCACCAATGGGGCGGAAATCAATGTTGATCTTGACTTCGTGGTATTGAAGAGCAATAAGGGGAAGGGCAAGTCCAGGGTTGCGGCAGAACCAGAAGAGAAGAGGAACATAAAGGGTGGTCTCAGGAAGAGCGTTTCTAGGAGCGCAAACCTGAGAAGGTCCACCGGAAGCAGCGCATGGTCCAGAGATGTTTGCGAATGTAGGATCAGTAAGATATGTAAGCTGAGTGGTGTGACCAATCATCTTGAAATATCCACGCTGTTGTTCGGAAGAAAGGGTAAGCTGGTTCCAGATGTGCATCCAGTCACCATATTGGCGATCAATTCTTTGACCTCCAATCTCGACCTCAACCTGTGAGACAAGTTGCTCACCAATGAAATCTAGCCATCTAGCATAGACAGGTCCGGCACCACCGACAGCCATGGATTGGTTAATCTCAGGAAGAGTAACCTGAAGGTATGTGCGGTAAGCCAAATCACCATTTCTGCTGATGGTGCATGTAACTCTGCGTCCGAAATCAGCCTGTCCAGAGAATGTCTGTTCAATGCTTTCCATGGCAAAGTTTGTGTGTCTGCGGTATGAAACCTTCCAGAATGTGATTTCAGGAGTTCCAGTAAGAAAAACGTCTTGGGCGCCGTAAGCAACAAGTTGTAAGAGTCCACCTCCCATTTTTATATATTCCCTAAAGATATTATTTTCAAATAATATTATTTAATTATTAATTATTATATTACGGTTTTATTATACAAAATAAATATGTTTTATATAATATTAAGATGATATATGGTGTTATAATTATAAAATAATTTCCCTACATAATAGTTATCGTGTAATTTGAATATTGGATTCTATGAATTTATCTAAATAATCTTCTTTTAAACATTCCAACACATTGTCCTTTTTTTTGAAAATATATTTATCATCTTTCTTTTTAATGGTCCAACCATTTTCGATAGCATTTGTCAAAAATATCATTTTCTGAAATTGTTTTTGAGAAATGGATATTTGAATATTTTCACTTGACATTCTTATAATTTATAATGAAAATTTATAATTATTTTAACCATATATCAAAATATATAAAAATATGCTTTTATTAGTAATATTATAATGACAAAACAACAAAAAGATTCTCAAATCCAAACTACTTCAATTGATGAAAAACACAAAGAAATGCTAAATACATTTGATATTCATGAGTTAAATACAATTCCTGAATTAAAAAGCGAAAAAGAAATGTTGAAAAATTATATAAAATCACTAAAGACCTATCAAATCGAAGAATATATGGAAAAAAAAGATAGAATTCGCCAAATTAATGAAAAAATAAAAGAATTGAAATCATTCAAAAAAAAGTATTTGTTAGAAAATTCAAAATATGTATTTCAATATTTCGAACAAAAGAAAAAAATATCAACGGATGTAAATGAAGACAACAACAAAAAACTCAATAACAATATGATTGCTTTTTTCAAAATAAAAGCAAATAGCGAACAATCTTCGAATTTAAATAATGAAAAATATTTGAATTCTAAGAAAAGCTATCAAAATTATTGGAAAAATGTAAATAATGAAATTATAAACATTCAAGATTTTATTGTGCAAACTGATATTTGTAAATCGTGTAATAATGGCGAAATGATTCCACAAGATGAAGAAGGTATATTAATATGTAATAATTCAAAGTGTGGCAAATTTATTACATATGTAATTGACGGTTCAAAACCAAATAATAAAGAACCACCAAATGAGGTTTCCTACACTGCATATATACGATTGAATCATTTCAAAGAGATTCTTTCACAATTCCAGGCAAAAGAAACTACCCAAATTCCTGAATATGTAATCGATGCTATCCGAAATCGTATTAAAAAAGAGCGTATTACAGATTATTCAGTAATTAATTATGACAAAATGCGAGAAATACTAAGAAAACTGGGATTTAATAAATATTTTGAACATATTCAATATATTAATTCAATTTTTGGAATAAAACCACCTATAATGAATGAAGAATTACACGAAACATTATGTGTGCTTTTTATCGAAATACAAAAACCGTGGGCTCTACATTGCCCTGCAAATCGCACTAATTTTTTTAATTATACATATACATTATACCAATTGTGTGTGTTGTTAGACCAGGTTCAATACTTACCTTATATTCCGATGATGAAAGATCGCGAAAAACAATTAGAGCAAGACATGATATGGAAAAAAGTATGCGAAGAATTAGATTGGGTGTTTTTTCCGACTGTGTAATTATGCACTTTTGGCTTATACTGAAATAAAGGCCGGTGTGAGTGCAATTCCGCAAATACCGGCATCGTTGGTCGATTCGCTGCGTAAAATCTTGACATATCCGTTGTCTCCCCAACTACTTCCCCATGAATTCTTTACGAGCCAGTATTTTTGACCGGATTCTTCTCCATATCCGACCACTAAAACACCGTGATCTAAATTTGTGCCGCAACTCGTGGATGTAATAATTCCACCGGAATAGGATTGGAAATAACGAGTATCGGCTTCAATGGCAACGGAAACTGGTTGTTTTGATACGGCGACTTTGAGTGAAATCTGATCCTTTGCTACAACCTCACTGCAAGAAGTGAACTTTACAATCGAAGAACATGACTTGCAAACGTCATTTTGTTTTTGTGTTGTGCCAGAGGTGTAAGGATATGAAGATTCGCTACATTGGCCATTTGAAATCATATATTTAAATGCACCGGTCATTTGTCCGCCATTGCATCCATATGAACCGTATGAAATACCAGTTGCACAATCGACGACTTGTTGTTCGGATAAGTCCAACAATTTACCGGTAGAAATGGCCCACGCACCTTCGGCCGCACCGGTCGACGAAAATGCCCAGCAGCTACCACATTGTCCTTGATCTTTCACAGAAGATACTGCATTTTTAGTTCGCCAATCAATGGAAGAAACCACTGAACTTCCGGATGAAAACGATTTACATCCATAACTTTTGTAGATACCGTCTAAACCAGTAATATACATAGATTTGAATTCACTGGGGGTTAAATCGGTGAATTTATTTACAGACATACTAAAGTTTTGGGATAAATCGGAGTTATGATTATTAATTTCTTGTAGATTTGTTTTGTATATTTCAAATCGTTCTTGAAATTCCTTCATTGAGTTATATCTTTTGTTGAATCGTTCTAGGAATAATAAGAAACTATTCCAATAGCTGGATTCATCCAATTCGAATGAAAACGCAAATCGAGTTGTCATGAGTATTGTAAATATAATATTCATATGCATTATATATATTATATATATATTATTTTTTAATTCATTTTGAAATAATAATTACGGACTTTAGTATGGGTTATGATTTCATGGGAAATACGAATGTGGTTATTGCTGTTATATTTACAGTGTTATTTATGAATTATTTGTAAAAAATTGAATTGTTTTTATAAATAGTATACTTATTATATTACAATAAAAATAATGGAAACCAAATCTGAAATCATACATACTCATATTGCTTCAAAATCGATGTCAATCAACATGTCGAAAATAACTACAGAGAAATACAATGAATCGTTTATTCAAAAATATTCAAAACAAAAACGAATCCGAATTTTACATAAAATTATTTATTGGAAGCAAATCGAAAATGCGGTCAAAAAATGCAATATAAAAAAGGGCGCAAATATGTACGCATTTGAATACTTGAAACTCAATTTAAACAAATACGTGCGAATAAAGGATGTCCAAGAGTATTGTAATAAAAGAACAAAAGAAGAAACCGGACATCCATTGGGCGACCCACCACGAGCGTTTGAAATTTTAAGAAAAGACAAATTGCCATTGGAATGGACTGAAATCAAATATAAAAAAAACAAATATGTAAAATATACGCCGCATATTAAAGATAAAATTTGTAGTCAAATCATAGACAATCATAAACACAAAAACGACGGATTCAATAAAAATACGATTGAAGAAAAATTGAAATTGTCAAATTATAAATGTTCTATAACCGGAATACCGCAAGATAATGGGGAACTTGCTGCCGATCATTTCATTCCAAAAGAAAAAGGCGGATTAAGCCATGAATCCAATTGTATTATTATTAATAAAATATTGAACGAAAAAAAAAATAAAAAAATGCCAGTTGAATGGTTTTGTGAAACTCTTTTAACAAATTTTATGAATATTTGTAAAAACGTGGGAATATTACAAGAATGTAAAGAAAAAATTATTAAATTTGTTCAAGAATTTTGATAAATATATTTGTGTGTAATTCTGTATTTTTATAATATTATAGTTCTAATAATAATTTTTTTATGGACAATGCAATATTATATGACAACTGAACCGGAACCGCATTTCCGATTTGAACACATCTTGAAGTATGTGAACCACAAAATTTATAATCTAATGGAAATCCAGTAATTGTTGCCGCTTCGCGAACACTAATTGAACGGTGTTCCCAAGGATGTATAGGAAAATTACTATGCCCTGGAACTAATGTTGGCGCCGGAAGATTTCGGTTTAATCGCTGTGTATTTCCTCTTGAATAAAACGCACTTATTTTTAAATCATCTGGTAATTCATCTATCACATCCGCAATATTGTTTCCTTCTGGTATTAATTTGAATCTTTCAACGGTTTTTTGATTATGCTTCATAGGTTTATTGTCTTGATCAATTAATGGATTATTTATACCTTGATAATCAATCAAATTCAACGCATCATTCAATGTATAATTGGTGTCAAGCTCATCTGGAAACACATAATTTTTATTAATATCATTTCTAACCGCAACCATTATTATTCTTTTTCGATTTGTATATCCGCCGTATTTATCTGTTTGTAAAATCTTTTCATAAAATGTATATCCCATTTCTTCGTATGTTTTTTTGATATCATCAAGAATACAATATTTGTATTTATCAATGCTTTTTAATAATTCGTCCATTTTTTTCTTGTTACTATTTATAGTTAAATTCAAATCGCTATAGTCTTCGCCATTTTTGCGTTTACTTGATTTCACGCCATTTAACAATTTATTTGAATCACTTAATATTGTATAATCTTCAAATGTTTTTGTTGTTTCTTCGCAATTTACATACAATATCATGTTTTTAATGGCGGTCACATTTTCGATAACACTGACTTTGGGTTTCAATATATTTACAAGTCGTAATTGATGTTTATACAAATAATTTCTTGAATCAAATGGATTTCTCACACCTGCTAAAGAAAACCCCTTACACACAATTCCACCAAACAAAACATCCACTTGTTTATTTCCGATTTTCGTTGTTATGAATTCTTCTGTAATATCTTCAATTGGACATAATACATATTCTCCATCATGTATAACCTTATTTCGAAGCAATGTGTCTATTGTATCCTTGTCTATGTCATTTACAAGTAATGACTTAAATCCTGCTTTTTGAAAACCTAAATGGGCGCCACCTGCACCCACAAATGTTTCAACAATTGTAAGATCTGTGTTATTTGTTTGAGTATGGGCTTCAACTATGGGTTCGCTGGATTTCTTGGATTTTACAACACGTTTCTTTAATTTTTGTTCCATTATTTTATAATACAACTATTTTCTATAGTATTTGAATCAATTTTGTCGTCGGTGTAATAAAAATAAATAATATTTATTTGATGAATATTATTTATATGGTGATGAATATTTAATATAACTAAAAATTTAGTTTATTTAACCCATGCGAGGAAATCCAACTAGGTTAGCACCGATACCGAACCCAGCTCCTCCTCTGGCACTTTGTCCCATGGATGGAATAAAGACATCAAGAACAGCGAATGTGGCGGCAGCCGTCAATGCAATCATTGTGACTTCCTCTACGTTAAGTGTTCTCTTTGGGATGGCAAAAGCAGCAAGAGCTACGATCAAACCTTCAATAATGTACTTTATGGCGCGCTTGACTAGTTCTCCAAGATCAAACATTTGACTCATGTTTATATATTATATAAAACAAAAAAAAATATATAATTTATTCAAAATACTTAAATATATTTCCTAAATAATTATATCAAATGTCTGGTTTTGAAAGAAAAAATCTGCCAAATGGCGAAAAAAATCCTAAATATATTGATTTGTGCGACGAAGACCAGCCCATCCCTGGCCAAAAATTCGCATGTATTTCATTTATATCTCCAGAACGCGTATTGAAAAAACGCGAAGTATTTTTATTTGACGAATTTGTGAAACAATGGGAATTCAAAAAATCAACGGACAAATTTTTTGATTTTATTAACTTCATTTCTTACAAATACAGCATTAATCTAGAAACATTAGTGCAAGACTATACGGATTTCATAAAAGACGAAGAAATCAAATTGAAAGAAAATGGCGTGGTTGACGATTTTCATACATTCCTAGATAAAAACGAAGAACGCCTAAATGAAAAATTCAACAAAGAGAACCAATTTCAAACGTCTGTCCGTGGATTAAAGATTCGCGGTTCATTTCATACACAAGACGAAGCTGAATTGAATTGTAAAAAGCTAAGAGAAATCGATCCCAATCATGATATTTTTGTAGGGCCGGTTGGTATTTGGATTCCATGGGATCCGGATGCATACAAGACTGGCAGAATCGAATTCATGGAAGAAGAGCTCAACCAATTACACAACGAAAAAATCAAAAACGAGGCAAAGGCAAAAGAGGATTTTGAAAAACGCATTCGCGAAACAAAACGCAAAGCAATTCAAGACAATATTGAAATGGCAAAGAAGAGCGGTAATACATTAACCCAAACGATTGATGAAAATGACAACTTGATTGGTGTCAAACAAACGGTGAATTTCGACGACAGAGAAGCCGCGGATGTAGATACTGCAAGTGCCAATGAAAAGATTGCAAATGATTTGAAAAATGCAATTGGCGACGTCGAATAATTTACCATTTTGTTTTTTTCACATTTATACTTTGGCCGCTATTTTTCTTTTTGCCTTTTGATGGGTCATAGGCTTCGTCTTCATCGTCACTTCCCATATTTTTGGATATTTCCCAGAATTGCTTTGATCCCAATTTAAAATCCGGTCGATTTTCGGCTTTATACCAAAAAATTTGGTCATTCAGTTTATTGGATTTTGCATTATTATTTATAACTAAACATTCATAATTCTCAGTAGTTTGATCCATGACCGAATTGAATGATTCTAATGTAGGAAACATACTTGCATAATTTTCCCATATTCGTTTTCGATTGGTCAAATAGGGTTCTCTTAAAATAAACACATAATCAATATTTGTACGTAAATTTGGCGGAATACCCAATGGATATTGCATGGTAATAATTAACATGACTTTCCAATGTCGGCCGTTCATGAATAACAATCGCATCATTTTATCGCGAGTCCAACTTTGGTCGTATAAACAATCGTCTAATATTACAAATGTGCGAGGATCAATTGTGGTTTTACGGAAAGTTTCAATTTCTTTATTTATTTGTTTTAAAACGACTTTTTGTCGTCTTAAAATATTTTCAATTAAAACAGTATTGTATTCTTCATGAATAAATAATTTGGGTACATGTGCTTTGTAAAAACCATTTCCGGCTTCAGTTCCGGAAATTACAGTGCCAATGGGTATATCTTGGTGATGGTATAATAAATCGCGAACCAAATACGACTTTCCGGTATCTCTTCTTCCAATCAACACAATAACTGGTCCCTTATTTTCATCTGGTTTAAATGTAATTGAACGCATATCAAATTTTTTCAATTCTAGAGTCATTATATATACTTCATTATTTTTATATATAATAATAAACGTAATAATTATTTATATAGAATAGAATCCGCCTCTTCTTTTGTAAAATATTTGGTAAAAACATCAAATTCATGTTTATTGAGTTTTGGTGCTGGAACATAATGAATCGCTTCAAAATAATCAGGATCAATATCACTACATGTTACTAAATATTCTTTTTTTAGGGCATCAAAATTTTCCTTTAATTTTTTTACTTTTCGAACATAGCTATCTTTCATACATGAAACTTCTTTTTCAACGTTTTTACTAAATTTTCTTGTTTCTTCAATAAAATCTTTATTTATTTTGTCCATTTTGTCATTGATTCTTTTACACGTTTTTTTGTGTGTAGGCGATATATTCATTATATTTTTAGACCGCGATGACAATGATAAACTATATGCATTACGTGTTCGTCTTGATTTGCGAGATTTTCGATTTTGCAAACTTGGCATATATATTATTATAACATATATTATGAGTTCAAAAACATATATTATTATATTTAATTCATAATATAATAATGTCAACTTCAGCGGATAATAAATTTGATATTCATTTTTGCAGTTCACCTAATGTTGAACTACATTTAGAACAAAATAACGATTTAGAATATAATCCTTTTAAAATCGAAAATATTCAAAATTATAATCCATTATATTCACAATTTTTTGATACAAATAATACACCCCCCTCAGTTTCATTAAATCATAAATACTCTGTATTAGATTTAGAACATGTTTTAAATACAGACACTGGTGAAAAAGTAGAAACACCTGTATTTGTTAAGTTTTCGCCATTGTTAGATCCTACACGATATTTAATTGGTAAATATGAAATACCGGAAAAATGGGTATTGCCAAAAATGGACGAATCTGTAGAATCCACAAATAAAGCAAACGCAAAACTGTTAGAATACAATAACGCCTCTTATGTTGACAACTTTTTTTCATATTTAACCAGCCAATTGAAACATACACATGGTATGGAAAATTCAATTGATTATTATGGTTCTTTTTTAGGAATCCAAGAAAAATTCAAAATAAATATTGCCGATGATATTGATTATTTAACACAATCAAAATATTTCAATGAAAATAAAAACAAGTCATTTCTAGTAGAAGAACCTGCAAATTACAATGATTTTTTCGAATATGGCAGTCGAAATAATAAAAAAAAATTGAAAATAGGGTCATCCAGTAATAGTCTTTCAAATATTTCAGTATTGTCAATTGATGATATGGATATAATTGATGGCATAGAAACTCCTGTGGATATTGACACTCCTCTTATTGAAGAAAATATGAATGAAGAAATCGTATATGAAAAAACAAATGACGAAGAATCTATCGTTTCTTCCGATGACAGTGATTTGAACTACAGCAGTGATTCCGATATGGATGGGGACGAATCAAACAATGATCCGCAAGATGAAGGTGAAGAACAAGAACATGATGAAAGCGATGACAGTTCACAATTTGAAGATTGCGACGACGAGGACGAGGACAATGAGGACAATGATGAATATTCATCAAGCAACAGTTCCAATGAAGAGCCTGTATTGAATGCCTATTTGCCAAATTTCCCCATACAACTAATATGTTTGGAAAAATGCCATGGAACATTAGACCAACTTTTTGAAAATGGCGAAATGGATGAAAATACCGCCGCATCCGCATTATTTCAAGTGATTATGACACTATTATGCTATCAAAAAGCGTTTTGGTTTACGCATAATGATCTTCATACAAATAACATAATGTATATTGAAACCCATGAAGAATTTATATATTATTTATACAAAAATGTGTATTACAAAGTTCCCACATTTGGTAAAATATTCAAAATAATCGATTTTGGAAGGGCGATTTACAAATTCAAAAATAAATTGTTCTGTAGTGATAGCTTTGCGGCCGGTGGGGATGCATCCACACAATACAATTTTGAGCCTTTTTTTAATCAAAATAAACCTAGACTTGAACCCAATTTTAGTTTTGATTTGTGTCGTCTTGGATGTTCGATTTATGATTTTATAATTGACGATGATGAAAATATCAATGAAATGGATAGCATTCAAAAATTGATCCATACGTGGTGTTTGGACGACAATGGCAAAAATGTATTGTATAAGAAAAATGGGGATGAGCGATATCCCAATTTCAAATTATACAAAATGATTGCACGAAATGTAAATAAACATACGCCGGAAGCACAACTTACATATGATATATTCAAACAATATATTTCTACAGAAGTTCCGGAAACTACAAGTCTAATTATTAATATTGATAGCATTCCAAAATATTATGTGTAATTTTTCACAAAAATACATTCTATCGAAAAATAAAATCAAACAATCAAGAAATAAAATCAAACAACCAAAAACTAAAATACAAATAAATATATTAAACGAAAATTAATATATTTATAAATGGCAAAAAAAGTAGCAATATTGTTTTACGGATTAACACGTAGTCTAGACCGGACATATGAATCCATCAAATCCAATATATTGGAAGAACTTACATCAAATAATATAGAATATGATATTTTTATACATACCTATAGAATAAATAGTCCATATTATAATAAATGGTCCGGCGAAACAGTAGCGCATTATGACAATGAACAATACAAACTATTAAACGCAAAATACATTATGATTGAAAACCAAGACGATGTTATCGATATGCATGATTTTGAAGCATACTATTCCAATTTGGGAAATTGGACATTTATTGAACCACAACAAGATTTAACCAAATATCTTATACGCAATTTAGCCATTGCATTATATTCCAAAAAACAAATTACCGAAGTCTTTGAAAAATATAAACATGAATATAGTCATGTTATTATTATGAGACCGGATTTATATATTTACAATAAACTGGATTTAAGTGTAATGAATATACTTGACAATACAAATATTGCAATTCCAGATACAGAGTGGTTTTATGGGTGCAATGACCGGCTTTGTATTGCAACACCAGAAATTGCGTGTTATTATGGAAAACTATACTATTATTTATTGTCTTATTCGAAAGAAAAATCAATCATATCAGAAAGATTCATGTTGGATATGTTGAATTATGCGAATCTACACATTATAGCCATGGACATTAAATATGACACGCTAAGACACGTAAATAATTAAAACCCAGGGCTATCTGTAAATATTTTAGCTTCCGCCAATTTCAAATCTTTATTTTCCGTTACTATATTGAAAAATTCGTTAATGTACAATCCAGACTCCATTATTACATAACCACTTACAAAAGCAGATACGAAAACAATTAGAGCATCGCGAATCACGACTTTGAGCGGTTTGAATTCTTTTTCTAAATATTTCATTTCTAAAAATTTCAATAAACAGAAAAGAATACTGGCAAGTAATGCAAAAATAATTATTTTTTCCATATGATAATTATTATACCTTTTATAATTTATTTGAACGCATTATGATTGATTGATTGTGGCAAAATTATAGTATTTCTTCAAAATCCAATGAAATATTTTCAGACTCGTCTTTATCAATATCTATAATGTCGAGTCCGGACAAGTCAAATGGTTCATTTGTATTTATTTTGATTTTTTCATCGTCATCCTCGTCATTTTCTTCTTCCTCTAATTTGCGTTGAATGTATCTTTCATTGCTAATTTCTTCTAATGTATCAATGTCTTTTGGTGCATTTACCGATTTTGTAGTTTCGCCATCATTTACTAAATCGTAATCATTAAATGACAAACGTGTTACTACTTTTTCTTCATTCAAATCGGTAATTGCAGGAACTGCCGCAGGTTGAACATCTTCTTTTGGAGTGGGGAATTTTTCTTCATCGACGGTTTCTTCTTTTTTGTCTCCATCAGACTCGCCTTCTTTATTTTCTTCAATTGGTTCGTTTATGTTTTCGATTGTAACTTCTTCTTCCAATTCTACACTTTCGTCCATATATGCGCGAATTATAGATTCGGTGGGAATGCTTTCTCGAATTGCAACTAAAATGCACTCTTGAACTATAATTTCGAGTTCTCTTTGATTTCGCTGGGCATGTAACGGTGTTATATTTTTTTCAAATAAATACACATTCATATACACTTTACGAGCAACATGAATATATACTTTGTGAACAAATGAGTCTAATTTTGGAATTGAAATGTCTATTTTTTTCTGTTTGTTTCCAACACGAATACTTGTAAGCACTTTTAATTGAATAATATGAACACATGTTATCAAATCTTCTAAATAATTACATCCACTTCTTGAAACAATGCGTTTACATTCTTCTTCCACAATGACAGAATTCCATTTTGGCACACGGCACAATAAATTCTGGAAAGTCATCAAATATTTACTTAGCTCATCATTTTCCGTGCACATTTTCCACGATTCATTAAATATGGAATTGATTCCTTCAATTACTAGTGGTGTAAAAATCGAAACTAAACGACTACACCATTCGTTTTTCGCTTCATGCAAGTTTGAAATTACGAAATCGTCCATTTACATAAATGATACATTTTTTAAATCCTTGTTTGAACGAAAAAAAATGTAATCCAGCATATAAAAAATGAGTATTTTCTCACATCTAAAGTCTAATTTTATTTTGTGAAAACACATGAAAATATTCGATTTATCAATATCTGAAATGATTGATGTAGTTTCTATCCAATCCATTAAATCCAAACATGAAAATCCGGATTCATACATGTCATTCGATAGAATTGTGGCATTTAAGTGAAAATTTTCGGATTTTTCTAAAAATTGGGAAATCAAATAATTTATTTTTTCTTTTTTGTCTTTTTTTATTTCGGAAAAATCGAATTTTTTACTAATATTATATTGGTGTAAATTTATGATTTTGCCATGCTCATCATTGTGTTCTGGAATATATATTTCGCAAAATCTCGATAATATGGGGTTTAATAGTTTGTGTTTGTTTTCAACTATTATAAAAAAACGCGTGTTATAACTAAACAATTCAATACATCTACGCAATGCGGACTGTGCATCGATTGTTAAATTGTCTGCATTCAATAACACTATGGTTTTAAAAATAACACCGTTGTTGAATTGGATGTTGGTTTTTGCGAAAAATTTGAGATCTTCTCTTATAAATTTGATTCCTTTTCCATGGGCGCAATTTACATACATTACATTTGATTTGATTTTTTCTTTGTTGTTGTTGTAGATTTTTTGTATAAATTCGTGCACAATTGTTCGTTTTCCGGAACCAGACGGTCCGTGAAAAATAATATGTGGTATTTTGTTTGAATTGTAAAAGGCGTCTAACCGTTCGTTGACATTTTTATATATGGGTATCATATTGATTTATTATTAAATAAATATGATGCAAATAGTTTATATTTGTTTTTGTTATATATATTTGATTATTTGATTTTTATTTGTATTTGTATTATTTTTTTGATAGAATTGTTTATTTGCGAGATTTAGATCGAGTCCAACTTCCACCTCTAGATCGGCTCCTGGATTGGCGTCTGGATTGGCGGTTCGATTGGCTTCTGGATCTATTTTTGGATCTTGATTTTTTGGGTTCGCTTTCTGATCGCGTTTTAAGTCTGTAAACAGGCATATATAATATAGAAATATATTATTATTTTATTTTACAAAATCCACTATTTACACTAAACTCAAAAATTTAATGGCAGCATGAAAACCAGCAATTTTTGCATTTGGTTTCAATTACTTCGGAGTTCATTTCTAATAATTTAAACGAGGCTTCAATGACTTTATTTAATATTTCCTTTTCAACCTTTGGAATTGGCAATAAACCGGAATTCAATAATGCGTGTAATATATATTCAACTACCGACAACACATTAATATTATTTACTATTTTCCTAAAATTCAGTTTAATCACTTTTGAAATTACAAGAACAATTTGAGGAATATCATGAACACTAACTTTACCGTCCGCCACAATTTGGTTCAAATTGTCAGAAATGCTATCTAAAAAACTAGGATCATCGGAAATGATTGTTTTTACGTATTTTATTTCATTGGCATATTTGGCTTCAAAGTCAGAAACTGCATTTGAATTTACTGCGATCGATTTATTTGAAAACAACGCAACGAGTTTTGCCGCGTTAATAAGCGCATTTGTGTCAATGGGTTGACTTGGAGAAACTAATGAAGTAGACATTATATATATATTATATATATTATTTTTTGACAATATTTATTTGTTTTGTAAATACATAACGTTCATGATACATACAACGCCTGCTCAGATTACATGACAAACATGCAATTTCCGTATTATTTATGTTATGACCATACGCATTATCAATACGTTCTAATGTCCACTGCTTAGATGCACGCACATATTCATACAATACATAAATTGGATTTTTACAATAATAACACGTCAATTCACAATTATGTAATTTTTCAATTAAGCTATCTATTGTTATAAATAATTCTTCTACATATATATTCTTTTTTATATCTTGGCATTTATATCCATAAATTTTATTTCGCAATTCTTTTAAAACAAAATTAGTATTTTCATTTTCGATAGCATTGTTTTTTATGTTTGAAATTAGCGATTTTTGAAATTCATGGCATAATTCTGTTTCGCTGAATTTCCACGATTTTGTGGATGTAATTACACGTTTGGATTTTTCATAGGCCAATGGTATTTTTTCTTTTTTCGCTAGCTTTGATTTTGGATCCATATTTACACTTATGTTTTTGATATTATTTGATTGTGTATTTGTTTCCATTGTAATATAATCTAAAATATTATATTTTTAAAACTAGATAAACATTATTAATTATAATACTATATAAAGATATTACATCTAAATATGTTTAATAATACTGAAGCAATACATGAGTCAAATACACAAGAGCAATCCTCGTCACCAACACCGTCTTCGCAAGAAATAGATGCAGCTGTTGCTGTGAAAGCCGGACCGTCCTCCTCTATTATGAAATATGGCACAACGCCTTATGAAAATGAGTTGAATTATACGGAGGTTGCGAAATATTTAGAAAATGAGAAAAACAAAAACAAACAAGACAGTTGGAATAAATTAGACAAAACCGATAAAATCCAAAAGTTGCACGCATTTGCCGAGAAATATGGAAAAGACAATGGATTTCCTATAAAAGAAATAAAGAATCTTAAAATGTTTTTCAAAGATTGTCTTGAGAAAAACAAATTGCAAAAAACCAAAGATGTTGTCTATGACAAAGAACATCAAGTAATAACATCCATACCATCCTTGTTATTTAATGTAAACACAAAGGCATTTACCTTGAAAATCATGGATTCAAAAAGAGTATCTACAATTAAATCCCTTACACCAAAACGTTCGAGTGAAAAAAACAAAACCGAAATTGTGGAAAAATAAATCTATAAAATTGATTGTTTACTGAAAAATAATATTAAAATAATATAATAAAATAATTTAATGGAAATTGAAATGGAAAAATTAAGCGAGCCTGAAATAATAGACGAGAATGAAATCGAATCTATATGTTCCAACGACGATGAATCACTTCATTATATGATGGATTCATTGTCTGAAGACGAAATGATTGAACTCGAATCAATATTATTGGAGGCCATTACAGAATATATTGACGATGAAATTCTGCACATACATGATGCGGACTTTGATTCGACCATGATTGAAGACGTTACACATGTTATATTTCAAACCCTGTTTCATGCAGAAATATGCAACGACCATGATTACGATTCAATTTACGAATTGGTAAAAAACATGGTAGATATTGCGTATAACATGTATGATTTGCCAAAACGTTCAATTCCAAGTGACGAAATCGAAAACCATATTGAAAATGAAAATTTGGATGTTGAAAAAATAAATACGCAAATCAATATATTAAAACAGCAACCGCAGGCGGCACAAAGAAGCGCAGAATGGTATGAAGACAGGTATCGCCTCATTACGGCAAGCAATTTATGGAAAGTATTTGGCAGCGAATGTCAACAAAATAGTTTAATTTATGAAAAATGCAAACCTCTACATATAAACCAAAATGAAAACACGCCATGTGAAATCAATACCGAAACCACACTGCATTGGGGTGTAAAATATGAACCCTTATCGCGCATGATATATGAATGGAAATACAATACTCAAATATGCGATTTTGGTGTAATTAAACACCCCAACTATGGGTTTATTGGCGCATCTCCTGACGGTATTGTGGTCAATCAAGATTCCAAACGATATGGTTGTATGTTGGAAATAAAAAACATTGTAAACCGTGAAATTACAGGGATTCCATCGAAAGAATATTGGATACAAATGCAAATACAAATGGAAACGTGTGATTTAGACAATTGCGATTTTGTAGAAACGCGATTTAAACAATACAATAATGAAACCGAGTTTTATGACGATATTACGCGACCGTCTCATGATAAAGGTGTTATCTTGTATTTCATTAATAAAAACATTTCATTTAGTGGATCGCCGCCGGTTTATATGTATAGTCCAATTGGGTTATGTGTAGATGACATACATAATTGGATTGAAACTACAAAAGAAACCCACAAAGATGAATATGTATTGTTTGAAAAACTATATTGGTATTTGGATCAGTTTTCGTGTGTTCGCGTAAAACGCAATCGCATTTGGTTTGAAAAGGCGCTCCCTCATATTCAAAACGTGTGGAATATTATTGAAAAGGAGCGTATTACCGGATATGAACATCGCGCGGCCAAAAAACGAAAACCGGCAAATACATTAGAAGTAATTCGGTCAAATGAAGATATGACAATTCAGAGTATAAAAAACATTCCAATTACAAATTCGATTTGTTTGATTAAACTCGACCATGATTAGATTGTTGAGTTCTAAACACTATAAATATATTATAAAAATATAAAAAGTATTATATTAGTAATATGTAGTAATATAATGGTATTTTACGCAGTTGCAAATGGTCGAACCACCGGAATATTTATGAATTGGACAGATTGTAAAAATTCAATACATGGTTATAAAAGTGCAATATACAAAAAATTCGATAGAAAAGAAGATGCCGAAATGTTTGTGTTATCAAATAATAAAAATAGTATTGAACACAATATTGCAAAAACAACAATAGAATCCTTTTTTGGAATAAAACCGGTTGAAAAACCAACAGAAGACACAATTGAATTCATTCCGGATTATTATGTGTATACGGATGGGTCGTGTGTAAATAATGGAAAACCAAATGCATGTGCTGGTATCGGCATATTTTTTAATGTAGACGATCCTCGCAATGTATCCAAAAGAGTCGACGGAAAACAATCCAATAATACGGCCGAAATAAGTGCAGTAATTGAAACGTTTTTTATAATTGAAAATGATATTCAAAATGGTAAAAAAATAGGCATTGTAACCGATTCGAAATATGTTATCAAATGTGTATCTTCATATGGAGAAAAATGCAATAAAAAGAATTGGAATCTAGATATGCCAAATAAAGAATTGGTAAAACAAGCATATGAACTTTATAAAAATAAACCAAATGTTAAATTCATACATATAAAAGCGCATACAAATAACACGGATATACATTCAATTGGAAATGACAATGCCGATAAATTGGCAAACAATGCAATTGGATTCGAAAATTGCCCTTATCAAAAGTCACCAAAAATATATTTGATTGTTCCTTTTATCAAAAAAGACGAAGTCAAAAAACTAGGCGGAATGTGGGATCCATACCGAAAGAAATGGTATATTTATGAAGACAATAAAAATAAAGAATACATATTAAGCAGTTTTCCGAAGGAAACATACATTACAGAAGATCTTGACCAAACATCCTAATATTTATTTTAGGTGACATAATATCAATAATATATTGTAATATAATATATTATGGATACACTTTTGGTAAACGTAAATGTAAATGGATACGAGTCGAATTATACAATAGATAGAATATTACAAACCGGTTTTATTACACAGCAAGTCATTATTGAGGATAAATCAAAAGCAAAAGTAATAAAGGCTTTGGTTGAAGGGGGCGAAATTGCAATTGATATATTTTTTTTCAATACAAGTGCGGATAAAAATAATATATATTCCGAGTTTAATACACAACCAGAAATTCAAGAATTAAAACAATTCTTATTTCCGTATTTAGACAAATCAAATGTGAAAAATGCAAAATTACCACGAAAACTAGATAACATTGGTATTGCAATATTTCCAATGTATGTTTGGATGCAAAGTGATATATTGAAACCATATGGTGGACAAGCATCGTTATTTGATCCGAGTAAAACAGATGAAATACACCAAGAATTGAGTCATATTCAGGTATTATCCATGGTATCAACATCATCCAAATCTAGATCTATGTCAAGACCAAGATCCAGGTCAAGATCCAGGTCAAGATCCAGGTCAAAATCCAGGTCGAGATCGAGATCTACACAATCACCAACTCAAGATCATGTTCAAGAAAAACCACAAAAAACAAATACAAGAAAAAAACGAAAATAATACACATTCAATAATTCTTATTTGTCCAAAATATTATGAATTTTTTCTTGAATTTTAACAATATTGAATTCATCTGGCAAAATTCCATCTTTGAAGAACGTATTTTCAAATTTGGCTTTATATGCATCTTCATTATTGTCAAGATACATAATTTGATTTATTACATTAAATACATCCACTTGTGTATAATCCTTTTTCAAATATATGATAGCATCCATATTCAAATATTTCTCAATGTTTGTAAATCCCCAAAAAATAGGTATAGTTCCGCTATAATACGCGTTTATTAATTTTTCTGTAAAGTAATAATCATGGCATTCATTTTCAAAACAAATCATGAATTTGTATTGTGATATAAACTCACAATATTCAGAACTACTATAACTTGGCGGACAAGCCACACCATTGTTCAAAAATTTACCACACGAATCCGGTTGTTTATACAAATGTGATAATATAAAATAAAAATACACTCTAGGTATACTTAAGTGATTGCTTACATTGAAAATGCAAAATTTACGTTCTTTCTTTTCATAAACTCTGGGTTTTACAAAATATTCAATATTCATAATAGATGGCACATTTGACGCATTATAATATAACATATGATAATATGCAGTAAAAAATAAGACAACATTTGGATGATTTACTCCATTTTGAATAAAATTTATATCAAACGCATTCGGATCATTATATGTATTTTCATAACTAAATTGAACATATAGAGTATTTGGGTCTTTTGGAATAGGTGGAAACGTATTTCCATATACAGAATGTATTTCAATCCTATCGTGTTTTGTGTAATTTTCAAATAATTTTTCAAAAACGTGCAATATAGTATAATCATCAAACGTCCATGCTTTCAATGTAAAATGTTTGTAATGAATATCTTTCAAATAATATGTTGCGACTGTATTAATATGATCAATATCATTATTATCACTCATAATAAAAATATTACACGCATATTTTTATTATTTTTACATTACAATAACTAAAATAACATAAAAGTATATTTATAATATAATATAAATATTCAATATAACATGGACAATAATGAAATGTATGTTACAAAAAGAAGTGGTAAATCGGAAATCGTTTCGTTTGATAAAATATTGAAACGTATTAAGAAAATAGGGTTAGAAGTCGGAATCAAAATCAATTACACTTCTTTAGTAATGAAAGTAATTGACCAACTATACAATAATATATCAACGACCAATATAGATGAACTCTCTGCCGAGCAGTGTGCCTCCATGACATCTATACATTCGGATTATAATGTATTGGCTGGTCGAATTATAATATCCAATCATCAAAAAAATACAAACTCATCTTTTGCAGAAACAATGACAATGTTATATAATTTCAAAAACAAGAAAAATGAACATTCTCCTCTTATATCAAAAGAATTATACGATATAGTCCAATCGAATCCTTCATTGTATGACGAGATTTGCGATTACAACCGCGATTATTTAATCGATTATTTTGGATTCAAAACGCTCGACAAATCTTATTTGATCAAAATAAACAAGAAAACTATTGAACGTCCTCAGCATATGTGGTTACGTGTCAGTATTGGAATTCACGGAAATGATATTGAAAAAGTAAAAGAAACGTATTATTACATGTCAAACAAATTCTTTACACATGCAACTCCTACTTTATTCAATGCCGGAACAAATACCCCCCAATTGAGTTCGTGTTATTTAATTGCAATGGAAAGTGATAGCATTGATGGAATATATAATACTTTGAAAGATTGTGCATTAATTTCAAAAATGGCAGGAGGTATTGGATTACATATTCATAATGTGCGCGCAAGTGGTTCGCATATTAGAGGCACAAACGGAACCTCAAATGGAATTGTGCCAATGTTGCGCGTGTTTAATAATACGGCGAAATATGTAGACCAATGTGTTCATCCAGATACTATATTATACACCAAAAACGGACCTATACCAATATCTCAATCAATATCTGGATTTACGCGTGTAATTGGTAAAAATGGCGATTTTGAAGTCATTCAAAAAGTATTGGAACATTCATATAATGGCGAAATGTATAGAATCAATTTTGAAACACATTTGTTACCCAGTCTAATGATAACACCTGAACATCCCATATATTGTGTAGTTAATACATACGCCGAAAATGCAAATGATGAGTTCAATGAGCTCATACAAATGAATAAACTCGAATTTGATTGGGTTGAAGCCAAACATTTGAATCCAAATGATTATATAGTATATTCAGTGCCATCGTATGTCCGAGATGTCGACGAACTCGATCATAAATTGTGTTATATATATGGATTAATATTAGCATCTATTCCACAAACCTCTATAAATATTAATGACAATTATTTTTTCATAGTAAATAAAGAAAACGATGCAAAAACCGAAATTCTGAATTATTTTCAAGAAAATAGTATCCAATATTTAATGGATGAAAATTACATATATTGGGAAAAAAGTCCAAATATTCCATTTTGCAATAGTGATTTTTATGATCCGCAATTTCCGGAAAATATTACAATTGGATTGAGATGGCAATTTTTACCAATATCTAAAACAATGGAAATATTAAGAGGAATTGGACCCCATCATTCAAGACAATTAAATAAAGATGTGTTTTTTATGAAATTAAGAGCACAACATCCAGATATTGGAATCCCATATCATGATTATATGTTAGTAAAAGTCAGTTCGACACAATGTATAAATTACAGTGGTTCTGTATATGATTTACAAATGAAAACCGAACATAACTATTTGTTAGAAGGCGGTCTCGTTCATAATGGCGGCGGAAAACGAAATGGGAGTTTCGCCATTTATTTGGAACCATGGCATGCGGATATTGAGCATTTCTTACAAATGCGGAAAAACCACGGCGACGAAGAATTGAAAGCGCGCGATTTGTTTTATGCGCTGTGGATTCCGGATTTGTTCATGGAACGCGTCAAAACAAACAAAGACTGGACATTAATGTGTCCAAATGAATGCCCTGGACTTGCCGACGTATATGGCGACGAATTTGTAGCATTGTATGAAAAATATGAATTGGAAGATCGCGGACGTAAAAAAATAAATGCACGTGCATTGTGGTTTCAAATTTTGGACGCGCAAATGGAAACTGGCACACCGTATTTGTTATATAAAGATGCAGTAAACCGAAAATCGAATCAAAAAAATTTGGGAACTATCAAATCCTCGAATTTATGTACGGAAATCACAGAGTATTCGGATGAAAATGAAACTGCGGTGTGTAATTTAGCCAGTATTGCACTTCCTGCGTTTTTCGAAAAAGACCAAAATGGAGAATTGTTTTTCAATTATGACAAATTACATCAAATTGCAAAAATCGTTACTAAGAATTTAAATAAAATCATTGATATTAATTTATATCCCACTGAAAAAACCAGAGTAAGTAATTTAAAACATAGACCTATTGGGATTGGTGTCCAGGGATTGGCCGATGTATTTATGATACACGGTATTCCATTTACCGATGATCGTGCAAAACAAATCAACAAAGATATTTTCGAAACCATATATCACGGTGCATTGGAATCGTCCCTTGAAATTGCAAAAATCGATGGACCCTATTCTAGTTTTCAAGGTTCTCCGGCAAGCGAAGGAATATTACAATTCGATTTGTGGAATGCAGAAGTATCCAATGAAAGATACAATTGGACACAATTAAAACAAGACATTATTTCTCATGGATTGCGAAATTCCTTGTTATTGGCGCCAATGCCCACTGCGTCCACCTCGCAAATATTGGGATATAATGAATGTATTGAACCGATTACAAGTAATATTTATAGCCGAAGAACCCTTGCTGGTGAATTTATTATTGTAAATAAATATTTGATGCACGATTTAATTCAATTGGGATTGTGGAATGAAACCGTCAAAAACAATATTATTGCAAACCAGGGTAGTATTCAACAAATTGATGGAATTCCACTTGAAATTAAAAATAAATACAAAACGGTTTGGGAACTTCCAATGAAAGATATTATTGACATGTCGAAAGACCGAGGTATATTTATATGTCAAAGCCAGAGCTTGAATTTGTGGATAGAAGACCCAAATTACAATAATTTAACATCCATGCATTTTTATTCATGGTCAGCCGGATTAAAAACCGGAATTTATTATTTAAGACGCAGAAGTCGACATAAGGCGCAACAATTTACAATTGAGCCTACTTCTAAGAAAAATGGGGAAAGTGATGGAATATGTGAAATGTGTTCTGCGTAATAAATAATATTGCTTAATTATATAAATATAAGAAATATTATGAATAAGTTCAAAATAATCATGTATTTAGGCATAGGTATTATGTTATTTCATCTTATAATTGGGTTGAGAAATTCCAAGTATGATTTTTCAATATTCGGTGCATTATTGGTAATAATTGGATATTTAAAATATGAATTGTGGTATATATTTTATGTGTTGTTGTTTATTTTGATTCTAATTGAATTCTACAATGATATATTATTAATGGCTTCGTCTTCGGATGAAAATAAAAACACGCCGACACCAACCTCAACCCCAAAACCCAAATCCAAATCCAAATCAAAAGACACAAAATAATTATAATTCTACGTTTTCTATTTTCTTGCTATAGCTTTTATTTGTGTGACTCGGATCATCTTCATCATTTATAAACTTGTCATCTAATGGCACATTTAATTCTTCATTTATTTTTGTGTAATTGTCGTTTATATTTACTTTCAATACATTTCTATCCATTTTAATATTTGTGTGTAATTCATTTTTTACACTAGATATTAGACTTTTTATTTTTTTTTCATTCGATAATATTAATGCTAAATTAATAATACTGTATTCTTCTTTTGACGCATTTGATGTAAGTTCAGTTTCATTATTGCCATTCTTTGTGGACTCTTTATAGTTCGAATATTGTATTATTTTATCAATATTTAATTCTTCTTCAGACGAATCTTGCATATAATATATATTATATATTATATACATTAGAATTAGATAAACGGAATATAACTAAAAAGCGAATTTTCATATATGGTAGACTTGAACGATTTGTCATATCCTTGGACAAATACGTTTTCGCCACTTTGAATTTCGTCGCATCCATATTCCGCGGAACAATTTTTGCCATTTATATTAATTGGCAGTTTAGTGTTCATATTTCCAGTATTTGATATAGTATAATATTGCCATTTATCCCTCCCATTTGTTAAGCGTCGACCCATTAGTGTTAATATTAATGGATCATGATTTTCCTTATTTGTTAATATACCGATTTGGTAATATGCACCAGGCGAACCGCGTGTTTCTATATTAATTGGAATACCTCCTCGAATATCCGTGGAGTTTCTAGGAAAAAACACATCATCTTGACGTTGAGGCGGACCATATGGATTTATATAATATCCAGGCGAATTTCGAGTAGACGCACCGCCGATGGTTTCTCCGGTGGTGGATACTAACACATTACTTGGAATGTTTGAAACATATTTGGCTTCATAGGAATGATTTGTGTTTTTTGCCGACGCCGAATTTATTTTTTGGATAGAATACAAAATGTATGAAAATATTACTAAAATTAATAACATTAATATAAATGTCATATTTTCAATACAAATAACTCCAGGTATACATTTTTTTGCCATTATATATATAGTATATATAATGATATTTGTCTTATGTTCAGTATATTAAAATTTGGGGAAAGAACCAGTTTTACATTTATAACACGTTTCTATAATTTCATCTGGATAATGCATGAAACTATACCCAGTTGTAGTTTTAACTGAGCCATCTAATCTATATAAAAAACACCAAAAATCATACACTATTTTATTGAATCCTGGATATAGTATATAGTCTATAAGTGCAAATAATATGCGAAATGGTAAATATACTACAAATCCTATAAATTCAAGAAAATACCATAAAAAACATTCTGGCAATTTTAATATTTTATTAAAACCACATACTACCCATCCACTTATCCAAACAAATATATTCCACATAAAAATAAAAACACGAAGTAAATATTTTGCTGCAATTTTGAAAAACCCTCCTAATGATCTGAATCCTTTTACTATTAATTTTCCAAATGTTTTGAATCCTTTTCCTAATATTTTTCCAAATGTTTTGAATCCACTTCCAACTTTTTTGAATCCACTTCCAACTTTTTTGAATCCGGATTTCATTGGTTTACCAACATTATCATTAATCGGTTTTGCAATATATTTATTAAGTTCTTTTCCGAGTTTTTTAAACCCTTTTGATATTGGATCTTTTGCCATTTATATAATTTCTATATTTTATAATTTTATATATAGTGATGTATTAATTCATAAATTCATTTAATCCGTTTGTGAATTTTTCAATACCGCTCAATTTTTCTAATATTTTTTTCTGTATTTCTGTATTGTCTTGAATTGTTGGCATTAAATATTTCAAATCAAAAGTGTTTGAAGGAACTGGTGTATTTTCGTTTTTACTAACAACACTGGATACGCTGGATACACGGTTTCCACTAGAATCCATGCTTCGAATACCTTCAGTTAACTCTCCTTCTTCTTCCTCATTATCTTCGAATCCTTCTGTTTCTTCTTCTGTTTCTTCTTCTGGTTCTTCTTCTTTTTCTTCGGTTTCAGACTCGCCATTTTCGTATCCTTCTAATTTATACACATTTGCTCCGTATTTTAATATATGTGTAAATGCCATTGCCACCGATAATATAACAACCATGTTTTTACTAAAAAAGCTGGTTAAAAATCCAATAATTATAAATACCATTAAAAATGTAATGTTATTTTCAAGCATCATGTAATATACATTTGCTAATGAAAGAAGCAATATAACATACAAAAGTGCTCGGTTTTTTAAAAATGCAGTATCTATATTCTTAATACTTGAAGATTTCAAAAAGTTTTTTGCCATTTATATTCTATATGTGTATTTTATTATAACAAATTTTATATTTCCTAAATTATAGTAATTTATTTCTTGGATTTTTGTTTTTGTGATTTTCTTGATTTTTTGTTTCCACGTCTTCTGGATTTCTTTCCGCCAGTTTTAGGTTTAACTGAACTCCCACTAAATAGGTTAAAAAATGATGATAACACGGAAGGTGTTTCTGTCGCAGCAACCGATGGTTCAGGCGTGGCAGTGTTTTCATTTGCATCAGCATTAACAACCTGAGTTTCAGGCGTGGTAGTGGGTTCCTTTGCATCAGCATTAACAACAGGTGTTTCTGTCGCATCGCCGCCTTTTTTTGTTTGTGTTTTCCTTGCTTTAACTTTTCTTGGCATATATATTATACTTCATAAAATAAATTACGCATCTTCAATATACTTTTCAATACATTCCCCAGAATATATTTCTAAAACTTCTTTTACTACATCTTCCCTCAAAATATCGCTCGTATTAAACTCAAAACTAGATATGCTATCTGACCGATGTTTTTTGAATTTATCTAAAAAATCTTTCATTCCATTCATTTCATTGTCTCTATCATATTGTTCTAAATCCCCTGTTATAATTAAACGACTATTTTCACCCAAACGCGTCATTAACATTTTCATTTGAGATATTGTCGAATTCTGCATCTCATCGGCAACGATCCATGTGTTTTTGAATGTGCGACCTCGCATAAATCCCAGAGGCGCAATTTCAATTGATTTTTCTTCAATACATTCATTGACTTCTTGTGCGCTAATGAATCCATATAATATATCATATATAGGCCGTATCCATGGCGCCATTTTGTCTTCCAATGTTCCTGGTAAATATCCCAAATCTTCATCCACAGATACCGATGGTCGAGTAAAAATCAGTTTTTCATATGTACCTGTTAAAAAGTTTTTGATTCCATATTCCGTTGCAAACAAGGTTTTACCGGTTCCAGCCGGACCAGTAACCACCACAATTTTTTTAGCCGGATTATTTAATATGTGCACATATTCACTTTGATTCGGATTTTTAGGTGTAGTAAATTTATAATTGAATTCATTGACTTCTTTATCCGAAAGGTATTTTATATTTTCATAAATATTTTTTTGCTTTTCCAATGTTTTTAAAGGCTCGCCGATAGCATCTACATACAATTTCATAATTTCCTTATCATTTAGCTTCTTCGATTTGCGTCCTCCTCTCTTTTTTGGTTTATCTTCATTCATTATAATATATAATGCTATAATGAATTCTTCAAATATTTCAATTGTCAGGAAATATTAATTTGTCAATTGCGGTTCTTACTGAAAACAATCTATGTAAAATAATTCCCAGTATAAATAAAAATCCTAAAGTATAAATAAAAGAATAGCCCCCATAATGTGAAATTAACCATGCAGCGAGTATTGTCAATGCAACATCCACTACGGCAATGTCAAACACCCTATATTTATGGAGTCCCTGCATTGGTTTACCAAACATATCCTTGTATTTTGATAAATCCAAATCCATTTTACGTAATATAATAGTGTAAGATTATTTTTTCCTCAATCCAACACAATTGTGTAAAACCGATTTTGCGTATTATTGAATTATGCTTACAAAATTGCAAAATTCGAATTACACAATGACTGCATAGTATAAATAAATATTTATAAACAAGTTAAAATATAACTTATATATTATTTAGGAATGAATATGTCATTAAACGAACCGCTACTAGAAGAAAGTGAAAGTAGATATGTAATGTTTCCAATTCAAGACGATAGCATATGGAAAATGTATAAAAAGCAAATCGATTGTTTTTGGAGAGCAGAAGAAATCGATTTGTCTAAAGATTTGAACGATTGGGAGCGTTTATCCAGTGACGAAAAACATTTTATATCTATGGTCCTCGCATTTTTTGCGGCAAGCGATGGGATTGTTTTAGAGAATCTAGCGGTTCGGTTTATGAAAGACGTGCAATTATCGGAAGCTCGTGCATTTTATGGGTTTCAAATTGCAATGGAAAACATACATAGTGAAACATACAGTATTTTAATTGACACCTATATTAAAGACAAACAACATCAAAATAAATTATTTAATGCAATTGATACATATCCATGTATTTCGAAAAAGGCGTCTTGGGCAAAAACCTGGATTCACGATACAAATAGCACATTTGCCACACGACTGGTTGCATTTGCATGCGTAGAAGGCATTTTCTTCAGCAGTAGTTTTGCGTCGATTTATTGGATTAAAAAGAGGGGATTGTTACCAGGTCTCACGTTTTCCAATGAACTGATTTCGCGCGACGAAGCCTTACATACGGAATTTGCCATATTATTATACACGAAATTGACGCACAAATTACCTCAAGAAAGTATTCACCAAATCATAAAAGAGGCCGTTGCAATTGAAACTGAATTTATTACAGAAGCATTGCCATGTCGGTTGATTGGAATGAATGCAAAACTCATGACCCAATATATTGAATTTGTGGCAGACCGTCTATCACTACAATTGGGATGTGATAAAATATACTTTTCTGCGAATCCGTTTGATTTTATGGAACTTATTAGTATTGAATCCAAAGTCAATTTCTTTGAAAGGACAAACTCGGAATACGCATTGGCCAACAAAGAAATCGACGAAAACGTGTTTGATTTTAATGCGGCATTTTAATTTGCTTGATGTAAATGAGTTTCGTCGTCTGTATTTTTTATACAATGTGTATTTATTAGTGTGGTTGTTATATTATTGTTTACATATTGCATTGGTGTATTTGAATTGCGCAAATCAGAGAATGACGATGGAGTAGATGCATTTTCATTTGATTTTTGTGGATTTGAATGATAAGACAGCCTATTTTCAAAAATGTGTTCTGACATTTTGTATATTATATATTTATTATTTGTTATAGTAAATATATAATTCAAACACAATATTATATAATTATTTCATGCTATCCAATATAATAAGTTGTTGATATATTATTGTATAATGGAAAATCGAATGATAGAATACCCAGTTTTTATTTGATAAATAATAAGAGTTTGATAAATAATAAGAATACAATGAAACAAACACTACTGGTCCGCTTATAATTAAATATGGAAGATAAACCACATGATTGAATCCATTATATGCAAATATGACACATGACAATTTTGAAAATACTAAATCTAAATCTCGTCGCCATGAATATGTCGGTTTTCTCCAATAGTTTACAGAAATAATTGCTATAAATAAAGATAATAATGAAAGATAATATAGTTTATACATATATGCATATAAGGATGGAATCATAAAACAAGATGAAGATAAAACTAAATATTTGGCGATTTCTGGCGCACATACATATTTTTCGTTTTCTTTACACATTACAAATTTATATTACAAAATTTTTATGTAATTTTTTATATAATTTTTATTACACATTTGCACATTTACACCTTTTCTCATTCAATACGCCCATTCTGGGCGTAAAATTGAGTGAGAAATGTAGTCACCTTTGAGCATTTTTAATGCAAAAAGGTGTAAAACGCCGATTAAATAAATGCAATAGAAGCCCCAATGCTAATTAGAAGATGAAAAATAGAATGACAAACTAAATGCTCATATGAAGACCATTTTTTGTTTGAATTAACGTTGCTATAATAAAACATAATTGACGATATGAATAATATTATTAAAAACGCAAGTTTTATTTTGTATTTGATATCTTTTATAAGTAAAATGTAAATAGTAAACAATATATATGAAATTTTAGCGAGAATTCCATCATAAAAATGAATTAAAGAATTCTTTATTGGATTTAACCAAAATAAAAATGATAAAAAAATGTTTGTTAGTAATAACAATGCTAAAATAATTTCCCAAAATGTTTTATTTTTATTGTATAAAAAAATAATAATCGGAAAAAATAAAAATAAAGTTGTTATTGATAAATAAAAATTATTCATGAGTTTTATATTATTTATATACTTTTATATTATTATATTTTTACACTTTTGCACATTCAAAATGTACAAAGGTGTAATGAAAATGTGTAAAAATAATTTCTCTTCCTTTTCCTTTGCTTTCCTTCCCCCACATGCCGACCTCAAATTATACAGTATATAGTTTCAACGTTCGTGCACTTGCGTCCGCCGCATCTACATATTTGGGCATCCAGAAATACGGAATAACACGGCCATTTCCTTTATAGTATTGTTCAAAAATCTTTCTATAATAAAACTGTTCTGCAGTAAGAGGCGGATTATGCATATTTACAGATTTCATATTTGGATGCAATGCACATGACATCATATACACGTTTTTCATACACTCTTGTGCACCAGTATTTATATATTTTGCATCTTCTTTTTCAAACAATGCATTACAATGATCCCCAATGATTTGATATAATGAACGTTCTTTTCCGGAAACGCCATCACTAAATGCCTCTTTTTTACGAAATAAGATTTCATGCGGCAATAATGGCAAATTTTTGCTGTTTTTAAATAACTCCGGACTAAATGCGGTTCGCAATAAATTCTTTTCAATCATATCCGGTGCATATCGAATATTTACCGGAATTGACATGTAAGATTGGACAAAATTGCGATCTAAATACGGTGTTCGCGGTTCTAATCCATTTGAAGAAATACTTCGGTCGCTTCGCAATACATCAAAATAATGTATGTTATGTAATAGACGCCGAGTTTCTTTATCAAATTCTAACATGTCCGGCGCAGCTTTCATATACAAATAACCGCCCATTAGTTCATCGGCACCGTCGCCATTAAAAATGACTTTGGCATCACTATTTTGTGAAATGTGTTTTCCAATTAAATAATTACCAATGCTTGCACGAACACTAGTTGTATCATACGTTTCTGTAATATATATGACTTCCGGTATTGCATTTATAAAATCGTCTTCACTTAATATGACTTCAGTATGAATAGATCCAATATAATCCGCAACTATTTTAGCATATTTTAAATCAACGGAATCTTTCAATCCAATGCTATATGTATGCACTTTAGGCAATCCATGTTTCTCGTGAATATCACATACTAATGCCGCAATAATACTGCTATCCAAACCGCCGGATAATAAACACGCAATGGGTCGATCCGTGTTTACACACCTTTTATCTACCGCTTTACACAAATTATATTGGACTTCACGCGCATAATAATTAAAATCGATTGTTTCTAAGTTGCTATACAATGGGTGCATATTTACCATATTCAAACTATTATAATAATGACTTTCAAGCAATCTCCAATATCCAGATACTTCTGTTCCCAAAATGAATTTAGAAAATGTGCCTGGTTGGAATTGTTGAATGTTATACATATTATTTACATGGCTATCATTATTTATTTTATGTTGTAGTTGAACCAGCATTTTCATTTCAGATGCAAACCCAAAAATATACCTTTTGTCACTATTATATCCATATGATAATAAATTCGGTTTCATAATAAATAACGGACGAACCCCATACGGATCTCTTGCAATGTAAACCAAAGACGAATCATTAGACAACCGGTTGTCTAATAATATAAAGGCAAATACTCCGTCTAATAATTTTAGTGTATATTCAATTCCGAATTTTAAATATAAATGAATTATAATTTCACAATCGGAATTGGTCTGTAATGAAACATCCTCCATACAATTGTATAATTCTTTGTGATTGTAAATTTCTCCATTACATATTAATACAATATCACCTATACATATGGGTTGGTTCGATACATCATTTAATCCATTAATAGCCAATCGATGGAATCCCAATTGTATGTCATACCCATATCTATCAATGTGGGTATGTTCAGGACCTCTAGATTGTCCTTTGTTGAATGATTCTACGATTTCACTGTTTTGGAAAAAACCGTCATTATTTAAAATTGAAAAAATACCACACATAACACTATAGAATTATACGTAATAATCTTTATGTATTTTTGTATATTTTTATATATAGTCAATATATAAACATATGCTATCGTCAATTACAACTCCCACAAATTCTTTAGGTATCAATAATAATACAAAATTCACTCCGAGTCATAAAAAAACAATGGATGTTGTTTTTGTTCCAGAAAATATAGGAAACAAACAAATATATTCATCACTTGTATATGATGATGAATTGAACAAATATATTCCATCCGAATTGACTACTACCACAACACCGGTTCCTATTGTGTCGCCGAAAAATATATACGCATTACCGGATGGACCCACTTCGCAATTTTTCTTTGGGGTTATTACTACAATCGGATTATACATTGTATATCGTTTTATTGAAAAATCAAGATAATTTAGACCCCCCCTTTTACTTGGATTGCTTATTTACTTTGTGCTCTGGCTTTTATTTACAGATCGACTTGTTGTGCGACGCGTGTTTCGTTTTTGTCTTAATACGATAGATGCAGTTTTGCGGTTCGATTTGCTTTTTTTATCATATTTGAATCCACCTCTTTTCGTGTTCCTTTTGTTTCCGTTTTTCCGTCTTACGCTTCTTGTGTTTTTCATATAATTTATATATTACATACAGAAAATATATAAATTTATTTTGAATCGTTTTTACACGTATAAAATAATTATTGTTTGTATCTCTTATACAACTCAAGAGCAACTAAACCTCCAAATACTTGAGATAGTATGTAGGGTATTAGTTCAGCAGTTTCGATTTTACCGGCGGATGCCATTACAATTGAAACCGCAGGGTTCATGTGACCTCCGGATATGTTGCTTGCCAATAAAATCACTAATGCCAATGCAGCGCCAATTGCAATAGGATTACCTGTTGCTAAAATTATGTATACAAAAAATAATGTTCCAGAAAATTCTGCTAAATACTTATACATATATTATTTTAGTAGATTTTTTTATAATTTGTCCTATGAATAAATAATATTTATTGGGTCCGTGTATTATAATTCAATAAAAGACTGGTGCGCCATTATAATTATAACGTGCCTTTGCCGGAACAGTTGCACCTCCACTGCGAACTCGATGTTTGGCATTCCGCACTACATTTATATCCGTATTTGTAGTAAATGAGATCGGCACATTGTTTGCATTCAATGTTCCATTTGCAATTTCATTTACGCGTCGATTATGTGTGATTTGCGAAGAATCGCGATTGGCTTGTCCTCCATACCATTTTTTGTTATTTCCAATTGTATCAAAATAAGACTCTACATATTCACGTCTTGGTATTGAAAAATTGCTGTCACCATTTGATGTGCTGTCTTTTTGTGGCATTGCACCTTTTGTATTCAAGGTTCCGTTATTTATATTTTGAATTGCATACATAAAACGATACATTATATATATGTGCTATATATTTTGTAATTGAAATTTAACTTCGACGAACCGCCATTAAACTTACATATGAACCATTATGACTGTCTCCTCCAAATCCAATATCGTTGTAGTTATGATTGACGGCTTGTTGTTTTTTGAATTTGATATAATCCGATGAATCGCTTACATATTTAACATTGCATACAGATGCAGGAACACCGGTGTTATCACATGCAGATATGATAGAACCAATAATACCTTTGTATCCAGGACGAGATGCATTGACTTGGTTTGGTCCTCCGCAAACGTAATTCTGTCTTCCTAAAAAATCGCCTAAATTATTTACCGCACGAAACGGAGTAGTTACACGTTTATTTCCATTTACTTCACCAGTGGCATACGCAGTATTCCATGATTTTACCAGTGTTTTTCGCATTAACACATTCTCGCTTGATTTATAATTTGTCAAAGTTTGTTTCGGTGAGATTCCATTAAATCCACCTCCTAGATTTGCTCCGTCTAATGACATTATATAGAATTCAAATATTAAAAATCCAATAAATATGAAAAAATATGAAAAATATAAATATATAAAAATATTGAAAAATACAAGAAAAATGCAAAATTATAATATACAAATTCTTATATGTATTCTTCAATTGAGGATTTCAATGAATTAACACTGAATTTAATGACAAACAAAGTCTATTACAACGAATATTTAGAGAAAACAAATCCAAATAAATTCAATGAATTGCAAGAATACAAAAGAAAATTAAACAAATATTCCAATAAAATATTAAATATGACTAAAGAACTATTTGAAAATCCGGACAAAGTATTTAATACAGAAACAAATGAAATTTTTATTGAATATACCAAAGTATTTATTCGATACCTTGAAATGAAAGAAGTCGAAAAATCCAATGAGAACTCCGCCGAGTTTGAACACAATTCTCACGAAGACGACGATGTATTATTTGATGAAAACAAAATGGAAAATACATTGATACCCAATGTTCAATGGAGTAAACATCGAGTTAAAAAAATGTCAAATAGTAAAATATAACATAATTATATATGAAAAAATACATGAATAATTATACGAAAAAAGCTAGAAAATCAAATAATAAAACTTTTAAAATGATGAATTGTAGTCCAATACACGAAGAAGAACGAATTAGTAAAAACAGTTGTTATACGAAACCGGTTTTGATAAAAATCCAACAAGAATACAATAAGCATCATCCTACAAGTCCAATATACGCGTCGAATTCGATAGATTTGTGGCATAAATTGAAAAATCGGTTTACTTCATGTTCTAAAGAAGATTGTTGGTTACAAGAAATAAAAGATCCGAGTGTCCGAAAAAATATAGACGAATACATTTTTGCACCAAAACACCCACCAGAATGGAATGATAATCCAAACGAATGGTTGTCGAATTTTGACATTCAAAAAGTGTTGGTGCAATATGAAAAAAAATATAAAAAATTCATTATATTGGGACCGACTACAATTGATTTTGATAGCAAACCGGCGCAATTGAATTATAGATGTGTAGAAGAAAGGTTGTGTAAATTTTCACTTGGCGAATATATTAAAAAAGGGAAAACAAAAATCGGCATAGTATTTAATTTAGACAAGTTTAACGAAGACGGATCGCATTGGGTTTCCATGTTTATTGACGTAGATGAAGGGATTATATTTTATTTTGACAGTGCAAATGATGAAATTCCAAATGAAATTAACAATTTAGTAAATCGTATAAAATCACAGGGATTAAGTCTAAGAAAACCGGTGCATTTCAAATATTATGATTCGACAAATGCACACCATCAAAGTGGTTCAACCGAATGTGGAATGTATTCATTGTTTTTCATAATTACAATGTTAACTGGAAAAACCGAATTTAATAAAAAAATGACAATGAAAGATAAAATAAAACTGTTTACTAAAAAATCAATTCCGGATAAGTATGTAGAAAAATATAGAAAAATATATTTTAATGGCTAATTGTGTCTTTATATATGCGTTGATCCATAAAATATATATTTATATAATATAATGAAATTATCAAAACAAAAACAATATAATAAAACACGCAATTCTAAAAAAGTAAATGTACACAAATCTACCTACAAAAAATACGCTGGTAGTAAATCGAAAATGGGTATTAAAAATAGATTACGCAATCTACGTGTAAATAAACAATCTAGAAAAAATAAAGTAAACAAGGGAGGTGCAGAAAAGGGTGCACATGAAAATAACGACAACCAAAATACAAAAATTATACATATAGATGAATCAAAATTGACACCGGAAGAGATTGCCAAAATAAATGATTTTTTGGAAAAAGAAGAATACAAAAATGTTCCAAATAAACCTGATGTAGAAAATCCAGGAATAATGTCAAAATTGAGTGCATATGTAAATAATCCGGAGTTTATGAATTATTTAACATTAAATAATGTTTTTGATAAGTTTGAATCATTTGAAAGTCCTAAAAAAAATGTGAAAATTGTATTTTATCCATCGAAAAACAAAAAAAATAGTTTAAGAAAGTATCCATACTTTAAAGTACTGATAGAAGATGGTAATACAATATATGATAATATAGACCAAGTGGATACCATGATGGCTTATATAATAGATCCTAGTATAATAAATCGAGATAGCATGTTTAAACGCTCAATTGATATTAATATTGAAGACCTTTCAAAAATAGTAGAACAACAAATTGTGGAAGCCAACAAAAAAAATGCAAAAAAAGAAAAGGACAAGACAAACGGAAATGGAAAGGAAAATGAAGATGAAGATGAAAATTAAAATGACAACAATATAAAATATTTTACGCTTTTTATTATTTTTGTAAATAAAAATAATAAAATATGAACTACATAAAAGTATTTTACTAATAAAATAAAACATGCTATCGCAAAAATATATAGACCACAATAATCAAACTATATTATGGAATACTATAAAAAATGTCGATTTATTAAATGAAGTTTTTGGAAACGCAGAAAATATGAAAGTATCATGGTTCAAAAATATAATTGAATTTTTTTATACGTCGATGCCCAAAAATACCGTATATGAATCCGGAGTATTGGTTGCCAAAAACAAAGAAACAATTGCATATATGATAGATAATTTAAAAACAATAAAAAACACAAAAATCAACAAAAATATACATGCTATCCAATCGCCACCATCTAATATTCAAAACCAATTTGTTGGAAATAATAGTCCTACATCTTCTATATATTCGAGAGACGGCACAAATCGAACAAACGCATTTTTGGCCAATTTTTCTGAACGACAAAAAGAATATGAAAATATGATTAAAAAACCGGCACCCCCCACTGAAAACATATTTGAAGACAAAATAGAAGATAGTGTTATTTCTAATATGGATGAACTCATAAAACAACATATGAAACAAAGGGAAGATGAACTCTCCATGTATGCGATGCCGGCTCCTCCTGGTACATTGAATCAAAGCGAACCAACTGGAGTTCAAGTATCTCTAAAATCTCCGGCACCTAGTATTGGGTTGACACACCCTGTAGAAACCGGCGAAAAAAAAGTAATATGGGCAACGGACGTATTGAATGCAATCAATGAATTGAAAAATGAAATGGCGGAAATTAAGAATCTATTATTAGAGATTAAAAACACACAAAAAATAATATAAAAATATACAAGATAAAAATACATGCTATCTATTGGATTTTATATTAATTTGGAATATAGAATAGATAGAAATGAACATGTGTTGGACGAATTAAAAAAAATCGGCGTTAATTTAGAACGGTTTAATGCAATCACATGTTCGGCCGGTAATATTGGATGTTCGATGAGTCACATAAAATGCATTGAACTTGCAAAAGAACGCAATTATCCACATGTGTTTATTTGTGAAGATGATATTACATTTACAAATCCGAATTTATTAAAAGAAAATGTGTCGAAATTTGAGAATTTAAACATAAATTGGGATGTGTTAATTATTGGCGGAAATACATTGCCTCCGTTTGACCAAACTACTGATTTTTGCGCAAGAACATACAATTGCCAAACTACAACTGGGTATGTAGTAAACTCGCATTATTATGATACATTAATAAATAATTTTCGAGAAGGAGTAAATAAATTATTGAAAAATCCGTCTATGAAAAAAGAATATTCAATTGATATGTATTGGAAAATATTACAACAAACAGATCATTGGTATATTATAACACCATTAACTGTAATACAATATGAAAATTACAGCGATATTGAAAATACAATTACAAATTATTCACTTCAAATGTTGGATTTAGACAAAGTGAAATTCTTCGAAATTGTAAATAATATGAAAAAAATGCAAATGAAATTTTTATAATTTTTTACATGCTATCGTTTTTTTGATTTTTGATATTTGTGTTTGACATTTTATAATATATAAAATGTCAAAATTTTTATGGGACTAATATATAAAAATGGAAAATGGACGAATGATGTTGTTACATTCCGTAATAATTGGCGTTTTGTTATACATTTTTATGGTTTTTATACTTGGTCAAAAACAAGCTGTTGCTGAAAATCGAAGTATTTTAGTTGCGGCTTTGATATTGGTGTATATGATTTTATTTGGACATGGATTACCAACCTCAATAAATAAAGATTTGTTATAACCCCTTGAGGAATGGAAATGGATCAAACACTGTAGTTTACAAACATTCTGGGCAATAATAATTACATTCTTCAAAATAAACACATTCTTGACACACATACTCTTTGCATTTAATGCACTCGGCAACCTCTTCGCAATTATAGTATATTTTGCAAATAATACACATAGTTCTCATTTATGTTTATTATAATAATACAATATAATAATTTTTAATCTATTTTTATATGCAATTATTTTGTTACACCCTTGAATTCTAATATATTTCAATTTAGCACATATTATATAACATATATGATTTGAAAATAATGTATAAAATGCATCTTCTTTTGGATTTTAGTATAAAAATTATAATTGTAATATAAAAATATAAAAATATTGAAATTATTATTTTATGAGTTATAAAATAATAGTTGCAAGGTACCAAGAAGATATTTCATGGTTAAATCCAATTATGGATGATTGTGTCATTATAAATAAAGGCGAACCTTTAAATATACCTAATGAAGTAATTACCGAAAATGTGGGTAGAGAAAGCCATTCTTATTTGAAATTCATTATTGATAATTATGATAGCTTGCCGGATATTAATATATTTACACAAGGAAATATTGAAGATCATCGAGGCACAAATAGTATACCCTATTTATTTGAATTGGGTAAACAAGCGCATATATATGGTAAATCATTACCGATTACGCGTCATGAAAGTATTTATTGTAGCAAAGTTGACAGCGAATCCTATAGTAACAGCAATGTATGGAATTTTAAAATATCTAGAAAATATGATTCGGCGTTTGATCCGGCATGGAATTATAACAAAAAAACAAACAAATGGTATTTGGAAGACAATTATTTAAACAATATTCCCATTAAATTCATTGAATGGTTTACTCAAAACATTCGAAAAGATTACCCAAATCCCATTTATATTTATAATCATGCCATTTTTGCCGTCCACCGAAATATTATATTGAAACATCCAAAATCGTATTATGAAGAACTTTCCAAACAAGTGGATCATCATATAAATAGCACAGAGGGACATTTCTTTGAAAGATCGTGGTTTTATATTTTTGAATAATGTATTATGATAGAGTTCTTCAAGGGTTTAATTCTTCAATTGTAAAAATGACGCCAATACATTTTTATTTTTCTTGGCGTATTCTTCATTTTTCAAATTCGACAAATGTTGTTTTGATAGCATGGATTCTTTTATTTTGGATTCTTGTTTTAATAAATATTGTTCGGCCGCCATTTTTTCCATAGGACTCAATGGTTCGCTATTTCGAACACGATTGTAGTGTTCCACCGAATTGTATTTTGGCATGTTTTTATACTCATTTTCACTTACTGCAATCAGCGTTTGGTCTTTATGCACTTTTCTTAAATCGTCATATTTGAGTTTGCCAAAAGGATCGCTACATACATATTGGTTTTCATTTTCATCGTCGTCGTATAATGCACCACCAGTATTTTGTTTTAGTTCTTGCACCCCATTATACATTACAACTGCAGATGTTGTTTTCTTAATGGTTTCAATAACATCGCCCATATTTGACAATGTTATCGATTTATCAATATTATATATTGGTTCATCGGAGGAAAACCATTCGTTTTTATTTATTTTTTTCTCGACCATATTTTGTTCAAATAATTTGTTGAATTTTTTATTGAAATCTTTTTTTGGAATATTATTTATTTGACATTCGATATCTTTTTCTGTAGTTTGCGATAATTCTTCGGTTTTAAATACTGAATACACCGGTTTTTCACTGGGAACTGTTTTATTTGTTTTTTGTGTAGTTTCGTAATAATTTACAATATGATCAAATGCCTTTTTATAAAATAAAAAATATTCTGGGGGCAAATTTGATTTATCCGGATGGGTCATTAATACTCTTTTTTTTGCTTGCTTTAATTCATTTATTGTGATGTTATAGGACAAATTAAATAAATCCAATAATTCTTTGAATGAATACATGGCAATATCTAAATTGTGTGTTTTTGAATTCATAACTATTTTATATAATTATGAATTATTTGTTTTTATTTTTATTTTTTCGATAGAATATTTTGTTTATGATATTTTGATTATTTTGAAAATTGTATAATCAAAATAACCAAAATTATATAATATAATATTATATAATGAAAGGTGGCGCAAAATTAATCGAAAAAAATGGAGAAAAGCTATCTGGTTTTCAACCAGTTGAAAGAATGATTTCAAGCAATAGTGCTGTAATTAGTTTATTAACAAATAGTTCATTGAAAGGATTTATGTATAGATTAAATGTAAGTGAAGATGATACATATTATAATGGTTTAAGTGAACGAGGAAATCGATTTAGTAAGCCAATTACTGATTTTATATTGAAAATAGTTATTATTCGAAAAAAATCAGATGACAATCTTGGTAATTGTGAGGGAATAGACAAAGCTAGCGAATCAAATATGTCGTTTTTTGAAGAATCCAAATTACAAATGAAAATATGGAAAGAATCAATTAGTGGCGGTTTTCCTGAAATATGTCCCTCAGTTGCAAATTTAGCATTATTTGATAATGAAAATTCTATAAATTTTATTGAATGTATACAAAAAAAAGAAATATATGGAAGTCTTGGATATAATATATTAGGTTGGATTGTAGAAAAATTGAAAAGTCCTAAAAATAAAGTAGGCGTTTTATTAATGCCCACTGTTAATAATTCAACAACGTTTTGGGATTTTATACAGGTTCCTGGACATGATGATATGGTATATTATTTAGCTGCCCAAGTTGTAAGATTATTTATTATATGCAAAACAATTCATTTTGATTTGCATGAAAATAATAGTTTAGTTAAAAATGGTAAAGAAAGTATAATTATTGATTTTGGAAGAGCATCTGATTTAGCAAATGGAGAAGATGATGAATATTTAGGTGCCCTTCAAAAAAAATCAATCTTAAAATATTCGAATATACTGTATAACGAACTTATAGGAACAAAACCAGGTGAAACAATTGATTCGTTTAATGATCCTATTGCTAAAAATACATATATGTTAAAAGTTATTGAATATATTTATAATTTGGATGTAGTCAAAAATAGGGCATTGTTTGGTACTGGAGTTATACAAATGCAAGGATGGAATAGTCGAATTAACCCAGATGAATTATACAAAGCTTTTGATATTTTGAAAACATTAGTTTCAACTTCTGAGGTTCACCGTAGTAAACGTACAGTCAAATCAATGACAGAACACGGCGAACTTATCAATTTTGATGATATTGATACGTTTAAAGTTCCATTTGAATGTAATGTTCAAACTTCACCAAATGAAGGCATGGTTGGTAAAATTGTAAGACATGGTAAAAATTTGTTTTTTTGTGTAGCAGGTGCAGCCGCTTGTTATTATATTGCAAACTCCGCAAGTTTTTTAGGAAAAAGTGGCGGTACATCAAAACGCAAAATTAGAAAAAACAAAACAAAACGAAAATACAAAAAATAAATATGCGTATTTTGTGTAATAATTCGACAACTTAATAATTAGACCCCTAAACTAAAATTACAAATTCCAAAAATATTATATATATGAAATATTCAAAAAATCAAAAAACAAGCACGATAGAAGAAAGATACCGGTATTATAGAGAACTTCAAAAGAGAAAATCTGTTGGGATTTAAAAAAATAATATTTTAGTAATATATAATGCGTTGTCCAAATGGTTATAACCAATTCCCTCCAAAATCCGGAAATTGTGTTAAAAAAACAGCATCAGTTAAAAAAACAGCATCAGTTAGACAAACAAAGAAAAGATGCCCAAAAGGTTCAAGAAAAGATAAATCAGGAGATTGTCATAAAATTGAAAAAGAAAATTTTTCCAAAAGAAAATCACACTCAATCCCAAAACCCTCTATCATGATTGCCAAATTCTACAACGTCGCCAACGATATTTTCTCAGGATACAACAAAAACGGATTCATTCTTCCTAAGTACAATAAGCCCAAGAGTCGAGTGAAAGAAATGGTGCAAAAATATATTGACGAACAAACCAAAATCAATCCTGGAGATATTCTCTATGTTGGCAGCACAAGTGGTTCGCGTCAATATGAGAACGCATACGTCATTGTCAATAACGAAAGAAAAGCAGTTGGATACCGAGATTCTGCTGTTTATTTACCTTCCGAATATCGTGATCAAATCCCTGAAAAAATCTCATACAAAGCTATGCTTGACGAAGAGTTTGACAAAGTATCAGAAGCGTCGCCAGATGACGAAGCATATGGGTTTGGCATGGATTTCTTTGGTGCAGCGGATGGAGATATCAAACAAGCTCGGCAAGATGTGATTGCCGTGCTTGACGCGAAAGGTATTTATTAAATAAACAGGTTCTCACAACATCCAAATAATCTTTCCATAAAATGAACATAACTGTAATGTCGGTTAATAGAATTGTTATCATACATGTTTTGATAAAATATTGTTTTGTAATTGTCCTTCAAAAATTGCAATGCATTATCAATGACACTTTTTTTTGTTAAAAAAATTGTCCCAGGAACAAAATAATCACTATTTTTGAATAGATCTTTATATTTTAAATATAATAACTCATTATGTTTATCAAAATCGTATTTCATATAAATTGAATTAATAGATGAACATTTTTCAATTTTCTTCAATAATAGTGTTTCTAAATTTGAATTGAATAAAAAATTCAATGATTCATTAAATAAATATTTGTATGATTTTGTGTGAACTTTTATAATATATTCAAAATTATATTTATTTATAATTTCATCATACATTAATAACGATGGTGTAATATCATTACCAAATTCGTTGGATGAATAAATAATGTAATTTGTAAAATATTTTTGTATTATTGGAAGTGCAATAGTAATTAATTTGTAATTTACGCAAAATGCCAAAGAAAATGTTTCCAGATTACGATAATGAATTAAATATTTTATTATAACATCTATACTATCTACCGATCCAATAAATAATAATATTAATAATTTATTTTCAGTGAAATTATTATTTTCAATTTCTTGAATACACAATTTTTTGTATGTATCATATGAATATGATTCAATGTGTTTCAAAAAATCTTCTAGTTTATAAAGAGTATGTTCATATTCTATCCATATATAATCATTTTTACATATTAATATTTTGATAGCATCATTAAATAAATTATACAATTGTTTTGGATGAAAAATATGGTCGTTATGATTATGTTCTTTTATATATTTTACAATTTCATCATCATTATAATCGTGTAAATTATATCCCTGTTTCATAAATTTGATATCAAAATCAAATAAATTGCTATATTTTGGTTTTAACCAGTCTGAATGGGAATCTAAAATAAGGTCATTATTTGAGTTTGCAATATAATCAGTTAATGTATTACGATCCAATTCTGAAATGTTCATAATAATATTTTTATAAATACCCTTTATATAATTACAATGAATTATATTATATTCACTTCTCCGCCAAAAATAAATTCAATAAACTAAACAATATAAAAATATTTTACAAAATTATTAAAATGCCATATTATTTAAATAGCATTGGATATGATGATGTAAGTGAGCTCGATGATTTTATTCAGATTTTAAAAGACAATAAAAATATCGTGATCCTCAAGTTCACCGCAACGTGGTGCGGACCGTGTGCCCAAATCAAAGATTATGTGGATGAAAAAATGAATCAATTGCCGGATGAAGCTACATGTATTATATTGGATGTAGATGAACATATTGATTTGTATGGAAGATTAAAAACAATGAGACTTGTAACTGGTATTCCGTCCATGTTATTATTTATATATAAAAATACATCTTTAATGCCGGATGAAGTTGTAATTGGAACAGATACAACTTCAATTGATTATTTTTTTCAAAGGGCGCAATCATTTTCAGAAGCTTTTATTATTGAAAATCAACACACAAAATCCTCAACTTGAACGCCCATTTCATATATTGTTTCTTTCATTTTAGTGTCGCTTTTCCAATAACTAGTTATATCCACAGAAGAATTCAAAAATAGTTTCAAAGGACTTTTTGTATTTGAATTATAAAGTTCAACCAAATGTGCAAAATCGTCGTTTGACAATATTTTTTTACGAAATTGCGATGAAAATATATTTAAAATACGGCTATACATTAAATATATTGGTTCTCTCATAGTATATTTAAAAACCAAATTATACGTGTATATATTATATCCATACCATTGGTAAAAACATTCGGCATATTTGTAGACAGATACTTGACATATAATATTATATATTATGTTTGGCATGTCTTCTTCTATTTTACATTCTATTTTATTCGGTCTTATGAATCGAATAAAATTACAAAACATAAGTTGATTTGGATGAAAATCGATAGCATAGAAATATTGAACCAAACACACTGTGATTTCTTCAATGGATATTTCTAGATTATTAAATAATATGACATTTACATTGGAATCATCGAACAATTGCGTTTGTAATTTGTTTAGAGTCGTATTTTCATTTTTAGAATAATCATCTATACTTATACATAATATTTTGGTAGATTCATTTCTGACTTGTAAAAAGTGGGGCACTATTTGTAAATGCGAGTTTGTTGGTATTTTTGAAGACTCGATTTGGAAATGATGTTCATTTACTTTTGAACCGTATGACACATATATAAAATCATAGGGTTTGATTTGATTTGATGATTTTATTTTATCTAACAATAGAACTGGACTGCTTATGATCTCAATAGATGACATTGATTATATGGATTTGAATTATTTATAATATAAATATTTTATATTATAAATCAATTTTTTGTTGTTTGGATTTTTTGGATTTTTCAAAATTAATTTTTTCTTCGTTTTGTTTTTTTATTTTTGTTTTTCGAATTTTTCTTCGATTTTTTATTTTTCTTTGATTTTTTCTTACCTCCAACTTTGTTTTCTTGAGTTTCAGCCGGTTGAGGAGGTTCCTCATTTAATTGTTCTTGTGGCGCAGGTGCGGATTCTTCTGCTGGCGGCATTGACGATGCTGGTTCTACTGAAGTCGGAGGTTCTACTACAACAGATGATTGCGCAGATTCCTGTGTTGAACTACTTGTATTTTCATCTCCAGTATCTGTAATTGATACATAAGCTAATACTAATGTGGTAATACCAACCATGCCCCATGTTAATAAAGGCACTTCGGCAATATTATAAGATAAAATACTTTGAGAATCCATATACATATTATTATATTTTTTATTGCTCTAAATCTTACAAATTTACCAATCTGTAAAAATATATCCTTCATAATTTTTCATTAAACCTCCCTTTTTTATTTGAATTGGTTTAATCTCCGATTTACAATCCGAAATTTGTAGTTTATCATAAACAGTATGGTCATTGTCAAGCCCATTTGCCTTGTTTTCTTCTAATTGTTTTTTGAGTTTTTCCAATATATTTTGCATTTTTATATATTTTTTAATCAATGCTTTGTCATATTCTTGTATACTATCATGTGGGCGATTATCGCACCCTTTTCTACGAAACAAATCATCATTTTTTTTTGGAATATGCACTATATTAAAAACTTCAATTGGAATTTCTTTTGATTCAAACATTTTATTATTTGGAATTAAATTAGGCGAATTGTCTTTCATACATGTTAAACGAAGTTGGCGATTTAAGAAAAATCTCGAAATCGATTCTCTAGTATTTACATAAAATAAATTTATTTTGAATAAAAATCCTAACAACAAACCGAGTTTCATGTGTTATATACTTATATAATAACATAATAGTTTTTATGTTATTATAATTTATTTATTTTAGGATTCATATAAAATTTGTAGGTTTAGGGGAGTGAAATGTTACATTACCCATTAATCGCGAATATATAATTTCTTAGCCTTTCTTTGTTTGCTCGACCATTTTTCTTTAATATCTCTAGATACGTTTCCTTTCATATGGCGTTCGTATTGTTCAGGTGAATCGAAATATAGAGTTAATGGGCCTTTATCATTTGGACGACTTCCACATGCATGTGTTACTTTGAAAAATAGATTTTCCGCATAGGATCCCACCTTATAGGGTAAATGAATACCGGTAATTGCGTTTCGAATATGTATACCAGGATAATTTTTAGTTTCATATACTTCTACATTTGCATTTTTGTATTTTCCATCATCGGTTTGTTGTTTATATTTAAATTTGAAATAACCGCTATCCATATTTTTGATTTGACTATTAATGATTTTCTGATTCAATCGGTTTGTATCTATAGTAGATGCATCCGTATCGCTAATTGAAAAATCTTCATAGGATTCGCTTTCGTAAAATTCAAGTTCGTTGTACATGTTTGATTTGTTTTAAAACTCTAAAGTAATGTAAGTGTTTTATACAATGTATATATCAAAATATTTATATTGTTTTTTAAAATAAAATAATATCTTGTATAAACAAATATTTAGGCAAACATAATAATATAACTATAAAATATATGCCTACACGGAAAAATAGAACTTTAAGAAAACAGCGCAATAAAAGCGAAAAAACGACTTACGGAGGAAGCTCACCTGCAAATAGCAAAAACAAAAGCAAAAGTAAAAGCAAAAGTAAAGATAGTAAGGAATCGATAAAAAAAGATATAGAAAAACATATAGAAGATCGCAAAGCGGCGGATGCTAAGTATATTAATAAATACGGAGGACAAAATGATCTTCAAGAAGAAGAAGAAAAAGTAAACGAAAAACAACAAAATGATGTTCAAGGTGGAAACGAAAAACAACAAAATGAAGTTCAAGGTGGAAACGAAAAACAACAAAATAATGTTAACAAGGTCGAACAAGTTGTTGGAGGCAAAACATGCAATGGGTATTGCGTTTCATGCAAACGCAAGCGTACCATGAAAAGTTGCAAAAATAAGAAAACAAAAAATGGAAGAAATATGCTTTCTGGAGTTTGTGCAAACTGTGGCACAAAAATGGCTAAATTTGTTAAATAAATTCAACAAATAATCATTTATCAAAAATAATATATAATATTGTAAATCTATATAATATTATATAATTATGAATTTTAATTATTTTAATGTAAAAAAATTATATGATAAATTTGTCAAGAAAATAAAAGGTGGACAGTCGGAAAACGTAAATAAAGAACAATTAAATGATTCGCCCATTATTTCAGAAACACCTAATGTTATTACAAATAATGAAGGTAGTGTTGATAGTAATACAAATTCGGCTACATCAGTTGATATAACAAATTCCCAAAATGAACCTTTACAACAAGAAACTTTAGTAAATGATTCAGAGCCACGAATTGAAGAATCTGACTATAATATACAAGAAGAAAACCAAACACAGGTATCGTCTAATGAACCTATGACCGAAAGACCGGAAACATCTGAACTTTCAAATGAACCTACCGAAGAAACTGCAGGAAATGAACCTACCGAAGAAACTGCAGGAAATGAACGTACCGAAGAAACTGCAGGAAATGAACCTACCGAAAAAACTGAAAATTTGAATCCAGAATCCGAATCTTTTGAAAACTCCAATGTAGAAACACCGGCATCCCAATTTGATATGACAGAAAATACATCCGATCAAAATCAATCTACTGAAATTCTACCTGTAATTCCAGCAATAATACCAAATAATCAAAATGAACCCTATTATGATAGCATTCCATATACATCAAAAAATAAAACATACAATTATTTGAACCGAGATAATCTCAAAACCACGTTTAGTGGGTTAACTGAACGAAATACAAACCCATACACCATATATTTATGCACATATACAATTATATTAAATCAATATTTACCTTTTTTCCAATATTGGTTAATAAATTCAAATAATACATCTTATACATTTCCAAGTTTTGAATTTACATTGCCATTACATCCAGTAAATCCGGAAATCGCAAATGAATTCAATGAAAATGAAAATCAAAGTTCAGACGAGGATTTATTTACAAATGCATATGAATCCGAATTAAAAAAATATTACGGAGAAAATATTCCAAATTTCAAAGGATTTGTAGAAAATGAAAATGTCATATACATAATATTCGAAGAAAACAACCATGTTTTATTAGATGAATATAAAGCAACATTCAAACCTGCAATATTACATGAAATAATAAATTTACGCAAAATATGCAATGTAAATATAGACGAATCTGTATCCGCCTTATTTAAACATGAATATATTGCAGATATTTACGACGAAAATGAAAAAATAGTAGAATATCCATATTTGTTATATTTATGTCAAGGTACCGAAGGTGTATATTCTAATTTGAAAAACGCGGAAAATGTTGAAGTATTTATTCCAAATAAAATATTACATTCATCACTCGGATATTGTTATTTGTTTACTTCCAAACTATTGGACGAAAGTGAAACAACTACAAAACGATTTGTGGTGTTTATTGAAAATACGTTGTATATTTTAAACAAGTCGGTTTCGCCAAATAATTATCATTTATTTGATAATGCCGAAATCGAAGAAAATAAAGACGATCCGGATTGTAGGAATTACCAATATTCAAGTATATATTTCTGGGAAGGCAACACTCAATTATGGGCACTTTATAGTTTAAAATATTTTTCCGGATTGTAATATCATATAAAATAACAATAAATCATTATAAAAATATACAATACAATAAATAATATAAAATAAATGAATTTATATTATTTATATGCCTGTAAAACTCATTTCTTATTCCCAAAGCGAATCAAATTCATCATTACTTGATTCGATAGCTTTTTGTGCAAGAGTTTCAAATCCGGCAGGTCAACATAATACCGAAACAAATGAACGTTTATTAAAATATCTTATTAAAAACCAACATTGGTCGCCGTTTGAAATGGTATCCATATGTTTGGAAATTGAAACAACTCGCGATATTGCCAGACAAATACTACGCCATCGTTCATTTTCATTTCAAGAGTTTTCGCAAAGATATGCCGTCGCATCCCTCGGATATGAAATCCGCGAAGCTCGTTTACAAGACACAAAAAATCGTCAAAATAGTATTGAAACAAATGATACACAATTGAGTTTGGAATGGGAACAAAAACAAGAAGAATTGGCAGAACATTCAGAAACCATATATCGATGGGCAATTGAAAATGGTATTGCAAAAGAACAAGCAAGATCTGTTCTTCCAGAAGGTATGACCATTTCTCGCATGTATATGAATGGCACATTGAGGTCATGGATACATTATATTCAATTGCGATGTTCAAATGGCACCCAGAAAGAACATCGTGAAATTGCATATTCATGTGCTTATGTAATTTCGTCCATTTTCCCAATGATACTTGATTTTGTTGAAAACGCAGATTGTATAAAATTGAAGGACAAAATATTATAATGAAATATATATAATTACAATTGAATATATAATAGAACGCGCAAAAATGTTTTACGGTAAATTGAGAATCCAAGAAATTTTCGTGTATTCCACCAAATTCAGTAAGTTGACGGAAAATTGCCACAAATCAATGTATGAATTCATTCATTCCATAAAACGCAATGAAACCTTGTGTGTTGATACCAAAGAGTATATATTGTCAAACCTTACAAATGTATATACTTTGTCGGCAACTTACACCAGCGAATATGAAGATGAATGGAAATACATTTTGAAGAAGACTCAATTTGAGAAGTACGAAGAAAATGGGGAATATGTGATTGGCTACATGATTATAAATCCAAATATATCAGGTAAGGGAGTTGATTTCATTGAATTCATAGATACTAAAATTACACACAACAATTTGGCCACATACATGATAAAAAAATACGAAGAACGCCACTATTTAGAAAAAAAACAAGATGTAATATGTCTTCCACATGCTATCGATATATATTCTAGTGATTTTTGGAAAAAATATTTTGAAAGAGAACATTACATCGAGACGATGAAAGATATGTCATGTTTGATTCAGAAGCATGGTATTAGTTCTGTGATTTATTGGAATCCGTTGTTTGATATATTATTGTAATTACAAAAAATACAAAAACACAAAAATCAAAAACCAAAAAATACAAAAATTATAAAAATGCTTGAAATAAATAATAAATAATATAAAAATGAAACATAATAAAAATGAAATATATAAAAATATATTATAACAAAACATATGGAAAATACAGATAACGATAACATTGATAAATTTAAAACAATTATATTAGATTTTATAAATGATTTGTCCACTACATTTCCAGAATACGTTCTGTTGTGGGATAAATGGAAAGATGCAAGTGTGTTAGAATACCAGGAATTGTATACCTATTGCATATCTGTTTATCCTGAACGTTTTTTTGATATTCTCTATCAAAATGATGAAATATTTAATGTAGAAAATGAATCAAACACCTTTTTTTTACCCAATGTCGATTTTAAAATACTATTTAATTGTGAAAATGTAAGTGAAAAAACCAAAGATACCATGTGGAAATACCTTCAACTAATATTAATTACCATTGTAAATCGTGTAAATAATAAGTCGTTTTTTGGTGAAACCGCCAATTTATTTGAAGGCGTTGACGAAGAATTATTACAAGAAAAATTAACAGAAACAATTGAAGGATTAACGGATTTTTTCAAAAACACAAATAGCGAAAATGACAATGATGAAACCCCATCTGAGGAATACAATGAAAATGACGATGATGCGTCTTCATCCAAGGATTCCGGATTTAATGGATTTTCCGATTTTGGAAATATGGGAAACATTCACGAACATTTAAAAACGCTCTTTGACGGTAAAATTGGAAAAATCGCCAAAGATATTGCCGAGGATTTTTCAGAGGATATTATGGAAATGTTTAAAGGCGATGAAAATGTAAAAGATACAAAAGATATTTTCAAAAAACTCATGCACAATCCCAAAAAACTCATGGACTTATTTAAATCGATCGGAACCAAAATCAACGAAAAAATGAGCTCCGGTGATATTTCAAAAGAGGAAGTCATGAAAGAGGCCAGTGAAATTATGAGCAAAATGAAAGGTATGGGAGATATGGGTAAATTTGAAGATATTATTAAAAACATGGCAAATATGAAGGGATTTGGTGGCAAAAATATGAAATTCAACGCCAATGCATTTAACCAAATGAAGTCTTCGTTTGATCAACGTGAGCGTATGAAAACTAAGTTGGAAAAACGCAATGAACAGAGAAAACAAGAATATGTGTTGGAAAAGAAAAACCAAGAAGGTAACGGCGAATACGTTTTTAAATTGCCAGAAGAAGGATCACAACCCAAATCTCAAGCGAAACCTGCAAATCACGACAATTGGCTAGATGAACCTGTAGTCCAAAATAAAAAGACGTCAAATTCGGAATCTACAAAACCAAAGAAAAAGAAAAACAAAAACAAGAAATAAAAATTTAGAAGATGTGAAAATATATAATATTTATATAATGAGTATTTTTAAATATATAAATTTTCCAGTATTTATAATTAGTCTTGCAATTGGTTTATTTTTTGTCTACGTATTTGACGATGACATGCGAACAATTTATGTATATCCTACACCTGAAAATGCGGATTTAATACAATATAAAGACGCAACAGATACTTGTTTTTCAGTGAAACAGACAAAAGTATCATGTCCATCAAATTCCGCCGAAATTTCGAAAATACCGGCACAATCATAATATTATTATGTTATCTTATCTTTTCATATATTATTATATAATATATGAACGTTAAACGATTGTTAAATACTTGGTTAGGACGATTTTTTATATCGGTCTTATTGGGATTAGGGTTGGCTACATTATTTAGAAAAGTTTGTAAAGACAAGAATTGTATTGTTTTTAATGGACCGGTAATTAGCGAAATTAATGATAAAATATATAAACACAACGAAAATTGTTACAAATACAATGTGGAATCTGCAAAATGCGATAAAACCAAACGTATTATTGATATAAAACCAAAGGCGCCTTTAGAAGAACAACCACCCCCCAAAAACGTTTTTGAAGCAAAATAATACGTTTATAATATTTAGTATATATGTTTTATATTGTATAATGGAACAAATATCAACTACACGAATACAAGATTTACCTGAACATGGTCTCCCTGTAAATAATGGAAATGCGTCTTCTCAATTTGCGGATTCAACTGGATATAAACCAATTAATGTGCATCCAAATCCATATGGTATAAATGTGCAGTCACCAGGTGTGATGCCAAATCCAAAACAAGATACAAATTATACGTTGCCACAAACAAGTCAAATCCAATATCCGCCGCAATTGGTTGTATCCCAAGGACAGGCGCAAGCACCAATGTATATTCCTCAAGGTGATTTACAGCAACCTCAATACAAATTGCCATCTAGAGATGTAGTGGTTGATTCTTCGCAGTATATTCAAGACGAACAAATCAAAGCAAATTATATTCCGGAAGCCCCTTCAAAATCCATAAATGATTATGTGAAAGATTATGAAAAAGAATTAATAGACAAAAACAAAAAATATCAAGAAAGCAAACAGCGCGAAGAAACTGCCAGTTCGTGGTTTGATGAATTTCAATATCCAATATTAATTGCCGTGTTGTTTTTTTCCTTTCATTTGCCGATTGTAAATACTATGATTTTTAAAAGATTTGATTTTCTATCGATATATAATCCAGATGGGAATTTCAATAGTGCAGGATTATTATTGAAAAGTCTACTTTTTGGAACAACGTATTATTTAATTGACAAATTCGTAAAATATATTAGTGTGTAAAATACAATAATAAAACACCACAAAATGTTTATACAAATAATTATATAAACATTTGATATTATTATACTATCATGAAGATTCAAAATGATATGAAACTCGATTTTACCGATGTCCTGATTTTACCCAAACGGAGTGAATATGGATCTCGTTCCGAGGTTTCTTTAGAACGCACCTATAAATTCAAGTATTCTCCTTATACATGGACAGGTGTTCCCATTATGGTAAGCAACATGGATACTACCGGAACAATTGAAATGGCGCTTGAATTGCAAAAGTTCAAAATATTAACATGCTTACATAAATATTATAGTGTAGAAGATTTATTGAACGCAAATTTAAATACTGAATATTATGCAATATCCACCGGAATTGGACCCAGAGATTTTGAGAATTTAGATAAAATAATGAGTGTAATCAATCCAAAATTCATTTGTATTGATGTGGCAAATGGATACATGTCTAAATTCATTGAAAAATGCAGAGAAATCCGTGAAAAATATCCAGACAAAATATTGATTGCCGGAAATGTATGCACCCAACAAGGCGTATTAGAATTAGTGATGGAAGGCAAAGTGGATATTGTAAAAGTCGGTATTGGAAGCGGAAGCTGTTGCACCACGCGAAAACAAACCGGTGTGGGTATGCCGCAATTAAGTGCAGTAAGTGAATGTGCAGATACTGCACATGGATTAGATGCCCATATTATTAGCGACGGTGGATTACAAGTGGTTGGTGATTTTTCGAAGGCATATGGAGCCGGTGCGGATTTTGTAATGAGCGGTTCTATTTTTGCAGGACATTTTGAATCCGGAGGCGATTTAATTGAAGAAGTCAATGAAAATGGAACTACAACTAAATATAAAGTGTTTTATGGAATGAGTTCCGAAACTGCAATGAATAAATATAGTGGAGGTGTTGCAAAATATAGAAGTAGCGAAGGGAAAACGGTTAAAATCGAATACCGCGGAAAAGTAGAAAATACGATTTTAGATATTCAAGGCGGTATTCGATCTACTATGACATATATTGGTGCCAAAAAAATAAAAGATATACCAAAGTGCACTACATTTATACGTGTAAATCGACAACTCAATCAAATCTATAATGGAAAAGAAATCTAAAATAATATGGATTATGATTTTTGGATGATTGTATTGGTATTGTCGACAATAACACACCCAAATGGACCTCCGCCATTTGCTACACTATACGACGCAAGATTACATGCATATGCTATAAGGTCTGTTTTATTCATATAATATATTATAGTATATTATATAATTTTTATTGACTCAATATAAAAAAGAATTTTGTTTTTGACTTTTTTGTAATTTTTTAATTTTTTGTAATTTTTGTAATTTTGGATTTTTATATTTAAAAAATACTTTTTTTGTTTTATTTATTTTTGGCATATTTTTTGACATAATTTTTTTGTCATTTTTCATAGAAGGATTATATTTTAAAAACCACATTTCATATTCTTTTGTATTTTTTTTTGAATTTAATTTTTTAAACATTTCCGCCTTTTCTGCGCGTATTTCTTCCAATGAATGTTGATGTCCAATACAATCATTTCCAAACCGTTTTAATAATCCGCTTTGGTCTAATCGATTGGCCTGTTCTACATCAAACAAAAACTTGGACATGCACAATATTTGGTCTTTAAAAAAGTATTTTTTACCAGTATAAATAAACGCCAAATACAAATTCAACATGGTATCGAATGTTGCAACTTTGATTTGTTTTTTATTTATAAAAATGGTATTGTAATTATGACATGCAAATGCCTCATAAATAAAAGCAATGGTTTCATCGCTCACTCTGATTTCAATATGTCTAGGAACCAGTTCTCCAATTGCATCATGAGGAATGGATATGACATTTTTAAATCCATAACTTATAAGACGTTCTTTAATAATTAATGCAGATCTATCTATATCTTCTGCAATTACTTCAAAATCCGGTATTTTCTTTACAAGATGTATTCTTTCTTTTGGCATATATTTTGAATACAAACTTGTTGCATATCCACCAAAAAATACGACCCCTTGTTCAATAAATGAATCTCTTACTAAAAAATATAATTTTTCAGAATATTCATCATTTTCAATATCTAGTTTTCTTTGGAAATCGATTTTGTTACAATCAATACTTGGTTCCAATGGAAAATGTTCATTTAATATAGTAAGTCGTTTAAACACCTTTTCCCATCGTGATATATCTCCATGCGGTCGTGATAATTCCAAATACATTGCCATACGTAAATAATTCACAGGTGCATAATGAATGCCGGCAATGGTTATCGAATCCTTATATAATTCATTATATATGGTTTTATCTAAATATGTAATATCCGCCATTGGAATGAAATTGACAAATACTTTGAATGTTCCCATATGCATTCCGGATTTTGCTTCAACATCTGTATAACCTTCACTGTAATAAATATCAGCCAATTCTTTTGCATCTTCTAACGCATTTGGGGAAAAGAAATCGTAATCCGGAATATCGACGTCCCTATCATAAAATTGCGCATATACTGGTAAAATGTTGTTGATTGCAGTTCCGCCATAACATACTAATTTTTTGCGTATTAAGAATTTTTCTAAAATCGAAATCATTTTTTGAACGTCTTCACTATTTGCAAATTTATTTACATTCATTTTTTCAATGGTATCGATTTCATGACGCAATATTGCCAATTCGCATTCATTAAATGTCATATTGTCATCGCAAATTTTCGTTTTATATTTATGTGTTTTATTCATGTATAAACTATATATATTATACAAATAGTTTATTTTTATTTTGTATTACGATTTTTGAAATAGTATACTAAATTGCATTTCGTTGGATATATGTGTTTTCCTTTATATATTGCATTGCTTGACTTAATGGACAAATGCCCAGTTTTAAAGCGTTAAACATTTCTTCATACGCCTGTAGTTCTCCGTCATTTACATAAAACATCATTGGAACTATAGTGGCGACACCCATTGTTATGAGTGAATATGAGGAAACATTTCCTTTCATATCATTGTTTGGAACAACTTCTTTTATACTTACACTATTTGTGTTTAAATCGTCCACTTTTTGTAGTGTAGGCAGTCCAGAATTGACCGCGCTTGTATAATAATTTTTGGAAAATTTGATATTTCCGGTTGTCATATTTATTACGTTGTAGTTGTTATATAATGCATAATCCGGAATTTGTTCAGGGTCTAATATAATAATGATTTTCCCCATAATTTCGCTTAATTTTGTAGTAGAGCTAACAGTACCTTTATGTAATTTATTTGCAAAATATGATTTGACAAGACCCATTACGGATGTGTAAAATGTCCTTTTGTCCACATCTACGTCATTTTTTATTTTCAAACGGAGTTGTAAAAATACAGGGTCTAAATAATTTGGCGAAGCGGATGCTGTAAATGCATTGTTAATAATGGGAACTAACATATCTCCAAATGGAACGCCTACATATGATCCTACGTTATTTGAAATGTCTTTCATTTTCGATGCATAATTTACAACCGGCGATCCATTTTCATTATATACTTCATAATCAAAAAACCGAACGCCCCTAGATAATAAATCCGAAATTGCATTGGGATTTATGTAATTTCCAGTGAATCCGCTATTGTAGGAGGCTTTTATACAATATTGGGATAGTTGTAAATTGGCAAAATTGGGGGATATGCTTGCAATATTTGATCCTGCTTTTTTATTGGAAAACGATTTTAATTCATCGGATGGACTGTATATTGTAAACCCTTCTTTATTTGGGATTTTATTGAGTTCGTTAGTTCTATATTCAATGCGTTTAGTAATCAATCGATAAAGAATATAAACTGAAATCAGAAAAATGATTGTAATTAAGACTTTTCTTATTAATTCCATATATATCTACTATAAATGAATATAATAAAATAATTATATAGAAATTATACATATATAATAATGGCAGGAGGATTACTAAATATTATATCAGTCGGAAATAATAATGTAATTTTAACAGGAAATCCGACAAAAACGTTTTTCAAAGTAACCTATTCAAAATATACGAACTTTGGATTGCAAAAATTTCGTATTGATTATGAAGGATTAAGAGATTTAAGAAGAGATGAACAATCTGTGTTTAAATTTAAAATGAAAAGATATGCGGACCTATTGATGGATACATATTTAGTGGTTACGCTTCCAGATATATGGAGTCCAATTTACAATCCATGTGCAAATACTTCAAATACATGGGCGCCATATGAGTTCAGATGGATTCGCGATTTAGGCGCACAAATGATTAAAGAAGTATTAATTACATGTGGGAATGTGACATTACAGAAATATTCCGGAGAATATTTGTTGGCAATGGTGGAACGCGATTTTTCTCAGGAAAAGAAGGATTTGTTTAACAAAATGACTGGAAATGTTGCCGAATTAAACGATCCTGCAAATGCTTTTGGTCGGTCAAACCTATATCCAAATGCATTTTATACATCAGACGCCGCCGGCGCGGAACCGTCGATTCGTGGGCGCAATTTATACATTCCTATAAATACATGGTTTACTTTAAATAGTCGATGTGCATTTCCGTTAGTTTCATTACAATACAATGAATTGGTAATTACTGTAACTATGCGCCCTATTCGCGAATTATTTCAAGTGCGCGATGTATTTGACGCGCCCAATAATTATCCGTATGTCCAGCCGAATTTTACACAGCCGCAATTCAACATGTATGCATTTTTACAAACACCCCCTTTTGATATTACACAGGCTACTAATTTTACACAACAAATCAATACGTGGAATGCGGATATTCATTTGTTATCTACATACTGTTTTTTATCTAAAGATGAGGCCGCATTATTTGCAATGGAAGACCAAGTATATTTAGTAAAAGATGTATTTGAATATGATTTTTTAAATATAACTGGCTCACAAAAGGTCGAATTAAAATCAACCGGTATGGTTTCGAGTTGGATGTGGTATATGCAACGCAATGACGTCAATTTGCGAAATGAATGGAGCAATTATACCAATTGGCCATATCATAATTTGCCGTTGGATATAATGCCGGCAAGTGGAAGGGTAGAATATAATGGACAGCTCGTGTTGGGTCCAGGAAAAAATCCGTCTACAATTTCATATCCGGATGGGCAAAATACTGGTTATTTCTATAGCGGCACATTTAGTTCGGCAAATCAAAAAAATATTTTAGAAACAATGGGAATATTATTAAGTGGAGATTATAGAGAAAACATATTAACACATGGAGTGTATAATTATGTCGAAAAATATGTAAGAACACAGGGTTCCGCCAAAGAAGGATTGTATTGTTATAATTTCTGTTTAAATACGAGCCCATTTGAATATCAACCATCCGGTGCTATTAATTTAAGTAAATTCCGATTGATTGAACTCGAAATTACAACAATGGTTCCAAGTGTCGATCAAGTAAACTCGTCATATGATGTAATATGTAATCTAGATGGACAGCCAATTGGTATCCGTAGTACAAACTGGAAATTATATGACTATAATTATAACATGAAATTGTTTGAAGAACGTTATAATATATTGTCTTTTATTGGTGGAAATTGCGCAATGTTATATGCAAGATAATCTATATATATATTAAATGACAACCTCTTGGAAAAAAAAAGAAGAATTTAGTATATTTGGAAAGGAAAATTACAATAAATGCAAGTCGGATAATGGATCAGTCTCTAAAAATGGGTTTACAAATTTTGTAAATTTTGTAAAAATGGGATTAGGAAAAATTATTTATGGCGTAGAGGCGCCGTTTATTTATACCGATCGAGCAATTACATTTGTATTGTTGAATTCGCTTTATCTAAATACAAATTGTGTGAAAATCAAAGACATTAATACATTAGCCCATATTCAATCTGATCCAAATGTACTGAATGGAAATACGAATGATGTTCAATCTAAAATAAACCAAACCATTACTGATATTAGTAATAATATACTATTAATTGAAAAAGAAAATAACAATATAAAAAATTACGAAAAAAAAAAAAATTCTTTGATACAAGAAAAAAGCAATTACACGCAAAATGTAAAAGCAGTAAGTAATGAAGCTGGGTCCTTGTTCAAACAAGATGATACTGAAAAGAATTATGACAAACAAATTGATGAACAAGAGAATCTAATTTTTGAATCAAATAAAAATATTAATAAATATAATGAAAAAATAGAAGACTTAAATAGGAGTTTAAGTGATTACAATACACGATTATATGCAATTAATGTAACAAAAGAATCATTAAATGAACCGCCACATTGTAAAAAATTACGTAAAGAAGTACTCGATGTATCAATAATGATCAAAAAACAGATTTACAATATACTTGGTATACCATTGGTTCTATTTATAGCGTACAATATTTTTTTTATATTATGCTGTAAAGCCCCTTATGGTAATGGAACAGAACCGGTAATTCCAGATGTTGAAAAAACAATAACCGGAAAACAAGGAATTGCAGAAGATTTTGTAAGTGGTAGCTATTATATGATTGAAATTGTTTTGAATGCAGTATTATATCCATTTTCCATATTAAATGATATATTTGTGTATTTACGTAGTTGTTTTGTAGATGATAATGATAGTATTCTTGCATCATCTAATCCAATTAAATCCAACCTAACATCAATAAATGAAACCTATCCATTAATTATATTTTTATTTCTTTGTTTTTATATTTTCACACTTTATAATAGTGGACTATATTCACAACTATGGAATATTACAATATATGGAACTCCCACTAAAACTCCAGTGCGAAATACGGATGGGTCAATTAATATAAATGATTCACAAACTGCAGCAGGTACTACAGAAGACAATTATAATTATGCGGCGATGATATCCTCGTTTGTAATTGTATTTGTATGGATCGGATTCGTATTTCGTTTTCCTGGAATTATTGTAAAAACACTTATAAACACATCTGGTTCTATGTTATTGGCAATTGCTGCATTTATTGTATTTTTATTGTGTACAATTGCACTCGCAAGTAAAGTCCCATTATTTATTATGATATATTTATTGATTGTGTCATGTTTTTCTTTTTTATATCAACCAACAGATAAAAATTATTTCTTTTTTGAATGGTATTTCAAAGATTTTATAAGCCATATTAGTGACATGATGAATGCGTTTAATCGAGAATATATGGAAAAAAAAGATGGTAAATTTACAAATAATGATATACTTAACAGAACAATTAATTCATCCGGTATGTTCGGTATTGTAAATGATGTTATATACAAAGCAATATATAAACAAAATATGGTTGGAGATAAAGATTGCGAACAACTCGGTTTCTTTCAAAAATTATATAATTCTATCCAAAAAGGCATTTTTTCAAATATTTTTGAAATATTATTTATTTTGATTTTATTGTACGGTATTTTTGATTATATGAAAGGGTACGCATATGCAAGTGAACTCCCATTGGTATTGATGATTTTGGTTATATTGAATATATTTTTTATTGCATGTTCTGGTCTGTCGATTTATGTAAAACATTTAATACGAAATGATATATTAGATAGTAAATATGGCGAATTATTGAAAAAAGAAGCCTCTGAAAAAAATGGAGGCATGGATAATATGGCATCCGATGAAACCCCAAAACCGCCGCCACCATAATAAAATATTATAAATAAGCCAATAAAATAGTATAAAGTATATAATAATATTATAATATTATTATATGCCAAAAGTAGTTGCCCATACTCCTGTTTTGAAAAAAAAATTCAATCCGTTTGTAAGTGTATGCACACCTACATTCAATAGACGCCCATTTATTGAAACTATGTTTGAATGTTTTCGAAATCAAACCTATCCAAAAGATAGAATGGAATGGATTATTGTAGATGACGGAACAGATAAAATTAGAGATTTGGTAGAAGCCTCTGGAATTCCGCAAATAAAATACTTTGAACTCAAAGATAAAATGACATTGGGCGCAAAACGCAATTATATGCATAAACAAGTAAAGGGGACTATAGTGGTATACATGGACGACGACGATTATTATCCACCGGACCGCGTAAGTCATGCGGTTGAAATGCTGACAAAACACAAGGATGCATTGTGTGCCGGTTCGAGCGAATTATACATTTATTATAAACATATACAACAAATGTATCAATGTGGTCCATATGGTCCAAATCATGCAACCGCCGGAACATTTGCATTCAAAACGGAATTATTAAAACAAACCAGTTATGAAGAACATGCGTGTTTGGCAGAAGAAAAACATTTTTTGAAAAACTACACTATTCCATTTGTGCAATTGGATCCATTGAAATCCATTTTAGTATTTTCACATGACCAAAATACGTTTGATAAAAAGAAGTTGATTGGGATGTCACATGAATCCGTATTTAAGCCATCGGATAAACCGATTGAAATGTTCATTAAATTTAAACACGAAGAAAAGATCAAACACTTCTTTTTGAATGAAATCGAAGATAAATTGAAAAACTATAAACCAGGTGATCCTTCAATGAAACCGGATGTATTGAAACAAATGAAACAGATTGAAGACGAACGTGCACAAATGATGGCAAATCATAATATGAATATGAATGGACCTATTATGATGAGCAGACCAGGCGAGCCGCCAATTGCGCTTACAAGTCAACAAGTTGTTGAATTGGTGGAATTTCAAAAACAAACAATTGAAACGCAAAACAATAAAATTGTGGAATTAGAAAAAATGATTAAAATGTTGCAAAAACAAATTGTGTTTAAATCCAATCAACTAAATAACATGAATAAATTTATAGAGAATTTACAACCACGAAATGGACTATCTAGTGAAAATCCGCATGTTGAAAATATTCCGGTTGTAAAAGAAAAAGAAACAACAAAAGCTATCGAAAATGAAATAATATTTGATATTCCAAAAAAAAGCGAACCTATGTATAAAATATAATATAACTGATGTTTTACATCGTTGAAGAATTGAATCAAAAATATAAAAATATAATATATAAAAAATATATAATATATACAACATGATTTCCCATATTAGAAATAATTTTGCTAGTATAATTGGAGGAACAGTGAACAATGTGGTAATACAAGATATTGAATATAATCCAGATGATCTGTTTATTGCAACGGATGGACGTGCAGGCAAACCCTATTTGTTAATTTTCAGCAATGGGACGACCTTTCAATTTCGCCAATTTCAAGAAGTAATAAACACTTGTGGAATATTTATACCGGCAAACGCGTAAAATATGTAAGGAATGTGGTAATCCATGCATTTGATTGATTGCAAATTATATATTTATTGTGTAATTATATTTATTATGTATTTTATGTAATATATAATAAATGAAGTGCGTTCTAATTATTTGCGCTTTTTTACAACCATAGATACTAAATTATAAACAACATACATTATAAATAAAACCGCAATAATTACTACTAATAAATTGAATAATTTCATAATATTGCAATACATTGAATCATCTGTAGATTTACATTGAATGGTTGTTCCAATCATTCCGAAAACTCCACTTCCGGCAATACCGCCACCATTTGATAACATCGATGGAGATGATGCGCTTCCTCCTCTTTTTCCCATATAATTTATTGTGATATAATAATTTTATATATTCAAAAATTATTATAGTTGCATTTGACACGTTTATTATTTCTTTTGTTTTTTAACTCGAAACACTAAAATATAAATAATGCGTAATATAATCATCAATACTTCAAGCACAATTAACCCAACAAACAATGTAATCAAATTGCAAAGCATAGGATTATCTTGACATAATAGGATTGAATTGTATATACTGTTAAGATCGAGTGACCTTATATATTATTTTTATATTTTTACAATTCAAAATCATCACTGAAATTATCTTCTAAACATGCGTTTTTTTCTTTTTTCACATTTTTATCTAAATATCTATAAATACGCTTAATGTCCAATTTATTAATATTGTAATTTTCAAATATTTTTTCAAAATTATTCATTTTTTCAATTTCATTTTGAAAATTTGAACCAAAATGTAGCCTAAATTCTTGAAACATGGATATTAAATCCTTTTTGTCAATATCTAATTCTTGACACAAATTATAAATAAATAAAATATTATTGTATTCTGTGGAATATTTTGTAAGCACTTTTGTAAATCGAACATCATTGGTTTGATATTTGTTTTTGTATTCTGGAAATGTGTCATGATAGATTTTATTATTGTAAAATGTTTTCATCAGCGAGCTCATTTCGTTAAATTGCCATATTTGATTTTGAAATGTAATTCTATCGATAAAATCCGCATAACACATGTTATCTAATATTTTCAAATAAAATGGTATAGATGTATATTTGTGAACATTTGAAATCGGATCTATTATATTTTCATGCCACAATAATGCAACAATTGTTCTATCGGTTTCATTCATACATTTATTGTGATCATCAATTGAATATGAATTATTAATGAGCGATTTTGTAATATGTTTTGCATCTTCATTATACGATTTACATTGGAATATATTTTGAATAATTTCATTGTTTAACATTTCCGGTTTTTCTTTGAATATTTTGTATATGAAATTCAATTTTCTTAAATCGCCTTCACTATACTTTATTATTTTATTGTATAGGTCTTCTGTGATTCCTGGCATAGTTCGATTTAATAATATTTTGATTTGAAAATTAGAGGGGCTTTTCAATTCGAATGTATTACACACTTTCATTAATTCTTTTATTTTTTTGTCAATATAATAATTTCCTATGCAAATAATGGGATTCAATGTATAATTTTCGAGTTTTTGTTTTTTGGTTTTCTTTTGTCGAATTAATTTAATTAGCGCAGTAATTCCGCCTTTGTCCCCATTGTTCATACCATCAATTTCGTCCATAATTATTGCGATTTTTTTTGTATTTCGATTCATCATATCCAGCACATTTTTACTAGACACATTATTACTTGTAATTGTATCGATGAGTGATTTGTTTCGAACATCACCTGCATCGTATTTAATAATATCATAATTCAGTTTTTTTAATAAATTGTATACAAATGTGGTTTTTCCACAACCAGGTGAACCATAAATATATATGCCTTTTTTAAAAGATACATTATTTATATTTTTGTCAAATGACAATAAAATTTTTGTAATTTCATTTTCAATATTTTTTCTATCAAATATTTGATTTATATTTTCATAATTCATTGTTTATTTACATTTTTATGTTTTATTTTTTATGTTATTATAAACGAATTTATCTTCCGAATTTACTGAAATCGGAAGTTACTGGCATGTAATTTGACCCCTTGGATTGGAGAGCTCCATAATAAGAATAATTGTCTACTTTTCCAACATTTCCGCTTTGGTAAACTGATCCTCCTGGTTGGTTGCCAAGATATCCGGTATTATTTCGATTATTGTCTCCGCTATATTTTGAATTGTATGTATTTGAATTGTATGTATTCGTGGATCCTGTTTTTGAACCGCCTTGATTATTGTTTACAACTAATCTACCAGAAGTATCTGTAATTAATCGACCAGTGCTATCCAATGTATTTCCTACAAATCCACCTACGCCGGATACGGTTTTATCCACGAATCCGCCGACACCAGTTGCGGCTTTATCCACGAATCCACCGACACCAGTTGCGGCTTTATCCACAAATTTACCCACACCGGACGCCGCATTACCTACACCTCCTCCGACATATTCTAATCCTTTACCTAGCTTACCTGTAGTGTCCGTTGTAATATCTACAACATCTCTTGCAATGCCTTGGAATCCAGCACCAAGGGCAAGACCGCTAATTGTAAGACCGCCTCCGAGTGTATCTGGGTCTGCTGTTGTTGCATAATTTCCATAATAATCGGCAACTGTCATGTTTTTGGGTGTGTCTAATATAATATTACCAGCGGCATCAGTTCCTACTATACTTGATTTATTTAATACATATTTATTTCCACTTGAGTCTTTACTTGTAGTTGATCCAGTTGTGCCGGAACCGCCATTTCCTCCACAATTTGTGCATACCCCAGTGGATGGACAACTTGGGCAACTTGGACATACTGGTGGCACAATTTGTGTTTTCAACAAATAGTCTTCTGATAAATATTGGTTTCCACTCAAATCTCTTTTTTTGAAATACCAATACCATTTACATGCCATGTCATCGCCACATTTTAATTCTTCTGGAACTACGTTTTTACATCCAGGTGTTGTAGGTGCAGCTGTGGTAGGAGCACTTGTAGTGGGTGCAGCTGTGGTAGAAGCACTTGTAGTGGGTGCAGCTGTGGTGGCAGCTCTTGTAGTAGGAGCTTTTGTAGTAGGAGCTTTTGTAGTAGGAGCTTTTGTGGTGGGAGCTTTTGTAGTAGGAGCTTTTGTAGTAGGAGCTTTTGTAGTAGGAGCTTTTGTAGTAGGAGCTTTTGTAGTAGGAGCTTTTGTAGTAGGAGCTTTTGTAGTAGGAGCTTTTGTAGTAGGAGCTTTTGTAGTAGGAGCTT